TAAGTTCGGACTGTGTCCCGCCGTACACGTCTAGCTCCGCCAAATTGGCAAGAATGGTGTCAACACACTCCAGGAACAGATCAGACTCCCCAAGCTTGGACATGGGGTGTCCCCAGTCTACCTCGTTCCATCTTAGCAGGGCGTTCCAGAAGGGACGCATCTTGTCTTTTACGCTACCCTCGGAAACATCCGACCCGGTAGACTTCCAATGGTTAGAGTACATTTCGAAAAATTTTTGGACGAGTTCACCGGACACACGATAGTATCCGTTCTGAGGTACCGTAGGGTCCTCTCTTTTATACTGTTTCAGAAACTTCTTGGGGCACTCCCAGTACGTCTTGTACTTATGGAAGTCGAACCGCATCTTGGAAAAATCAGGAAGACCGCTCATTGGGCAGATACCTTGGCTAGATCTTCACGAGCTTTGTTGATGTAGTACATGGTTCGGTTGTAGATTTTCTTATCAGTGGGTACGATGGCTTTGAGCTCTTCCTCCTCACTGGCGTTACCATCGGTAGCCGTCGAGGATCTCTCAATCTCTGCTACATACTCAGCCGTTTCCTCTTTTTGTTTGGCTATCTTTTCTTTTGCTTCCAAATCAAAAACTTCTTCGGCGGGCCTCACATCCAGTAGGATCTGCTCTACCGACCAGGTCACGTTCCCGTCTTCTTTGGTTATCGTGACCAAAGCACACTTAGGCTTACGAGTAAGGTTCTCATCACCGTAGTCCCCACGGGACAAGGACCCTACGTTGATGAACGTCTGGCGGTCCTTATCATAGCTTCGGTCTTCCACGCCATTATCAGGGTGGTAGTGTCCCAATAGGTATAGGTCGTGGCCGGTTACTGCGAGCTCCTCGTACGAGAAAATCTTAGTCCCAAAGAGATCACCACCCTTGGGGCTTGAAAAAATGTGTGCCCCCAAGGTATGCACGTCGGCCTTGACAGCTTCACGTTTTTCAGCGAGCTCAACTAGATCGGGCTCCTCCTCAAAGTCGTAGGAGTCCAGGTGCACCGTTAGGTTACCCTTTTTGAACAGAAGTCCGTTTTTAACCTGGATCATATGGCCGCCCTCCATCAAAACCCCCAGGGGTTGCTCTGGTAGAGTACTAATATCGTCTCCCTGGAGATCGTGATTTCCGGGAACCCCGTAATTTGGTACCCCACTGTCATCGAGAACACCAATAACCTGGGTCACAAGAGCGTGACGGGTGCTAGCCGGCCTCTTATGGTTGAAGAGGTCTCCACCACAATAGGTAAAATCCACTTTGGATTTTTTACCAATATTCATGACCTGTCTTATTTTTGCCAGAATATCGTCACGGTAACTCCCCAGTCGCGAGGGAGGGTTCACGTCCTGTATATGTACATCGGTGTAATAGACAAACTTTACGGTAGTACTCATAGGGGGGCTCCACAAGCTGGGCAGTTTTCAAATTTACCCAGCTCCGCATGAATTTCTTCGTGCTCCGCCGCAGCGCTTAAAAGCTCGGCATGGGCACTCCTGAGTTCCCTGGATGCTGCGTCCAAGGAATTGGTAAGTTTTTCCAAGGTGATCAATTCCTTGAGTAATTCGTGGGGCACTGGGACAGGTTTCAGACTACCAGCAGCCTTAACCCTGGAAAGCCCCTCGTTAGCTTTTTTGAGTTTATCCTCGAGAACTGCTATAGATGCCACTTCCTTAGCTAGGGAAGCCACAGCCTTGTAAGCTTTATCAGCACTAGGTATCTTACCTGCGTCCCTGCATTTGACAACTACCTTTTGAGCGGAGTCCAGTCGGTGGGAAAGATCGTCCAAGTTACTTATTTCCCGAGCTAAACCCTCAGAGTTATTCAACAGCTCTGTGGGATACCCCGGTACTTTTGGCACGGAACTCAAGCTTTCCACTTCCGCCTGACTATCCCTATACTGACGCATAAGCCCGTCCAGCTTTACAATTTCCTTAAGGTCCCCCCCAAGGGGAACCGTGCTGACGGGGGTTAGCTTTACCGCGGGGTGGTACTTTCGCAGGGTAGTAGAATGCTCCTCAAGATCTCTGGTGGATTTTTCCAGAAAGGCCACCTCTTTCTGAATAGCTAGGTTTTGGTCCCTTATCCCGGTAAGTATGCTTTCTTTGATCGCGTACTCCTCGAGGGGTTCGAACTTGCTTAGGTCTTGTTTGGCATCCCTGATGTCCGCCCCACGTACCTTCAGTTCTGCTTTAGACGCCTTAAGGTCTTTTTTGGCCAACTCCACAGCCTTATACACAGCATCTATCTTGGTGACCGATGCGATGAGGTCGGTAGTGCTGTTTTGGCGGGGCTTGTCTATCAGGAACAGGACTTCCAGCTGGCGGGCATACCAAAGCAGATTCTTCTTTCCACCTATGACGATAGGGCCAAAACCTGCCTCGACAATTTCGCGAGGCAGGTCCATAGCGCCTATCTTTTCCAATGTGCGAGTGGTTTCCCCGTCGGACAAGGTGTAAAAGCTATTACCCTCCTCCTTGTGCCAAGCAAAGAAATACTTTCCATACGTGATCCTGACTTCAGCGAACTTTTCCCCGTGGCGGATAAACCCGTCACCGGTTCTATTGATGAAGGCCGAGACAATCGCAGTGATCAGCGCGGACTTCCCAATGAAGTTCTTGCCCAGGAGAAGAGTGTAGCCATCCACTTCAAATACAGCGTGTTTGATGGTCTTGTAATTGAAAATTTCGATTTTGGTGGCCACTACTAATCTCCTAGTACCCTTGCGGGTGCTTAATCGTCCGATTCACCGGGAAGTGATGGGTTTGCAGAAACGGAACTCATGTTGGCAGCCATCTGGTTTAGAAGGTCAGCCATCTCGTCACCCATATCGTCCTTATCGATTTCACCGGCTTCCCGGGCTTGGACGAAGGCCTCTACGTCCACTTCGGGGAACAAGCGAGGCATCATGTCTTCTACAACCTCAGGATGTTGCTCCAGGTGTGCCTTGACCTTGGCAACTCCCTGAATCTTGAAGTTGTACCCAGAGTCTTCTTTGGAGATGTATTCGTACCATCCGGAACCCTTCAGCACACCTCTCTTTATGGCCAGTTCGATGAGCGAGCGGAGACCATCCATACCCTTACCAAAGGTGATGTACACTTCCTCGGATTTAAAGGGCTTGTCCATCTTGTTCTTGACAGCCGTAACCTTTACTACCTGGTCGGATACCACAGAGGTACCGGCCTTACCGGTAATCTCACTTACCTGTGAAGAGGAGGTTTTACTCACTACAGCCATCTGTAAGCGAAGATGCATATAGAACTTGAACGCCATACCACCGGTAGTGTCCGTTTGAGGTCCGTTACCCATCCCACCGATCTTGGCGCGGAGCTGGTTGGTGAACAGTACAGCGGTGTTGGATTTTTGCAGAACCTTGTTGAGGGTACCCACAAAGATACCGATAAGGCGGGCATGGAGTCCGACCTTGATGGCGTCTTCCACATCGCCTGTTAGGAAAGCAGAAGGGATCATGGCAGCAACACTGTCAATAATCACCAGGTCAGGTCTCAATGCGACAATAGCCTCGAAAGTGGCTTTGGCGCCATCTTCCAAAGTGTCCGGTTCCAAATGGATGAACTTGGACTTGTCGTTAATGTCAATACCTAGGCTCTTAACGTAGTGACGTTGGGCACGGAGAGACTTTTCAAAATCAACAAAAAGCACCAGCCCGCCTTCGCGCTGGCACTCGGCAGCTGTCTGTAGGGCCAAAGTGGTTTTTCCGCAGCCTTCCTTACCGAAGACTTCCGCCATAAACCCTTTGGGGATACCACCCGCTCCGTTTTCCCCTAAGCCGTCACCAATGATACGGTCTACTACCCAACTACCCGTGGATATGAAGTCGATGGGGCGATTTATATCCCCCAGCATGGCTTCATTCCCCTTAAGGAATTTTTCGATATCGGCAGCCCGTCCCTTACCTGAGTCGGAAACCATCTTAGTAGCTGCCTTTCCCTTTGCCGTCTTCGCAGCACTTTTGGACAACTTCTTCTGGGGGGCTGATTTTTTTGCTGCAGTGCTTTCTTCAGCAGGGGTCGCTCTTGGCATCCTGGTCTTCTCCTTGATGTGTACTTTCGGGCGAATTGTATTTTCGCTGTCTCTCTAAAATCTTTGTATAGTCCCAGAAGAGTTCATTCTCCCGGAACGCTAAGCCTTTATACTCAGTGGTACCCTTTTTGGATCCCCTGACGTATGTGTGCTTCCCGTAGAAAGCCTTGTAAATCTTGGGACCTATGAGCGCAGCATACTTCTTTGTAATGAGTGCTGCCCTAAGTTCCCCTGCCTCCGGGTGCAGAACGCGACCTATACCTTCTAGGTCGCTACTTTTAAGCGTCTTGTCCACACGCCACTGGTAGTAAATCCTCCCCAGGTACGCCGCATGCATGGCATCCGCCTCGTCGTCTGTGATAGGTGTACCCAACAGATGGTACCTCTCCTGGGCAGCCATCACCATGTGGTTCTTACCCACGTCCTTGGGGTCCTTTGTGGGTATAGATAAGCTCTTTAGTTGCTGGGGTGGGAACGCGATAACGTGAGTTCCCCTGCTGTAGAAAATTTGATGGATAAATTGGTTGAGGGCAAATAGCACCTCTGCCTCTCCATCGCCAAAGTAAGGTTGCTCCATAGACACGAAGTCTATGGAGAACCTTTCCATCAGTTCTTTGATCTGACGTTGCTGTTTGAGCAGACGCAGAGTGACAAAGCCATCAGATACCGTGGTATAGAGCCTTCCTCTTTCTATGAAAGAGCTATAGGGGGCTTCCGTGTCTACGACACAGTAGCCCGATTTCCTTAAGCTGGGGTCTAAACCTAGTATGAAGGCCATGTTACCCTTTAGCCGTCCAAAGAGCCAGCAATGTTAGACAGGTCCAAGCCCGAGGCAGAGTCGCTCGCACTACCACCACCAAGACCCAGGTTTTCCCGGATTTCAGCTTCAGACATCTTGGTAGATATCATCTTAGGCAGGCGTTCGTACATCTTTTTGGAGTTGGCCAGAACGTATTCTTTCAGCTTATCGTTCCCCATCCAGGCGCAATTCTTTTTGGGGAGAACATCAAAGTTCTGATATTCGCCATTCGTGCAGGTCAGGGTAAGGTCCACATGGCCAAATTCCTTGTAGATCTTTTTGAGAAGCTCGAATTGCTTGGCGCTGAAAGTCCATGGGAGCACCTTATCAATCCCCTTGACGACGCCGTCATCCACCCGGTAGACCACCAGGATGCACCCGATGCGCCACTTGGCTTCGTTACCGTCGTAATCATGGGTACAGCACACTTCCTGGCTAGTAGCGGTGGACAAGCATGCCCACCCTTTTTGTAGCCTGTTGCTGTAGTGCTGCTTACCGCCAACAAAGAACTTGTTGGGGTCGTCGTGAGCAAAGCTGACCGTGTAGGTACGGCCCTTTTCACCCTTGAACTTGTCGAAGCTGGTGCTTTTGACATCCTTATTGTCGAATCCGAATGATTCCATGGTGGTATTCCTCTATGCTGTGAAAACGTAAACGTGGGCTTTGGCTTTAGTGTACGTGGTGGTGTTTGGGACGCATCAGCCACCAAGAAGTGCTCCGAGGAGCTCGTCAATACCCGTGAGGGTATCAGCATTTTTCTCGGGAGTACTCGGGGCGGCCTTAGATTCCAAGGGTTCATCCATGGACATGCTCATGTCGGGGACCTTCTCCTCTTCCGTCTCAGCAAAGTGCTTGGACATCTTAGGTTCGGTCGTGGACACGGAAGCCACTTCAAAATCCTGCGTCACTTCGTCGGAAACTTCGTCATTCGACGCGGTCTCTTCGGTAAGTGGAATCTCTTTATCTTCGGTTAAAGATAGGGACGGCGCCTCCAGGGATAACTCCTCAGAGACGTAACCCTCTACCTGATCCGATATATCTTCCTCGTTGAAAAGGTTCCCAATGAAGTCTAGGTCATCCTCTACGGTGACCTCGTCGTCACTGTCGGCATACATATCGAATGCAGACTCTTCACTATTAGTGGGTCTTTCGGGGGTAATGTCCGTACCGCCTGGGATTTCCATGGACATTGAATCACTAGAATCTCCCGATGCGGTTCCCAGTGCTGGGCTGTCAGGTACTTCCAGGTCAAAGTCGGGTGTCTCCTCGGGTAGGGAGAGATCGGTATCAGGCAAATCCAATGAGATTTCCTCAGAAGATTCACCACCCGTAGAATCTTCTGGAGTTTCTTCAAACTCCTCACCAGGCAGGGTGTAACCCATGTCCGCTTCAATATCCACGTCCAATGTCTGTTGGACCCCTTCCTGAGTCGCTAAGTCGGGGGGGCTTTCTTCGCCCACCGTCATGTCATCCGCTTGTAGGTCAGGTATTTCCAAAGAAACACTTGGGGAGACGGATGCAAAGCTATCCATCATGCCGGCGATCAAGTCGTCTGTAGGGTCAGAGGATTCCTCCTCGTCTTCGATGGTCAGCTCATCCGCTACTTCGGGTTCTAACCCGACAGAAGCAACGGTGACACCTATGCCGTATTTCTCTTCGATGTCCTTTACGCTTCCTGCGAAGGAAGCTCCCGAGTCCACATCATTCCCGTTGGGAGGTAACTGGGGTAGACGTTTGAGCTCTTCCTGTAAAAGTTTGGCTTGCTCCCTAAAATCCGAGCACATGGCGTTGAAGTCACGTAAGGTTACGTCCAGAGCTTGTTTAAGATTCTTTAGAGCTTCCACTTCATTTTTGGCTTCGTTGATGGAGTTCTTCAACGATACCAAGGTATTGGCAGCCCTGGCTTTCCTGTCCTCGATGCTAACCCCGGCTTGGACTGCTACGTCGTTCTCAAGCTTATCCTCCAAGAGGATCTGGTACCGGGTGGTCCTTGAGGTTAAACGGGACTGGGCCTTGGTCTTAGCCCTGAGCACCTTGGACACTTCTTGCCTTACCGTCGAGGCGTGGCCTCGAGCCTCAGTAATGAGACGACGATAATAGGCAGGGTCAGGAACGCTGACATTGTTCTGCACCACACCTAGGTTCTGGATGAACTCAAAAACCTGGTAGATATCCTTACCAAGGTCTAGCCTGAGAAGCTCTTCAGTGCTGAATGCTTCGATATCTTTTTCTTTTACTTCTGACATAATAACGACTTCCTTAATTCGCGCTTTTCAATGTATAGGGGTGACTGCTTTTTTTTAACTAAAAGTTTTCAGTCTTCCTACATCTCGTCAACGTAGGACCTCTGCTTAACCGAGGGGTGGATGAGTTTCTGGACAGCATGAAAATTTGAGGCTGTGGCAGGAATACTGTACAGCTTCTTGGTAAACCGAGAACCGTTGGGGACAAACTCATTGCAGCATGCTTGGATCTTCTCTGCAAAACGAGTACTTCTGTTCCGGATCTCGGCATTGGTTATGGCCGCATGGATGGCAGACTCCTGCCCCACTACCACAACTTTTTTCCGAGCACGGGTCAAAGCCGTGTAGAGTAGGTTTCTTTGCAGTAGCATGGAACCGTGTGATTTTAGCAGGGGTATGATGCACACTGAGAATTCGGTACCTTGCACTTTGTGCACCGTGGCGGCGTAGGCAAGCTTCAGCATGTTACGGGAATCCGCAATGGGTATAGCCACGGACTCCCCGGACAATAGCGTGATCCTGACAACTTCCTGGGTGATGAGTTTCACTTTACCCACATCCCCATTAAATACGCCGAGGTTGTAATTGTTTTTGATAACCATTACTTTGTCGCCGGGACGGATGAAGGTGGTCTTGTTTAGGGCAATCTGGTTAACAGACCCCTCATGTTTAAAGACACCCGGGGGGTTTAGGACCCCTTGCAGGAGCTCATTGATTGTAGAAACGCTGAGGTCCCCGTCGTTTCGTGGGGTGATGACCTGGTAGGTTATGTTGGTGGTCTTTTCCAGAGATTGGCAAACTTGACTGATCGCCTTCTCCCCTGCTAAGATGTCATTGTTGGTGCGGACAAAACAAATATCGGCATTGATGTCGCTCTTGAATAGGTCCAGATTGGTGTCCCCATCCTTGATTCTATTGGCAGCCAAAACGATGTCGGACTGCTCCGCTTGCCTATGAACCTTATCCAGCATTACCGTAGGTATTTTCTGGCTTCGAATCAAATCCTTTAGCACGTTACCTGGACCAACGCTGGGTAACTGGTACACGTCCCCCACGAATACAATGTGGGAATTGTGCCTCATGGAGCTTATGAGCCTGTAGAACAATTCCATGTCTACCATGGAGAACTCGTCCACGATGATGAAGGACTCCTCAAGGGTGCTCTCGCTGTTCTTTTTCCAACCACGGGAGCCCTGAAAACCCAAATGCCTGTGAATAGTGGCAGCAGGCTTATTACTGGTCGCCTCCAGCCTTTTCGAGGCAATACCTGTGGGCGCCAGCAGGCAGTAGGTGACTTTGGCATTATCCAGGATGCGGACAAATGTTTTGATGATGGTGGTTTTACCGGTACCCGGGGGTCCTGTTACCACCATAACCTTGTCGCGGACAAAGGACTTTATAGCTTCTGATTGTTTTTCGCCAAACTTAAAATCAGGAATACGGAGTTGTTCATGTTTCTCATAGTAAGAAACCAAACCCTCTGGATCCACGTTCTCAAGTTTGGCTTCACCTGGAGAGTTAATAATCTCTGCCAGGATCTCAGCAGACTTACTTTCGAAGAAATAATGGCCCAGGAGGTAGAACCTGTCCTCCTCTTGAACGACATGGCCGTTCTCGATCAGCTCATTCATGCCCTCTTCGAGCATGCTCCACACCACACCGGTCTGATCGATTTTACGATCGAACGAAGCTTTCATGTTGAATTCGTTCACTTCCCCCAGGATGTGGCGCTGTGTAACATACAAATGACCATCGCCTGTGATAGTGGCCGAACGCAGAGCAAACAGAATCAAACCCTTTAAACGGGTTTTGGAGCTGGCCGGTATTTTTAGCTTAAGGGCGATCTCGTCACAAATGGAAAAACCAATCCCCTCATACATGAGGACGTAGGGGTCGTCCTTAATGAGGGAGTCGTACTCTGGTCCATGTTTGGAGGCAATCTCCCGGATCTTGTAGTCGGGTAGCCCTATGGAACTCAGAAAGATTTTGATGGTGTGCATGCTGCGGTTCTCGCGCCAGCCTTCCACAATGTTGGCGACGATAGTGGCGCCTATGCCCTTGACCTGCAGCAGTGCGTCGGGGTCCTCGTCCAGAATTTTCTCAAGGTCCGTACCAAATCTACGGGCGATGGCCAGAGATTTCTCCGGCCCTAGGTACTTCGCGAAGGAACGTAGGTAATGAGCAACGGCAGTGGCACTCATCCCGGAAGTAACGTGGAAAGCGGAGTACTTCATTTGAGGACCCCACTTGGTGTCATTAGACACTGTCCCGTACACTTCCACCATCGATCCGGGTGTCGGGGGTTCGTCCGAGGTGCCAGAACAACTCATGGAGTGATTGGAAACTCTGCCCTCTTTCACCACCTTGATGACGAATACGCAGAAACCTGTCTCGGTTGAGTGGTGCTTAATGCGTACCACCTCACCCTTTAGCATTTTCATATCTGCAGCCATTGCATTATCCTTTTGCCCTTTAATGGGCAGGAGGCCTTAAACCCCTTACACGAAACAGTTTGTTAGTGGGTAGAATCGTCGTAGGTTAGGTACTTGCGACTGATGTGGGTTGCCATGTACAACCCACTCCTATTTCCCACCAAAAATTCTTTACCGTCTTTGTAAGCACGTCCCGCATCCACAGTGAGCAGGACTGCCTCGTCCTTGGTGCTCATACTGAACTGGTGGGAACGTCTCACGGCTGCTGTAATATCCGATGTCAGTACAACGTGGGGGTGCTTCCTGCTCTCGAGGCCTTGCTCCAGGGCTCTCTGAGCCACGCCACGAACTGTCCCAAAGTACAGGGTGTCCGGCGGTACTACGGGTTTCTCAAAATTGGCAGGCCTCAGGGACACAATATCGTCACCGGCCAGGTTGAAAAACAGGGGGCTGTGCCTGAGGTAGAGTTCCACCAGGTGTTCGTAGTCCATGTAGTCCAGTGCTTTATTCTCGTCCCCCATAATATCGAGGACCGTTGAGAAAGCAATTTCCCCGTTGTCTCCCATGGGGGCGTCCCCTATCTTACCGGTCAGGACCCCGTCAAGCATCTTCTCCGCTTTAACGTAGTGCTCTTCACTTCTGAAGAGGGACCTCTGGATACGGTCATCTTTGTAGGTAGGTCTGTTAGGACTCATCTTTGTTATCACTCCAGGTGTGTATTATCGTGAGGGGTCCAGCTCTTTCAGGAGCTTTGCCGTTCTTTCTTTATCGTCCAGCATGGTTTCAGCTTGTCTCAGGCTGACATCCACAAACTTGCTTAATTTCGAATGGTACATCTGCGAGCACTTGTTGTACTGGGTATGTACAGAAGCTATAGTGCTAGCGTCAGCACCCTTCTGGGTGATCTCCATCAGGAGGGCACATTGAGTGGTAACCACATTAGCCAGATCTTTCAGAGCATCCTTGGCACGTTCCAGGTTGGAAGCTATGCTTGCATCCATCTCTGCTACTTTCAATGTTTGAACCAGCCCGCTTACAGCGCGAAAACCAGTTCCTTCGTTATCTTTACCCTGTGGCATCAGTTTTCCTTTAAAATCCAGGATGACCAATAACATCCTGAGGTACTATACGTTATCTGTATCAGATTTTTAACTAGAAACTTCGACGGTATTAGGGATTGATCCAGGAAATCTCAACTGACCCTAGGATCCTATCCCTCACTAAAAGCTAACTTTCCAGCTGTAGGGGGAAATATCTCTTTCACTTGCGGACTCCCCCATTTTAGGATTAATTCATTATGTATTTATACAAGGATATTACTTACGTAAGTAAGTGATATCCGTTTCACGGATATCTACTAGAAGATATAGTTGCTATAGGTAGAGGGAGAACGACGAAACAGAAATCATTTAATGAGTTCGATCGACCCCCTCTACCATTTTTTCTTAAAGATCCCTATCTTAAGGGGATGTAACCAAAGAGGGGCTTATGCCTATTAAAAGAATCGGAATTATCTGGAAAGACGTCCTATCAGTGAATATGTTCACTGACTTCCTTAGAACCATCTACCTAAGGGACAGGAGGCTACACATGGTTTCGTACTCCCTTTTTAATACTCCTGATATCGTAGCAGAGCAGCTGGGTACCCTGGGAAGTATAGAGAAGGAGGGGTTATTCCCCCTAGTACTGATCAAGAGTACTGAGGTCCTAAATCCTGAAAACCTGGCACTAAAGGCTACAATCGAGGGATTAGACCAGGTTATCGTGCTGAAACAGAAGGATTTCCCTAACCCTGACATTCTTAAAGGAGCCGAGGAATTGGCACCTGTGGTGGAGCGCTGGAAGGTAAATCTGGAGCGTATGGCCGCCTATCGGTAAATTTTTTGTTTAAAAACGAAGGGTGCCTTCATATATTGGAGAACACCTATTCATGGTGTATGACCCCGGTGGGGTCTAAAAAGGACGAAATGACCACTCAAACTGGACACTGGAAAGGCGAGCTAAGGGAGGGAAACCTCTTGGGGATGCGTCCTCACTCCGCCTGTGCTTCGTGTTCTGACAGGCAAGATTCCTCGGCGTGGAGCTACTTATGTGGCCGCAATGAATGGGTTTGGCCCTTGAAGGTGACCGGGGTCGTTTCAACCAGGCCGTCGACTTTGACCCGAACGGACATGGTTCGGGTATGTCTTGATAGCCCCTCTCGAAAGAGCGTATGTAGGAAAAATGCCTTAATTGGCGTGAAACACGCAGTTCCTTCCTTTAAACACAACGGCGGCAGTGGGTCGGACTCCCACCACCTACCTCGCGTAAGCAGGGTGAATGCCGGGGTGCTGCGGAGTCTTACTACAACGGTTCGAGATTTTCACTCCTTTTTCGGAAAAGGAGCACGTACGTTACTGAGCGTGAACGTGGAACGCCCTGGATTCCTGGCAAGTGCTAGAGAGCGGTGGGTAAAGTCAATGTGGCTAGAGGTGGCCGAATTTGGCGAAAAAACCAAAAAATCATTATTTGAACAAGCATATCTAGAAGATACAGTTGCTATAGGTAGAGTATTTTTAGGCGGTCTTCGGGGTAGTGGACTAGACCCCGTGTTAACATAGACCTCCGGTAACGGTTCACCTGGATTTGGCTGCCATGCAGTGAACCTGAAAGAAGTCCGCAGCCGATGAATATTTGAGAAGGCTTATGTCCTATTACGAGGACATGGTCGTTTTACTCTAGTGCTTAAGGAAAAAAATGCCGTTTAATCAGGTGACCCTACCGAATCGAACAGAAGAGCAGTTGAGCACCTACATAAGGGGCTCAGGACTTCCTGGAGGTGTTTTCCTATTGCACGGGACCTCCGATCATAACAGGTGGAACACTGCGGATCTGTTAGCCCGGTACTTTTTGTGTACCGGCACCCACGACCCCTCGTGCCCGTGCCCATCCTGCAGGGTTTTTGGATCCGAACACCCCGATCTGTTCTCCATGGAGTTGTCCGAGGCAGGTAACCTACTAGTGGGGACTGTACGGGAAGCTCTGGACTTTTTGACAGACTTTTCTACGGTATCCGACAGAAGGTGCCTTTTGATTAAGCGAGCTGAGAAACTCACCCCCTCTGCTGAAGCGAGCCTCCTTAAAGTTTTGGAAGAAGACCCAGACGGGGTCTTGGTCATTCTTACGTGCAGGGACAGAAGGGATATTTCGTCCACCATCATGTCTCGCACCAAAATGTTTTTCACAGGGGATTCTTCCTGCACTACGTACCAGCCCCTAATGATGAAGGCCGGCATGAAGATAAAGAAAGCCGAGGAATTGTCAAAGCTTAGCCCATTCTTGTCGATCGACCCCATGGATAATGCCGATACGGTCACCAAAGCCCACGAGACCGCCCCCCAGCTTTTCACTTACATCCTGCGTGGGGATACATGCAAGGCCCTGGCTAAATTCTCCGGTTTCGTGAATCAGTCCAATGCCCTGGGGGCTAAGGTTTTGGCTGAGGTCATGGTGGCCATGTGCACGGACTTTCTGAAAGTGAAGTTCATGGATACCCTCCATGTCTCTATGCCTAGTCGCACAAGTTGGTACCTGGAGCATGCTGGTAGCCACAGTGAGTCTGATATAAACAGGTGCCTGAACGCTTTCGCCAAGGTGATGGCCACCCATGAGAAGCAGGCCAGGGCGATGTTCATCTGGGCCGTGGGTATAACCAGTCTACTCATAAGGGCGGACATAGAGCGTGGGAGAAAAGAACGTGAAGGTTAACTTTTTCTGGGTAGTGAACTCGGTGGTGGTCTCCCAGAGTGAGGGGGATTTTGCAGCCTTCCTATGTGTCGGTTCCTCGTGTAGGAGGGTCCTATGAAAGTATCCTTCAGAGAAGCACTGTCTTTGACACGTGACATAGAAGCCAACCCCCGAACATTTGTTTTTACGGGGAAGGGCTACAATTACCCTGCTGCCGAGATATTTGCAAGGCATCTCTGCAGGGTCTTGTCTAAAGAGCTGGATGTCCATGAGTGGCCGTCCGCGACAGACCCCCACAAGGTGACATTGTTCCAGACTCAGAGTGAGGGTGGTCTAGACGAGTTTCTGAATGCCTCCACGGGGTGCACCAGGGTCATACCATTCCAGGAGAATCTCTACACGACTAAGGCCCAGTGGGGAAATCTCATGGGTAACTGCACCGTGGTAGAGGTCACCAACCCTACTGATAAGACCCTGAAAAATGACATATCGTTTGCCTGCTCTCTCATGGGTATTTCCTACGATGAGGAGGGCACCCAGGCTGCAGCCGATAATAACGATGGCGGGGGCTGGTCGGGTATCCTTAGTTGTATCGAGTACGCCGCTACCAACGGAGAGGGGTTGGTGGGAAGAACCTCAGTGGTTAGTCGAAAACTAAGCGACGAGGTCACCTATATGTCCTATAAGGACTCATTCCTATTCAAGCTTCCCAAGGACACCGCGGATTTGATTTTAAGATCAGATTCCTATTTGGAGTTCACCTCTAGGATTGTTGATGACCTTTCTTTGTACTTTGCCATGTTGATGCAGGATTCCGAGAAGGTATCCACGCGGGACCTGGCTGCCGCTTTTGGTCAAAATGAATGGTTCCTGAGAAACAGGCTCCTGCCCCGCTTGAGGACAATGGGCCCCGTTAGGATCCTGAACATTGTGGAAAAACTTACAGACATGGTTGGAATGATAATGAAAGGAGAGTCAGTGGACGGTCAGGCCCAGATGGCATCCGCTACACTGCTACTGTTGAGCTAATATGGAAAATCAAAATTTACCCAAATTTGATAGGAAGCACAACGACCAGAAAAGCGTGTACATGGGGGTAGACATCACCGCCATCACGGACATGGTCGAGAATGCGTTGGTATCCATTGACGAGCTGCTACAGCACCCCGACTACGGTGCGGCTAAAGCTAAGTTGCGGGCTGACCTTAGCAGGGTACTGTCCTCTCAGCGTGTGGCCCTTCACAGGGTTACCTTCCCCCTCCCTAATACAGCTATACCGGACATGACGCTGTCTGTGGATATTCGAAAGAAAAACATCTCCGTCCAGTCAGTACGCTCCGCCAAGAAGAGAGCCGTACTGAATTCTGTATTGAGGACTTTTTAATGTCTGATAAGCCCCGCTACAAGACCTACACCCCCCACCAGTCAGACCCCCTGTTCATTAGGTTTGTTAATGGTGACACAGACCCAAGGGGAGTGGTCCAGGGTTTGATCGAGGGTACCCGCGATGAGGGGACCATAGGGATAGCTCAGGAAGTTTTGGCCGGGGAGATGGACCTCACCCAGTTTAGGGAGGACCTGTGCAGCCTCCTGGACGACATAATAGCCAACGGGGTATACCACCCAGCTGTCAATTACCTGAACTCCTACATGGAGCCAAGCATATTGGAGCACCAGGAGGAAAGAAACCTGGATTCCTCTGGCACCACTAGAAAATGGTTATCCATCAGGAAAAAGGATTCCCCTTGGGTGGAAGCCGTGGTGTGCTACAATTTGACATTATTCATCAAGGCCTTTGGGTTTTCCAAAATAAAGAAATGCCCTCAATGCCACCGCTACTTCACTCAGAAGAAGTTCAAGTACAAGTTCTGCAGCGAAAAATGCAAGATGAGGTCTGGGGAATGAGAAAAAACGTCGTAATCTGCACCAACATGCAGTTCAACTATTTTAGCTCGAAGGGGACCTCCTATTTAGGGGAACACTCCAAAGCAGTTAAGCTGAGAGTATCCCAGACTTTGAAGGAATTGGACTTTGACAAGTTCGAAGTTTTCCATACCCGGGATGTGCGCTCACCCGAGGATAAGTTCTACGCACACACCAAGACCCAGTGCACTGTTGGGACTTTGGATATAAACATGGTGGATGGTTTGGCCGGGGCTAATTCCTTGGTCATAGCTTCAACTAGGCCATCGGCTCTTTGGAAGACGCCGCTACTATCCGAGATCAAGAAGAACGACCCAGAGGAGATTTACTTGATAGGCGCTGAGACAAATAGTGCCGTGCTTTTCACGGCAGCCGACCTGAGGTTCCTGGGGTATACTGTAAAGGTTCCTGAGCCACTGGTGGTTGCTAGGGATGAGTACCTTCACAACTTCGCAATAACTCTGATGGCCGACACATTAGGTGTGGAGGTGGTGATAGGCCTATGCTAACTGGTACCTTCTTTAAGATCGCCATACCATGTCTCAATTGCGACACGCTTGTAACCATAACCACCACGGAAACAGACATTATGTTTTTCAAGTGCGATGGTTGCGGTAGGATGGTGATCACCATAGGGAATGTACTGTTTAGCGGAGAAGAAGAGTTGACGATGAGGCTACTGAGTATTGTGGGAAGCCGGGATATCGGGAGAGTTTTGGAGGTGGACCTATCCACCCGCTACAGCACTCGAGAACCCCTCACGGACGAACGCATGCAGGAAGTCAAAAATATTATACGGGATTTAAACAAGGGTTAAAGCATTATGGCTGAGAAATTTAAGCAAGGTGACTTGGTTTTCATCACTATGGCTGGTCAGGACTTTCTGTCCCGTAACAAGGGCGACGAATTCAATATTGGGCTGCACGGACGCCTAGGTAAGATTCTGGAGATATACGATTGGGGGTCCACGAAGGGTAAAGAAATCCTGGAAGGTAGGAAAAAGCATTTCACCTGGAGAAAGCTTAATTCCGAATCCTTTAAATACGTGATCCTGATATATTGCCCCGACTTGGTTAGTCCCCAGGGTAAAAAAGGGGTGGCCTTTCCCGAACTATTCGCGGAGTTCCACCCTGTAGCTGAAGGGGACGTTCCTATGTTTGAAAAGTGGGATGACGCCTTTATTAAGGACGCCTTCAAGGGTAGCTCGGATTATGACCTTGTACCCAAGGTGGCCGCTCCCAAGAAAAAACTACTCCCAAGAAAGTGGCGGGAAAGAAATAATGTTTCTTGACCCCCTTGTGAACAGGGCTGCAAGCAGCCTTGCCAATTACCCAGATGTATTGGGGTACTTGACCGATGCTCGAAAGTTCACGAAAGGAGAAATAAACTCATACCGCTTAGGGCATACAGCCGTGCCATTTCTACCCCTCAGCAACGACCCTGAGGAAGATGATTTTAGGGAGGTCACCAGGAATCTTTTTTTCCTGAAAAACAGGGTAATCATACCACTAGAGAATTCCGTTGGTTTGGTCAACGGGTTGATAACCAGGTCCTTGGAAAAAGAGACCAAGTTTCGGTACGGGCATTACTACCTAAAAGAGGCAAAGCAGATTGGGGCTTTCTTCGGGCTCCGCCAGGCACTCCCCCACATCCTGGCCAAGGGGGTTGTGTACGTGACCGAGGGGGCTTTCGATTGCATCTCTATAGCTAGGCACTTCCCTAACACGGTAAGCACATTGACCTCCAACATAAACGAAGAGCAGATGTTTACTCTACGCATGATAGCGGATAACATCGTTATGGTGTTTGACCCCGACAAGGCGGGCCGGGAAGGGGTGCAGTCGGTATTCACTAAGTTCGGTAGAAAGGGGATTTACTCGAGGGAGTTTGGCCATAAAGACCCCAACGCTTACTTGGTGAAGCACGGAGATGAGGCTTTTAAAAAGGCACTGTCCAACACTCTGGGTAGTTTGGCTTTGTTCTGAAATTGTTGAAATTAAGGTTTTTAGTTCAAAAAAGGAAATTGGTCCTGTATATTACGTCAGGATTTAAAAGGTGGTAACATGGACGGTATTAAAAGCAGACCTAAAACTTTCGGTGAAGTGGAAGGTCAGGACTACGCCAAAAAACTGCTGGTGAATACTCTTCGCACCGGAAGGTTTTCTAGAGCCTACCTATTTGAAGGCCCACGGTCGATAGGAAAGACTACCCTGGCGTCTCTTTTCGCCAGGGCAGCTCTGTGCCCCAACCGAGATGAAGCTACACAGGATCCATGCAACACCTGCTCTTCCTGCACCAATTTCTTAAGGGGTAACCATTCCTCCTACACGGAAGTGGATGCCGCTCGGCATGGGACCAAAGAGGAAGTGAACTCTTTGCTGGAGACTCTTGAGTACGCCTCGGTAGGGAAGAGGTTTATTCTCATGGACGAATCCCATATGATATCCAAGGCGGGTAAAGACGCAGCCCTCAAAGCTTTGGAAAGTCCCGTTGAGGACGACAACACAGTATTTATGTTCAGCACCTCGGAAGGCCATCAGATGCCCCCCACCCTTCGTAGCCGGTGCGTACCCATCCCTATGATGCACCCCACTCCCAAAGATGTGCTATCCAAGCTTAACAAGATATGCGAGGCTAACAATGTGCCCTACGACAGTGGGTCCCTGAGGGCGTTGGCTGAGTGGTCGGGTGGCCACTTTCGTGAAGCGGAAAATGCTTTAGAACCTCTTATGCTCATGGGCGGGATAAATCACGAGAACGTGTCAGTGTTTACTTCCTACGATGTGGATGCCGTCAGCGATATGCTCATTAGCCTTAATGGGGATTTAGCAGCCGCCATGGTTAGTGCTGAGTCTATTTGCAATCGCTTCGGAGCGGACACGGCCCACTCCTCCATTATCCGGGTACTCCTGGAAGCCCTCCAGTACGGGCTATCTGGTATGAAAAGGGATACCTACGAAAGCGTCAAGAATGTATATTCAGCGTACGGTAGCCGTCTGGGTCCCATCCTCGCTCATTTCTCAGCGAAGGGTAAGATGTCGGACAGCAGGCTCCTCCAATCCGAGATAGCACAAACATATTACAAATTCATAAAAGGGGATTTCGACACATCCTCTGCTGTCCCTGTACCAGCACCGGTTAGATCCTCATCGGACGCAACACGTGGTGGAGCACCCAGTTCTAACCTGTCTAAGCTTTCTGAGCAGAGAGAGATGAAGAAAAGGTCTCGGGGTCTAGGCGTAGTCCAAAAAACAGTCGACACCATCACTCAGGAGTGGGGCCAAGAGGAAGTACCCCAATCGGTGGAGTTGAAGAGATCCTAAAAGGGAAGTTTTTGCATGAGTGAATCCGGGGAAATCAGTGTTGAAAAATCAGTGTGGGCAGCGTTCACGCTACATGATTTCGTGGACCTCCTAAAGAATGCCGCCCAAGTGGAGAGGGAGATCAAGAACCACATGGGGGCAGGTGTTGAGGTTTTTCTGCCTGTTCAGGTACAGACTGTGTCGGCTAGAGAGTTTCAGGTGCATCTTTTTGATGGCTACGCCTTTGCCAAACACGACGGCAGTAATGACTTCGAGAGAAGGGCCAAGAAGGTCAGGGGTAATTACGTTGACAGGGTCCTATCCTTTTCCGGGAAGTTATCCTTTGTGTCAGGTACTGAGATTGAAAAATACAGGGGTTTGTTAGACGAGATGGTTTATACCTTTGTGCCGGCTGTCGGGGATCTCGTGGAAGGCGTGGAGGGTACATTCAAAAGAATGATCGGGATCGTCACTAGGGTAGACGTGGCCAAGAGATCTGCAGACGTAAAGTTCAAGACTAGGACCCGCGAGGTCCTTGCTAAGGACCTGTCTTTTATAGCCATTATCTTGAAGGAAGACATTTAAACTTTCTACATTGTGAACGAGCGCTCAGCAGCCACTGGCGTTCTCCGAACCTCTTCCGGTAAAACGGGAGAGGTTTTTTCGTATAGTTTTTATGCCCTCCCCAGTGGAATTTTAACTGCTAAAATATTTGTTAACAAAAATTAAAATATCAACGAGTTATACCCGTATATTTGGGACACGACCTTTAAAATTCAGCTTAAGATATCCGAACTAGGGAGGGTAAAGATGCCAAGAGCCAGAACTCATTATGTGGATCCGCAGATATTGGAAAGGACCGTAGCGTCCAAGCAGGAGACCACTTTCGACGAGCATGAGGAAGACAGCCTAAATTTTGAGGACCTCCAGCCGTATTTGGATAAGTTGCCAGAACGCGAAGTGGATCTGATTCACATGTACTACTGTGATCAGAAGAAACAAAAAGAGATTGCTGCCTTTTTCAGCATCTCCCAGGGAGCCGTAAGTCACAGGCTCACGAGAGCTAGAAAGCGACTGGTGTTTCTCAGAGACATGCCCAAGGTGGACAACAAGGAATTAAAAAGAAGACTGGCCGAAGTATTTGATGAAGTTGATACGCACGTGGTTTACCATATGATAAGGACCACCTGCCAAACGAAGACCGCTGCAATAGTTAATGACATCATGGGTTACCAAGAAAGGCAGCAACTAACACAAGTAAAGGTCCGCCACAAGTTTTTCAGGGGCGTCGACCTACTAAAGAAAAGAGCAGAAGAAGACCGAAGGTTTTCCACCGTAGCAGAGCTGGCGGGCTACATCAAAGAATGTGGACTCTATATGCTGCACGAAGTAAAGCTCCCCCATTTTGAACGCGGATCCAACGTAGTGTTGGATATGTCCGGTTCCATATAATCTCCTAATCCTGCCTACAACACACAAGGGATTCGGTAGATCCCCTAGTGGTTTTTTAACAAAAAGCGATGGAAGTTCCAACTTTCAGAGCGGTGGTAGGTAGAGATGTCGTTAGACGCTATAGGTAGTTTTCTGGAGGATCGCTCGGTCAAGATGGCCGAGATAGCATTTCCGTCCGTTAACATACCCCTCTACCAAGAAGACAATACCCCATCGGGTTCAGGGGACGTCCTGCAGTACGCAGAACCCTGGGGTGGGCCACAGAATGTACCATACGTGGACAGCACTAGAACAAACGAGCTAGAGCAAGACCACAACTTGATGAGACAAGGGGAAAGGCCCGAGACCTTTCAGAACGCCGTATCTCCAGAGGACCAACCTGCCTCAACCACCAATGCGTGGGGGCAGCAGTGGTCCATGCCTAACGATCCGGCAGCTGGCGACGGGGTAGAACCCCAGTCTGATACGGTTTACACGAAGCCCAAGGGTGATGGTGCAGACCCCTTTAATATCGCAATAGAACCCATAGGGATAGGCGAGGCCTACGAGCATCAGGGTGAAGGCGAAGAACAAACTTTTTCGGACCGTGTGTACGTTTATGCAGCGGACAAAAATGGAGATCAAGCCATGCAGAGTGTATCTTCTGAGATTATCAACCGTGTCATTGAAGCTGCCCTAGCTAAGGGTAGCTCCTTCACTGACAATCCTCATAAAATGAAGGTTGCCTCCCTAGCCGACTTGTACTCTTTTGACAGGGTTTCCTCTAAAACTCTTATCCACAAGTCCAGCAAAGAACTCTGGTCCATCGGAGTCGATGGGGACGGAAGCACTGTCATCGAGAAGCAGTTCAACGACGACGGAAGTCCTGTTAAGGGGTAACGATGAGAGCGAGGCTGACAACTGAAGGTGTGGCGTCTGTGGTCAAGGTAGCTACCAAGGCTGCTGAGAGAAACCTAGAGGGCGCTCCCCAGTACGACAAAACCAAGATCACTCACGTGGTCAGCGTCCTCACTCAGGTGACAGCCGCGATGGAGAACACCAAGCATGCTTTGGAAGAACTCACCTCTGTACCCAGCGACGAAATAAGTCCTGACGGTAATCTTGGAGGCCGAGGAAACGTCATGTCCATCAGGGACATGAAAACTGAGATGTCAGAGACGCTGGTTAGCCTATCGTCCCTAAGAGACACCCTCAGCGATGAACTTAACAACCCCGGGTGGGGTTTATCCAAGGACGAAAAAGAATCCATAACAAGGGTTCAAGAAAAGTCCGAGGAAGGTTCCCAGGAAGCTATTGAGGATATAACTCAAGAGTTGGAACAGATTTTTGGAGCGGACGATGAGTCCGAGGAAGAAGGCCCCAGCGGAGAGGAAGAAAAACTCCCTGAAGACGACGAAGCCTTCCCTACCTTCGATGAATCTGGGGAACCGGAAGAGAGTGTAGAAAACAATGAAGTATCCAACCCTAAAGAGGCATCATCTAGTAATACGCCTTTCGTTGGGTTAGATAAGAGTGCTGACGGAGTGACCAGGAAGCTGGCATCTGCAGTGCTCACAGGTCTTGTAAAAAGTTGTACAAAGAGTACAAAGCAAGTAGGAGAAAGACAATGAATCCTCAGGATATTAACAGCGGCAACCTGGGCGATATCGCACGGCTTCTGGACACCAAGGACGTAGTAAACCTGGACTGGCTTAATGTCACCCCTGGTGAAAACTACGACAACATCCCTTCGGAGTCCCCCCGTGAGGTAATTCCCCAACTTCAAGCTCAGTGGAATAACGAGCAGTACTCAAGCCCCTACCGGCTGGTACCCAATTCGGCAATTCCATCCGAGTCCGCAGGGAAGAACAAAACCATCGGCGAAGATGACATCTTCGAAGTTGCTCGCGTGGCCAAAAAAGCCATGATGCAGGGGCTGGCCGGCAAGGACGTTGTCACCCATTTACGGGAAAGGTTCTCCTCTGAAGTCCTCGATGCCGCATCTGGGGAATTAAAGAAGGTAGCCTCGGAAGACGGTCTACTCGGAAACGTGTACATCGACCTGTCCCCCTTCCGCACCACCCACGAAGCCGCCATCCAACTTGGCAAGAGTCGTATCCGTCTTGCAAGCTTTGTCGTGGGGTCCCCTTCGCAGGAAAGAGATTACGTGGACTCTTTCGGCCGCTGCCGTAATTTGTCCAAAACAGCTGTGGATAAGGTGGAGTACTCCCAAGAAGTGCTTTCCCATTATGAAAATCACCTGAGGAATGCAGGCGTGATCACTAAGGAAGCGAGCATTCGCACCAAAGAGGATCTTCGCCAGGCTTTCTTGCAGGGCCGCCTAAAGAGGGCTGAGACCTTGTTGGACCCAGGGCACGCAGACGCAGTTGAATCTGTGGTCGCTAATCCTGAAACCGTACAGCAAGCTATGGCTTCCATCCATAACGAAGTTATGGCCAGCGACGCCAGGATAGCCTCGCAGATTCGTATCGCTCGTGTAAGGCCTGTCCTTGCTCGTGTGCAGGACCTCATGCTGAAGGGCGCCATGGACGATGACCTCAAGAATGGTATCCGTGCTTGCATGGACACTGCGACCATCCAGGAGTTCGCTCCTGAGATCGGCAGCATGGTGAAGAAGCAAGGTATCATAGGGCCATTGGTTGTGGACGTGTCGGCTTATCCTGATGTAGACGCTGCCACCAATGCTGTGGGCGGATCCTTCATGAAGCCACAGTTCATTCACAATTCTTTGCCCGTCGACGACGGTTTCATGGAAAAGATTCGTACCCGCACAGGCCTACCTATCCTTACAGGTGTGGAAGACATCACTATGAAGCATGCTTCTGAAGTGGTTTCCTCTTTGCACGGTGCCGCCAAGTTGAGCAGTGACGTGGCTGTACAGCTTTTGGACGCTGTGAAGAATGCGTCCCTTTCCCCTGTCAGCATCATCAAGGCCGCCATGACTTCCTATAAGGAAAAGAAGGCATCCACTGATGTGAAGATAGCAAGCACCCAGCAGGGTTACCTGTATAGCTCCGTGGGACCCACTCGCCAAGAAGTGGATCGCGGCGCCATCAAGACTGCTGCCACTAAGTCGTTCCAGGCTGGCCTAAGCGCCTCTTCCGTGGAAAGTAAAGTTGCCAACTACGTACCAATTGGCGAAGCCATAGGGATCGTTAGAGAGGCTATGGCCGCTATGGATGAGATTCATGCGGATTCCCTCGACAACTGCCAGTCTCAAGGTTACCCCTTGGCAAAGACCGCCTCCCTCATTGAAGGTTCCAAGTGCAGGAGTTGCGTCCGTAAGGTTTGTGGGGCTTGCAGCCGTCAAGGCCGCTCGTTTAAAGTGACCCATGTGAAGAAAGCTTCGCAGGTTACTCCCGACATTGACCCATCGGTTTCCATGGGGTTGACTGCCAACTCCTTGGACATTGACATGTCTGCGGTTATTACACCTCCACGTAAGAGCACTGACATCGTGATGGGCCAGATGGGAAACATCAATTTCTGATCGTAAAGGGACTTCCCCAAAGGAAGTCCCGAGCCCTCCCCAGTGAGGGGGCGTAAACTAGACTGGGAAGATATAACATACGAAAACGGAAGTCGACTATGAGAAAGAACAATGAAGTCGACGTCGAGGAAGTGGAAGTCGTCGATGCCGAAACCCTTGAAGAATCAGGGTCGCACGAGGTACTGTCCGCAGATGTCGGCGGTAGATCGGTGTCCACAGATTTGGTGGATGAGCGGAGCGAGAGCAACGACAGGCTGAGTATTGCCATAAGGTCCAAGGACGACGACTCCAGTCTTTATGACATCATTCTGGAGGAGGTCGCTGCCGAGGCGTCCTACCTAAAGTCTTTGTCCAATCAGACACAACCGAACGACGTTGCCTCCAAGGCTATCCTCTCGGAAAAAAGAATCATATCCCTAGAAAAAGCTGCCAAGATGGTGTCCCAGCGTAGTAAAGAGCTGAAGGACAAGAGTGGCGGTAAAATCGATTTCTACAGTGACAGCTTCCAAGATGTGCTCAGTCTTATGACCGGTCTCATACTGCAGGCCGTTAAAGAAACTGGGATGCAGGAAGCTACCGAGAAGAGATTTTTCTTAAAGCTCCAGCAGAAACTTACGGGTTTCGAGGAGATGGCTGAGCAGGCCTACAAAGGTCAGAAATCCGCTAAGAAGGATGCAGCCATGAACGCACAAGCTTTTGCTAAGACACGAGAATAACTGATATGGCCCCTAAAGATCTAGTACCCCGAAGAAACAACCCCGAGAAGGTAAAGACCACCTTTGCCGGCATGTTGGGGTCTGCCGCGGGCGTTACAGATCAGGCCGACACCAAGGTAGATGTCATTACATTCGTAGAGGCCCCGTGGGGTCTGGGCATGGGGTCTATATCCGGAGTGCCCCCTTTGCTACCCGCCCAAAGATTTATCCTTAAAGCCTATTACGGTATACCCCTGGATGACACCGATAGGTACATACCAATTTTTGATAGGTTCAACGAAAATCTTCTGTACACCTTTACGGAACAGGAGTTTTACTTGTACCTCCTGGAGGAGGGCCGAATAAGCCCCGGCCCCCTAAACGGAACTCGTAATACGCTGGCCCTGATTTGTGGGCGCCGTGGTACCAAAACCACTGTGACATCCATGATCGCCAACTACGAGATGTACTGTATGATGCTGCAGTACCACCCCCAGGGTTATTACGGTGTGATGCCTGATGACCCCATATCTATGACCTGTCTGTCCACGAGTGAAGAGAACGCCAAGATTCTTTATGACCGTGTTACAAACAATCTGGAACGTGCCCTATTTTTCAGGGATTATCTGCTTAAGTCCCCAAATAAAACAGAAATGTACCTGAAGTCCCAAAGGGATATCCAGGATTTTGGCGGCGGAAAGTATACCATTGAATTTATTGCTGAAGCATGCTCTGCCCGCAGCACCCGCGGACGTAACAATATCTTTGTGGCTTTCGATGAGGTCGCTCACTTTTTTAAGGAAATAGGTAGCAAGTCCACCTCCGATAAGAGTGACAAAGCTGTTTACGAAGCCATTATACCATCGCTAGCTATGTACCCTAACCCGGACGGCTCCCCAGCAGGCAAGATTATCCTAATATCCTCGCCTGCCGATAAGTCTGGATTGCTTTGGGAGGAGTACGAGAGATCTTTCGATGAAGAGAAGGGTGGCGACATCCTAATGATCCAGCTACCGTCCTGGGAAATGAATCCTAAAATTCCTACTGCCTTTTTGAAATCTCAGTATTACAAGAGCCCCGTGGTGTTCTCTGTGGAGTACGGTGCTGAGTTCTCGGATAGACTTTCTGGGTGGATTGAGGACGCTGACCTGGTCTACGATTGCGTGGACGAAAAACTTTTCATGAAGGAAAGATCCAGTGAGCGTATACCGTACTTTATGGGTATTGACGTTGGTCTTAAGAACGATGGAACTGCTATCGCAGTGACCCATGTGGAACGCGATGTGGTAGATGGGGTGGAATCTCCCGTGATCGTTCTGGATTGGATCGCTGTCCGTTACGCTAAAGACGAAAAGACCTTTGACGAAAGCACTGGTAAGCTTCAGGCATTCGACCCCGCGGAAATGGCTGATTGGATAGCCGAAATCCACGGGCACTACAATATACATGCGGGTCTTCTCGACCAATACTACGCTATGTCTGTGCTCCCCATTCTTAAAAGGAAGGGGATCCTGACCATGCAGGACAGGCATTTCAACGATACCCTGAACTCAGAGATCTACCAGAACCTTATGGCCAAGTTCATGACTCGTGGTATAAGGCTACCAGCGTCCGGCGTTACAGGACCCAACGGGAAACCTGAGGACTCCGAGCTTGTCCAGGAACTACTCAAACTGCAGGTCCTTCAAAAATCCAAGTACGTTATCAAGGTGTTTATGCCCGAAGGAAAGGACCGCCATGACGACTTGAGTGATGCTCTAGCTCGTTCTGTCAAGCTTGCCTCGGAGTACATCACTGGTGGAGGCAAGGGGTCCAAAGTGCCTAGGACATCAAAGGGCCGCCAGGGCCATATGGCACTTTCTAAGAATCTTAGAAGAATGGATCTAAATAGACCCTCCACAGGCATGATCTATAAATCTGGTGGTGGGAGGTACAACGGATTTGGTGGTGGTATGGGTCCTGGGATGGGCCCAGGTCCCCGCCGAAGGTAATTTTCGAGGGAGAATAGTACATGACTACTCCATTTAAGGGTAAGTACTCAAATTCTATCCAGTATAGCGCCAAGAAGCGTTATTATGTGTTACAGGCTCAGCGTAACACTCCACTACTGGACGCAGAAGTACGCGAGCTTTCTGAGACTATGCTGGACCTGAACAGGTGGTTGGCACGCAACTCCTATGGGGATGTAGCCGTAGTGTCGCGTCGATACAGTGACTACCCCGATGCTGCTGGAATGCATCGTGTAGACGGATTCAAAGTCACGGCGGTGGATGGAAACTCCAACGAACAAAACTTAGACTTCACTGTGTACGGTGGATTGAATAGCGATGGTTACAACGATCTTCCTGCTATCATGTACCTGAAGGGTTGGTACATCTTCCTAAGTTCTGATATCAAGTGGTCCGAACAGAATGACAATCCTGACGACCACATGGGGTCCATCATCAAGGAATACCCTGGTGAGACCATTCCCGACCCCAACAATCCCAGCACTACTTTGGCTGAAAAGCTTAAGTACGCTATGCGTAGTGATACCTATGTCAAGGATGTGGGCCAGATCCAACCCGGAAGTGTGGGCCAGACCGATGTCATCTATGTGGAACTTACCCTCGATGAAGTTACTGACGGAGGGAGTTCTCCTTCGGACAGTGCTCCCGACCTTCAAGACCCAGGCATAAAAGACCCAGTGGTGGGCAATCAGACTGCCAACCGTATCAAGGCTAGTGTTAAGTTCCTGGTCGCCGAGAACTGGACGGGCACTGATCCCCTAACCGGTGCTATTTACGATGACCCCTTCTTCGCTGAAGGCGAATACGCCACGGGCGTGAAATACCTCCGCGCCCCCATATCTGTTTTGACTCGTAGTCACTCCACTATTTTCAGTGAAGGGGATTTTACGGACATCCTGGAGCTTCAGGACAAGAGAGTCTGCCCACCCGTGGAGATCACCCATCGCCTACGACACGGCGGGTACACCCAAAACGACGTGGACGCCGGAAGAGCCCTTTCCTCTGACGTGGACGAGACTTGGGGCGCCACTGGAAGGAACGAGGGCGTAGACACTGAAGCTTTCAATAGCAACTCGGTCACTCCCCGTGTCCTGGACAATGAGGGAGATTACCGAATCAGGGCTTTGGCCGTAGCCGGTACCGGTGAAACTGGTGCCGCCGGAACAATCCAACCAAATCCCGATGGCCTTGTACCAGGCGAGATAACTTCGGACAAAGTATTCGCAGGCAGGTTGTACGTTAGAGCTGCAGCTAACGCGGATTCCATGCCCACCGTCGAGGAAGCTCGATCCGATCTGGAAGACTCCCTTGTGGTTTTGGAAGGAAGAGGGTTCACGGGATCTCTCATCGAGGCGCGTACCTCGGCTGATCCTGCTCTGAGTAACTTTTTCTGGACCCAGAAGAAAGATGATGAAAGCGTGGTCTCCCAGCTGGACAATGAGGGTAAACTAGCCCTTGGTAAAGAAGTCAGGGGAGCTTCAGGTTATCAGCTGGATGTAGCAGACCGAGCCAACTTTGACGAGCACGTGGATCTTAGGGGTGGTACCAATCAGTTCTGGAACGATGTAGGGGTCTCGGGATCCGCTCACATCTTCGACGCACAGTGGGATCGCCAGACCAACATGTACAGGACCCCTGTAAACGGATTGGGCGGCAACGCCTACTGGAAGATTTGTGAGTTCTCTACAGACGCTGCACAGGCAACGGATTTGACTTTTATTTTGAATGTGGCTGCTAGCAGTGGAAGCTTGGCCCAACCCGACCGTTTTGGAAGTTTCAAGATTCGTTTGAATAAGACATCCTCGGGGGCCCTGCCTACATTCGAAGCAGTAGCACTCCAATCCCATAATTTCCTCAAGGAGAACCTGCGTTTCTCAGTGGTGTCTTCGACATCGAATAGCATGACCCTGCAGGCCCACCTCTACGATGAAAATTATGGAAAGGTCTATAGCTACAACGCTACAGACACAGTCAATGTGAATGGTGGGTCCTTGGCATTTTACCAAACCGGTACTACCTCTTGGACAGCCACCGCACCCCTGGGCATACTCCCAGCAGAAACCCTGACCTACGCCGAAGGCCACTTTGGTACATTGCATGCCGACCGCATGTCCTACAACACTCTGACTGCTGCCGTGGACCTCCAGGGTACTTTGTTCGAGTACACCATCGCCTCAAGACCGCTAGCGGCAGTGTCTGCTAGCTACCAGTCTTTCGTAGTGGTTATCAAGGACCCCACCCGGTCCAACTCAGTCAATGCCTCCTGTCGCGTAAAGGTTCAGATACCCGACGCCACCTTGGGTGCCAGTACACCGGCCCTTACAGTTACCGATCTTACCTGGACCAAGCAGAGCCCCTACGGCGACTTCGGCCTAGTCAAGTTTGCCATAGGACCTGGCGCCTCCACGTACAATTTGAATATGTACCTGAGTGACTCTTACATCCCCTCCTCGGCAGCGCTTCGGAATCTGACAATAGAAGTCAGTGAAGATCCCTTCTTTGGGGGCAATACTGTAGCCGAACCTTTGGTCTTGGCCGGAAGGGAAGACACCACGACAGCACTGGTAGCAGGTGCGGGCGCTCTGGTTTCAGCGGACGCCTACATTCGAACGGTAAGGGCTACTCCCATGAGTGCTGAGCCCGATATCCAGCAGAACGCTTTGGCGTCCACCGCTTCGGTTGCTCTTAGAGGTCGGAATGCTTTCTTGGATATGTCTGACCCTGATGTGTGGGGCCTAACCGGTACTGGTGCTATGCCCTCAGGACCCCGCATCAAGGATTTGAGCTGGACCGTTGGAAGAGACGGGCAGTACCTATCCGCAGCCATCGATGGTGTGCTGTGGAGGGACATACCTATTTTCGCAGTGGACAGTATAGCGGAGCTACGTACGCTAGACCCCGTCACTTTAGCCGCCAAGGCTGTCTTGGTTAAGGGCTACTACGCCTCCGGTGATGGAAGCAGTGACATATTCATTTATGACGCGACTTCCACTGAAGACGACGATAGCGGGATCTACATAGCTTACCAGGGGGACAATCTCAATCCTGGAAGATTTGTAAGGCAAGTAAGGCAAAACACCCTCAGCGTTTACGACTATGGCGCCATACCTGGATTATCCGGTTCCGCCCCTCTGAACAGAGATGCCGAGATAGCTGCTGCTATCGCAGCTGCGGAGCAGTTTGGTATGGACTTGGTTATACCCGCGGAGTCCGTCTACCTCACCACAGCAGATATGGAATTCCCTGAGACCGTGGCATTAACCATAGGGTCGGGAGTTTTCCTCTACAACAACACTACCCGTCCTATTTGGACATTCAGGGGCCCTACCACAATCAATACCTACACGGCGCTGACACACCCCGTGACTGGGCCTATCCTCCACTTTGCACCTTCCGCCTTAACAGAGGTGCGGCCAGAGTGGTGGTTTGCCCTTTCCGGTAAAGATGAGTTCGGGGTGGCCTACGACAACACGGATGCTCTCAACGACATGTACTCCTCGCTCCTGGCGGACGCGGACAAGGAACCCATACGGGGCAGTTACTCAAGAGGGTTTACTGTAGTTTACGGGTCCCTAGGTAAGTTTGGGTCTGGAGGTCCTGCGGGTTTCTATGGTATCGAAGGTGATGTGGAAATGACATCTCGTTCCAAGTTCGTAGGTTCCTCGGGTATAGAGCTAACCGGTTCCGCTACCCTTACCGTAAACGCGGACATAGTTGCCCCCAATTACACTATCTTCACATTCCCCGATGTGGCTGCCGGAACAGTTTACTACTGTTCTGAAGGTCCTGTATCGTGGGGAGCAAATGCCCCCAGCAAAGTCAATGTGACCTGGTTCGGTGTCCTTCCTGGAGCCGTGGCCGGAGTTTCTGACAAGCTACGCAACCTTCTCAACAACTTTGAGTGCAGCGGTGTAAATGCCACTCTATACTTCCCTGCAGGAATCTACCAGCTAGGTACTGACGGCGACCCCGTCATGGACTTCTTCGAAAACCCTGTGGAGCAGGCCCCCGGGGCTCTCCTGACCTGGTATAAGATGAATGTCCGCATCAAGTACCCAGTGGACAGCATGAACGCCAAGTTTGACCACACCTACTACTCACCAACAGTAGTTAGCCTGTGGACCGACACATGGGCCCCGTCTTTGGGTGGTGGTATCGTTCGTCCTGAGTGGTTCCGTGCCAATACTTTGGTTAGCGACACCCAAGCTCTTCAGATGGCCTTTAACTGTCTGACAGCTTCTACATGGGACGGGGACGAAACCTCCCCAGACCCTCTGGCAGAGTCTTACGCGCTGGACAGCGAGTACATGTGGCTGGATGGCGGATCGGTTCCTTACTACCTGGACGGTGGCATCACCATGCTTCCTGGTTATAAGGATGGTCGTACTGCTACAGCTGTGAGCAGGAACCTAGGTGTCCGAAACTTGGTATTGGACTATGACCACAACACCCTGGCTTACCCCACTTTTGGCTACCTCACCACATCCCCTGCGGGTACATCTGTGGGAAGCTACCGTTGTTCCACGGTTGGGCTCCGCATAGAGAATTGCTCATTCTACGGACAGGGGTCTACTACGGTATGGTCCCAGACTTTGTCCCTTAGACAAACCTACGGCGCTGTGATAAGCAATTGCAACTTCTATCGCTCTGAAGTATCCCTATCCAGCACGGGGGCAGTCGCCACTGCTTTCTACCACGGAACTGTGCAATGGTGTACTTTTGAGAATTCAATTGTCCAATCCCCTTCTAACACTAGGGCCAAGTTCCTGTTCAACAGGTTCAAGGTGGTGACTAGTTCGTCCACCAGTAACGTGATTGGTGCCGAGTACCTATTGTTAGCGGGTGCCTACAATGTCTCTTCCTCGGGCTACAGCCAGGTGATGGGTAACGTGTTTGAAGTACCTAACATGTATACTGTGGGTGCGGATGATTTCCTGAGTAACGCTTTGTACACCCACAACCAGTGCCAGGTGTCTAACAACACCTTCATCAACACCAAGTACCAATCATACGGTTGCAAGGAGTTGATCATCACCGGTAATATATTCGAGTGTAATGTCGACCTGGGTTCCGTGCAGAAGGATCCCGTGGTGGACAGCTTCATAGTTCTGATACCCGACGCGGCCAGTGCTACAGCAGAGGACACCGTAATCACGGGCAATGCCTTCGATGTTAAGTACCCCCTTGTTGAGGACAATATGATCAGTCCCTACTACCCCAATGGGTACGGGTCGCCAGGTAACTTTGCGTGGGACTATATCTTTGAGGCCATCTCTCTTAATGAGTCGTCAAACTCATTCAATGACGGAGGGGTGTACGATGTCATAGTAAAGGACAATTCCGCTAGCAAGCTCATTAACGTGCGAAGCACGGAACTGACTGAGACTAGGTTTATACTGGGGGCCGCCGGGTACTCGGACACATACGGGATAACTGTTCCGGATATGCACACGGGACAGCTCCCCCCCAGTACTGCTAACTACTACTTCGGTGACACGGGAAGAAGGCTGTTCGGGTTGCCACAGAATGTGGAGGCCTTTGCCTGGGGCTCAAGTGCTAACTCAGGAGCAAACCAGCCTACGTTGGTTCAGGTGAACAACATGGTATCTCTCACCCACGTGGGGTACACTAGTGAAACAACCTCTGATGCGTCGGCGCCGTCCCGATACAGGGCTCTGAAAGTTCTGGCTCGGCACTGTGTGTCCGGCAGCAGCACCTGGGCTCTAGGTTTACCTGTAGGGGTATGGTTCCACGTATCATGTAAGTTTGTCACGTACAGGGCACGTAACGCTACAGTCCGCATACCAGAGTCGTACCAAGCCAGTGAGACAGACGGAGCCATTACGTACATACGTAGTCACAACACAACCCTCTTTGGTTGGTAACTTAAAAAGGCGGCCTAGAGAGGCCGCCTTTTTTAATTAATACCCTTATGTTTTCTAACAGGACAGGTCCACGGAACTCTCCGAAGGGAAAGAGCCGTAGAGGAAATACGAGAACCACTTGAAGGGGTTATTGGTGAAGTGGGTATCTAGGTTTTCGGAGGGGTTAACCTTGAGGGCGTCAAAGAAATAGGGTGCAGTCCCAACCCACTCACCCGCTAGAATGGAAGTACGCAATCCCTTGTACCAATCGTGGCACCCCGAAGAGTTCTCCGCCATGTTATTGTAGGTACCACCCCCTACGCGATCTGGACCCAGGGGTACGCCGCAAGCAGGGTCACGGTGGCCATCTAATCCGTCGTTGTCTGCGAAGTTCCCCTCGGAACTACAGCTGGTACGGTAGTAAGATGCCAGTACCTCAATCCCCTCACCTGTACCCAGGTTTACAGTTTGCATAAGGGCTTCGTAGCTACCCAAGGACCCGTATAACGTAGTTTTAAAGTCAATCACTGAGTTGGTACGGTCTTCTTCAAATGCTATGTCCATCTTAATGAGCGTAGCAGAATCCCGGACGGTACCCGTAAGACCCAGGGGATAGATGATCGTATTTGGGAACAGAATGACCATTTCACCGTTTAGCACATACGCACGGCCTTCGTCAAAGGTGTACTCGTTGATGGTGTAGTTTGTGACGAGTCCATCCTGTAGGGTGTATATGGAAGGTAGTACGCTGGTGTCGGGGTCAGCCACTGCGGGGTACACCCGAGGGGTAGCTTCGAACCCAAGGGCTTGCAATTGGGCATCCATGGTTTTGGTGGAATCCAGGAAGGCAAAGTTGGGTCCAGAAAAGTTCAGAAATGATGGTGTCACCAGTACGGTATCGGTGGTGTCGGTTACGAGGGTAGAAGTGTCGCCGGGAACGAATGCCGTGTCCACGGGTACAATGGTAGTGTCCACGGGGATGGGCGTACCGGGGTCGATCGACACAATTTTGAAATCGAGGGTGTCACCAGTAGGTGTAACGACCTGGGCGGAATCCCCGTCCACGTTAAGGAACTGGCCTGTGTAAACAGTACCCGTGGCGGTGTCCACAGCGGTACCGATACCAGTGGTTTCATCGAATGAGGTGACATGCACGTAAGTGACGTTACCCTTTTCGTCCTGTACCCCGACAACGGAGTCGTCAGAGAGGCACCCGTTTACCAGAAGTAACAGGGCTGCCGTAATCAGCATAATGATGGTGTTCTTTTTCATGATGGTATCTCCTCTCATGGTTTTTTTAATACCTGCCGTAGCAGTGCCCTACAATACAGTATATAACCGGGTAGTCCTACATTATCACATTTTTTAAAAGAAAAATTGGCCATATGCCAAAAAACGTCAAAATAGGCACATAACCTTTTAATCTCCGTGACTACTTATATGCCAGCTAATTTAGATGACGCAGGAGACAACCCGTTTTTCATGGGTTATCATGAAGGTCCTACCATGGGTAAGACCCGGTTTCCGTCCATCTCTGCAAAGATACCTATGGACTCCGTCCAGTGGACAATCCGCAGGTATTTCCCGGGGGTAACCCCCTACCTGAAGGATTGGATCTGGAAGGAGTTGGAGCAGAAGGGGATCATGGAGCAAGCTGGCAAGGATGGTTTTGAGGATAAGGTCCAGTCTTTTATGGAGGAATTCTTGAAAACCAACCACTTGGTCGTAGATGGCCATTTATCCAAGATAGGAGATACCAATGAAAACCGCGAAAGCCACAAATGAGGCTACCGAACTAAGGCGCCGGGCAGATAAGGTGAATAACCTACTGCAGAATTTCGCCAAAATGTCAGGGGAAGCCTCCAAAGTGCTGGGGAAGCTAAGTGGCATATCCTCGGAATTGGATTCCGAGCTTCAAAACTTCATAGCAGTCTTAGAGGGAATGGATAATTCTGAGGAAGGGGTCACCAGTCTTCGACTGCTAAAAGCGGCCAATGGTCTCAATCTCCGGATAGCCTCTGGGGTCCGCTCAAACTTGGGTAGGCTAAAAGATACCCAGAAGAATAGTGTCATAGTCTCTTGATAGGCTTTTTTAGGATACGGAGAAAATATTACAGATGGCTGGAAAAAAATCAAATACACCTATGGTCAAGGTTGCGAACACTCGCACACCTGGCGTGACCGTGGTTTCCGATGTAATCCCTAAGAGCACCCCCCTCTCGGACAAAGAGAGAATGGCCCGCAAAAAAGTGGCAGCTCTAGCCGGCGGGTTCGGGTCCAGTAAAACCGCCAGCTTCTACGGATCCGGAGACGTGTCCATGGGTTCCGGCGGTAATTGGTACAGCCCCCAGCTGTCCACCGACTTTCTGGAAAAACCACAGAATCTGCGGGAACGCAGGGCGTGGTATCGCCACTTTTACAACTCCACCGAGATCATCGGTGCGGCTATCGATCTGCATTCCACCATACCCCTTTCCAAAATAAAGCTGCAGAAGCCCAAGGCGAAGAACGAACATTTGGCTGAGTACAGCTACCGCTTTTTTGATAAGATGTCCGAACGCTTGAAGATGCTCAGAAGCCTTTCGGAAATAAGTCATGAATTTTGGCTGATAGGCAATTGCCACACGTTCGCAGAGGACCACAATCCCTATGACGGATTAAGCAAGGATGCTAGGGCAGCCCTTGAAGCGAGGGGTAAGGCCCAGTCTGATATGCTTCTGAAGGAATACCGCATAACGGACACAGACCCCAACTACATAGGGTGGAGAAAACTCATCATCCTACCACCTGACCAAGTGCGTGTCACCAAGATCCCTTTTGCGGACAACCCCCTCATTGAGTACCTACCTGACCCCGAGACTAAGGCAGCCATCACAAGATTTGAAGAATCTGGTGGAGATGCCTTTAAGAACCTGAGCAAATCCTCTCGCCCCGATGTCCCTGAGGAAATCAGGGAGCAAGTGTCTAGGGGAGGAACCATACCCCTAGAGCAGGACCCTAACGCCGGATCCTTTGTTTTTCATTTTGCACGTAAGAAGTCCCAGTACGAAACCAATGGTGTATCCATCCTGGAAAGGTGTGTTAACACCCTTCTGGTCAAGGATAAGCTACGCCAGGCCCAGACATCCATCGCCAGTAGGCACATGACACCCATACGGGTGGTCACGGCTGAAGATCTTAGTGAGATGGATGTGGAAGATTTAAGGTCGCAGATTGACATGGCCCTTATGGACCCTGACTACTCGATCGTAGCTAACTACCAAATCAGCTGGGAAGAGTACGGGTCCAATCAGAGGCTCCTAGACCTTTCTGCTGAGTTTGAACGGTATGACTCGGACTTGTACGCTGGTCTGGGTGTCACCAAAGAAATGATGACTGGTGAAGCGTCCTACTCGGGGTCCAAGATAACTTTGGAATTGCTGAATATTCAGTACCTCCTGTTCCGCGACATGCTGCAGGAGTACATTGAGAAATATCTGTTCGAACCCGTGGCCCGCAGAAAAGGTTTTGTGGAAACGGATAAGTACGGTAATGAAAAGGTCATCTACCCTAAGATATCCTTTGCACGTCTCTCCATCAGGGATAACGACTCTGTATTCGATCAGCTCATGCAGCTGTACAATAAGGGAAGCGTCCCCATCGAAGACATCTACGACTTGATAGGGATAGACTCCACCACGGCCACAGCCCGTCTGAAGAGCGATCTCCTGTCCGTCAACGACTCTGCGTTTAACGACCTGGTCCGTGGCGTGTACCAGGCGGCAGCCAATGAGATGCCTAACCGTACGGATATCATGTCCAAGTTGGCTACAGCTCTTGGCGTCACATATAAGGAGCCCACTGAGGAAGCAGGCGGAGAAGCTGCAGGCGGTGGCGGAGGCGGACTTGGGGGCTTAAGGTTCGCAAGCGATAAGGCCCAAAAAATCGAATTGGAATCTCTATTGGCTAGTGACCCCGAGGGTGTGGCTAAGGTTATCAAGTTTCTTAAATCTAGGCAAGCTCCCGTAGTGAAGGTGAATGGAATTGACTAAGAAGTTGATCATAGCGTCCGAGCTACGAAAGCTGGCTCAGGAAATGGTGGAGAACAAAGAATCCCGGTTATTGGAGGACGGCTCTTCCACGAAGGAAAAGCCGTTTTTGAAAATGCCAAATGATAAGCCTCCACGGCGCAAGAGTAACAATGTGACAGATACGAGAGAGTACCGCAACCAGTACCAAAAAGAGTATCGGGAAGAAAACGGAAATGGGTACATCCCTAAGGGACCCAAGAAGAGCAAGGAAGGCCAAGATGGATGAGCTATACCAGGAATTAATGAACCAGCTTAAAAATCTGGAAACCTCTCTGAAGTCATTTTCTGAAAAGGATGCAGAAGAACTTGTAACTTCCGACGACCTAAAGAAAGAGATGCTTAAGCAGCAGCGTGCTGCCAACAAGCTTCAGTTCGATCTCAGTAAGATGAGAGAAGGGTTGGAGGCGGATGTTTCGTCATTTCCAGGAGAAGACGCGATAGGGGCTAAAGCTAGCACCGACATGTCTCGGTTCGCGAGCGAAGAGGTCCTACGCCAATTTGCTGGAAAAGTTAAAAAACAGCTGGGATAATCTTTTAATCGTTCCCAAGGAATCGGTAAGCCTGCCGGTCCTAGGGCCCCAGGCATAAGAACTTTATACACGGATGGGTCGAACCATGAGCAAGAAAGACGAAAACATTCTGGAGCAGCACCCTGAGGTTAAGAACAACGCTCAGGATTATTTCTTTTACGAGAAACAACCTGTGATTGAAGAAGTGGTCAACCGCGGGGACTCCCGTGAGAAAGAGACCCAGGCCTACGAGATCACCGATGACGATATGGAGAAGCTCGCTAAGTTCGCTTTGAACTGTGTGGACAAAGATCTCTTGGAAGATAATCGTGTGGCCGCCGTAAACTCAGCCGTCTCCATGGCCATAGGAAGCATGGACGAAGGTAAGTGGCAAAGCAAGGTCAGCGCTAGTACCTCCACTCTCTTAGCGGATATGGTGGACAAACTCTTGACCCCTTCTGAAGAAAAGAAGGTGGAAGAAAAGGAAGACCAGAACATGGAGTTTACCAACAAGAACGGACAGACCCCTGATGAGATGAGTAAAATGGCAGCGGAAGCCGCTCCCGTCGCTCCGCCCAAGAAGGGCGTGGTAGTTAAGCTTAAACCAAGCGGACGGGCCCAGCAGCAGTCCAGCGGTCAGACCAATAAAGCTGTCTCCCAGATGAGCGGACGTCAACGTGCTACCGTCAAGAAAATGCTTAGCAAGGGCGACACTGTGATTTTGTCATCTATCCTTGGCCAGCTGGATAAAGTAGCCGGTAGCATCCAGGACGCTGGTATGGAGGCTCTCGCCGCCAAACTGGACGCTGTGGCGAATACCTTGGAGAAAGAATCCTTTTTCAGCCCGGGCACCGGTCCCTCAGACCAGCCTGGTGAAGAAAATCGTCCGTCTAACCCGGACGACACCGATATCCAGAAGAATTTTCCCTGGCTCATTCAGCTTATCGAAGAATGGCATAAGGCCGGTGCAGGATGGGAACCAAACCCCACTGCCAAAAAAATCCAGAAGGAATTTCTTCTTAACCCAGCCAACAGGGACATGTTCAAGAATCTGTGGAACCCTCAGGATTATGAGCGCGCCACTCGCTTGGTGAACTCCATATTGGATACCAAAAACTACTACGAGGAGCTGATGAAGCTCATCGAATCACATAAAGATGCCCCTATGGGTAAAGCGGAGGCCTAACATGGAAATGGTCAAGAAAGCAATAAAGGCTGTGACTGGCCTACTGGGAGGTTTCCTCCCCCTGTTCACGGACACCAATCCTGCAGGTAAACGCAAGGTTTCCATCGGGAGAGCTCCTCTTCTGGTGATCCTAGTGATCATGTGTAAGCACTACATGATCACCGGCGCTGGCCCCGACACGGGTATCCTGGCATTCATCGGAATGGCCATGGCCTACAACGGGTTCTCCAAGACTAAGTCTGCCAGCGGTGAAGGCAGCGAGAATACTTTCGAGTAAAGGAATTAGAGCTATGCTTAATCAAGAAGACATCCAGAGAATGAAAAAGGCAGCTTCCCTTGAGCTGGAAGGTTTGCAAAAACTTTCTGAAGCACAGGACCTACTGAAGGGCGGAGCCATGAGAGTCGAAGGTGACCCCATGCCCGTAGTGACGGAAGGCGAACCCGAAGCAGAGCCTGAAGAAGGCGGCATGGTCCTCATGCTTTCTGACGAATACAAAGCAGCCTCTTTGGAAATCCTGGAAAGTGTAGCCTCCGAGTTGGAAAAGTCCGACAAGGAAGAAATCCGCGTACAGGCCGGTGAGCTTAGGCTTGCTGCTGAGGCTGTTCGCAAAAACTCTTTCGTGTATGAGAAGGACCTCGTCGACCCCGAACCCGAGGTGGACCAGTTCTTCCGCGACGGTGTCGTGGAAATTCCCTCTGAAGACAAGGGCAAACCTTTTGCCAAGAAGCTCGAAACGGATGACACCGTGGAAGTAGCCAACTTCGTAAAGAATCCTGCTCCCTACCAAAAGATGTAAGACCATGTCCGTAAAAAGTGACCAACACAGAGTAATCTTGGCAGCCCTGGCGGGTATACCCGACATCCAGGAAGCTATGGCTTCTAAGCAAGCTGAGTTACAGGCCCTAGGTGCCCTAGAGGAATGCCTCGCTTTCGAACAAAGCGTGGATCTCTCCATGGGGATACCATCAGGAGAAGTTCTGCAAGCTTTGATAGCCAATAAGGTTAAGCAGTTGGCCGCCCTAAATGTGTTGGACGAAGGTGGAGAAGAATCCAAGGAAGCCGACTACGGTACCAACTTCGAGAAGTCTCTCACCGAGCCATTGGATCAGGCCGAGATCGTGGCTAAGAACAGCGATCCAGGACATAAGGCCTACTGGCAGGATCTGGTTAAGAAAGCTTGGGGGTCCCTGGTGGCCCTTCGTAACGGGGCTCCTCCCGCAGCGGGCGGTGCTCTTAACTACGAAGCAGCTATGCAGAACTTGGCTAATCGAATCCAGAATGAGAAAGGAGCTAACCCCCAGGAAATGAACGAACTCCGTATGTTCCTGAAGGACTTCCCCTCTCTGTACAAGACGGATGCCTCTTTGCTAGAATTTGGAAAGAAGACCTTCGCTCAGAAGGATCCTAACAAGATCCCTCAGGCCAAGAAGGCTCTGGAGCTTTTTGCCAACATCATAGACATGGCCGGAAAAATCGATCGGTGGAAGGGTCCCAACTTCTTGCAGTTCGTAAATACCCTAAGAGGGTACACAAACAATTTCAGAAATGCCTACAACGCTTTAGGGTGACATTACTGATAAAAGTCAAGCTCCTCGTGAAAGCGGGGAGCTTTTCTATTTTCCAATTTTAACTCTCCAGGCAGCCACTAAGGCAATGTGTGATAAATTCCCAGGACGCACGGGGGTTCTGGTTGTACCCATCTGTAGGCGGCCCCGGTAGTCCGCAGGGTCAAAGGACTCGTGGCTGAGGTATTCGATAGCGGTGGGCAGAGGGGATTTTAAAAGGCGCACCATGAGCTTCCTCTCTTCCCTGGCAAGCTTAGCCTCTTCAGGTAGGGAGCATCCGTCCAGTCTAGCCAAAGCATGGTGAACGGGATTGGCGAGCTCGGACACGTACATGATACCCGTGGAGTGGAATGAGACCCCCTCAAATAGATTCAGAATGACTGCTATGTCGTTGGAAAAATAGTGGAAGTTGAAATCGAACCGTTTCTCCCGTGACATGTAGTGGATCTCACTCCAACTAGCGTGGGAGGCTTCTTCATACATGCGGACCAGTAGGTCTATGTCGTTTTTTGTAAGTAGCTTTCCCATAGAACTATCCTCTCTCTACTAACAGTATATAACCCCTGATCCATTAAATAACAGGAAAAGAAATTGTATATTGAAAAAGTTCAAAAAGGGGTCTTATCCATATGGTGAGTAAAGAAGTTCGTGAAGTAATGCCTGACGGTCACGTGATCAGGATAGATGGCAGCAGGGCCTTAACTTTCCTGGTCTCACCTGGGTCCCTGGACGGTTTGGTGAAATACCTTCACGAAAATGGTGTGCACTACCCCGAGGGCGTGACCGAGCAAGAGGTCAATGGCATCCGGCAGCACAGTGATGAGGTCCTAGCTGATCTGATCACTTTCCGATCTTGATCCGCCACATGGCGATAACTTTTTCAGACCTCATGGGCCACAGCTCGTTCGCAGGGATTCCCAGACCGAGACCTAGGTCAGCTTGTTCTCGCATGCTTTCCATCATGTTGTTGTAGTTGGTATTGGCCTCCCGGTTTTTGTGAATAAAGAACACCATGTCCGTAAGGGGCCTGTTCAGGACTTCACTGCAATTGGTTAACTGTTTGGCACGCAGGGGGATGTAGTCCGTACAGCTTCTGTTACTAACCCATGCTGCAATACCTTCCAACAGGTGCCCGAACGTCTCAGGTCTGTCGGGGGTCTCCTCTCCTGGCCAAATGTGCCCAGCTAAAACGGGGAACACAGGGTCCACTACCCCTAGTGATGTGGTCTCGGAATAAAGGGCCTCCGCAGGAGTAGCTTTCCTGTCCAAGCCATACGTATCCACGTACAGACCTAAAAGAGTCTCCCACTCAGCAGAAGTGATTGTTTGTTCTAAGGCCATAGGGGTATCCTCCGATACCCAAGCATATAAAGTACCCACCGGTTTATAACCTATTAATAGCCTGTGTAGGTCCTAAAAATAGGGAATAGCTTATGTTTGCGAATCTGAGTAACCTCATCGAGGCTAAGAAAAAGGAAATGGAAGGGTACGACCTTCTGCTGGCTGCTGCTAACTTAGAGGGACCTGCGGAAAAAACTGCCGGTAACCTAACCTCCTTTTTGGATATCCGCAACAACCCCGTAATGAGCGAAGAGGCTCGCGGTACCTTTGTAAGCCAATTAGTTGGTGCCGACATACCTGGAGCCCTAGATGTCATTCGCAAAGAAGTCAAGGACATTGATACTCTGGACGACTCCCACAAACTGCAGGGCCTGAAGCACCTGCTAAGTCGATGGGGAAAACTTCTGGAAGACCTCAGGACCGTGGCACGCTCTGTTCATATGGATGACCCCACACGGGGAGACAAGGTTATGGACTTCGTCCACAGCATATCAGCATCCATGCCGCGGGGCCAAGAGGATCAGGTCCTACGTGAAATGGATGTGGTACTGGAAGCCTTCCGTAAGGACCAGGAAAACAATGTCCCAGCGGCCAGTATGGAAGCAGATAGGGTAGCCCCCAAGCCTGCCAAGCGCTACGGGACTTTGATGCACTTCTTGAACAGAACACAGCACAAGTACTCCTAGTACTTATAATCTCTTAATCGTCCACCGGAATTTGAATAATGCTGCACCTAGGGTGTGGTATGCCTTAGAATTTCAGCCCGTGGAGTGATCATGGCCGCTTTATACCCTATCTCAGTTGCCGCTGAGGACTTCAAGGTGGGCGACAACGTACGTTGGTTCACCAGCTCTACCGATGTTTCCCCTTATGTGGGAAAAGTCGTAGCCGTAAGCCCCAAGACCTATAAGGTCTGGGTGACATGGCCCATCGGAGAAACCCAGCAACATGCCCCCGAAGAATTAATCCTGGTACCCAAGTTCCAGGGTATGTCCGTGGTGCAGGAAGACAACGGGTACGACTCTTACGACAAGCAAATGTCCGCCGAGACATTTGGCACCATGACCCCGTCTTTCCGTGAAAAGGCCGCATCTGTGGTCGCTCGCAGCTTCGAGGCTATGGTGGACATGCACAACAAGATGGCGTCGTTCCGTAAGAACGCTGATGACCTGACTGCCCAGCATGCCCTTCGCGTCGCCAACACTGTGATGGACGAAGCCGCTTCCCTGAGAAGTGCTGGCAAAACGGCCATGCAGGCTTACGACATCATGTACGACAAACACGGTTCCTATCTGAGTGACAGCTTGATCAAGCAAGCCCTTACCCAGGAATACAACGAAGAATAACAGGAGGCTTCTCATGGCAATGATTAAGAGAGGCGCATCGATTTCCCCCGTGTCCACCAACCCCAGCTGGGGTCGGATCAAGAACACGGGTATCCCCGCCAAGCAAAATGGCGCCATGGGTAAAGAAGTTGGTGTAGAGGAAGAAAACAAAGAAGAGAAATAATACCATGGCAATGAGAAAAGAAAGTAAAGCCCTTCTGGTTACTCCCCGAGTAAATGCCAGTAAATGGGTGAACGCTACATCCAGGAATCGTTCAGGGGGCCAGGTCAAGACTGCTTCAGAGGCCTTGTCAAAGTACGATCCGTCTAAGTGGCTCCTTTCTCACGTCACTATCATGGCTTCCGTGGATCTGGAAGAAGCTAAGTCAGGAGACCCCAAGTCTGCCTACCTCATCAAGCCAGAGCACAGCATCTTTGTGAACAATAATGGAGACTGCTGGGAAAGAGATCTTCTTGCAGCCACCTACAAGACTTTCGTGGGCGCCAACAACTATGTTGAGCATGTCCAGCTGCCGGAACACTCCAAGGGTAAAGTTATTGACGCGGCCATCAGGGAAGTCGATCTGGGACTAGATTCCCGTGGCAACCCCCTCACCACTCTGTATGTGGATCTGTTGATCGCTACCAGCTGGGAATACCCTGACATTTGTAACAAGATCCTGACCGGTGAGTACAACGCCGTTAGTATGGGCTGCCTCATACAGTACTCAACCTGTAGTCGTTGTGGTAAGACGGCCAAAGACGAATCCGAACATTGTGAGCATATCCGTTTCTACCGTAGAAACACTTTCTACGATGATAACGGGAACAAGCGAATCATCGCCGAGATCTGCGGTGACAAGAAGGACCCGTCGAGTGTCACATTCATTGATGCCTCCTGGGTCCGCAAGCCTGCGTTCCCTGGTGCTGTGATACGTAACATCGTGTCTCCTCCCAAGGCTGTGTACCAGGCCGCTAAAGCTGCCGCTCGCGGAACGGGCGACCCCCTCATGGAGAATGTTAAGTCCCGCGAAGTAATCAAAACTGAGCACCATGATGTGTCTGCTTTTGCTAAAGCCGCTTCTATGAAGATAGCTGAAGGTGAGGACGACTCCTCCGCCAGATTTGGTGAGCCTGCTGAGGCTCCTGCTGAGGGTAAGAGCGACGCAGATTTCCCTGAACCTGAAGCAGGTGCCGGTGGAGATGCTGGTGCTGGCGCCGATAGCCTATTCGGGGAAGATGCCGCCGCTGACCCCGCTGACCCCCAGACTACACCTGAGGAAGCACAGGCCACTCCTTTGGATTCCATTAAAAAGGAAATTCAAGACGGGCTTATGCTTCAGATCAAGCAACAGCTCATGGACCAGGTCAACGAAGCCTTCAAGGATAAGAATCCTACGGAAGAAGTGGGCGAGGACAATGCGGACACTGAAAGCATTTTCAGACAGTCGGACTCTCTGGTGAAAGAGGCGTCATCTCACAACACTGCCAGGTACTTGCAAGACAAGTACTCAGTGGACGTCACCAAGATCCAGAATGTGAAGCTTGCCGCGTCCCTAATGGCCATGGCCTCAGTACCCAAATTGTCTGATATCTCTAAGCTGGGGTTCACACGAAAGGATGCCGCCGCTGTACTTCGATTTGTGGATGAACGCAGGAACGGACAGCCCGTGGGTGACGATGTGGTGCAACACGTTGTGGACCATAAAGGACCCGTTGACAAGGATTATATGCTGAAATTTGTTCTTGACAACGTAAGGCGTCCCTCGGACCACGAGAAAAAAGTTTTACGGACATGGCCCGCCATCCTAGACGGTATCTAGCCTAGCGGTCTTTTACCAGAAATTTTACCAGAACTGATAATCTATTAATCATATCGAAAACTTCGAAAATTCCTTATGAGTCTACAGCAGAATTTGATGTAAACGCAGAGGAAGTGACTTGGTCCCCGCAGGGCATTCCAGCCGCGAGGGGGATGAACAAAATCAGAACCCAAGAGGATACTCAAATGGAAAGAACTAGGCTTACAGACAAGAAGGCGGGGGAAGTCAACGACGTGTACACCATGAATGGTGCACGCCCCGATGAAGCCAAGCGCGGCGGTAACGGATCCGGTGAAACATTCCAAAAGGAATACCAGACCGGCGACACTTCTTCATGGAAGGAAGATCCGATCTCCACGCAAGAAACTGCAAAACTCAATACCGAAGATGCCAAGCGCAACGAGATGAATCTCGGTGAAATCCGCATGGCCTTCGCTCAAGCCATCAAGCAATCCAGCCAGATGCGTGAACACGCAGCCAAGTGCATGATCGCCTCCGAGCGTATGCTGCCTGGTGCAAGCCAAGAAGCTCTGATCGCTAACTCTTCCGATCTCATGTTCCTCCCCGACTCCGCCATTGACGGTGTGCTTTCTCGCCAAGCCTCTTTGGCTTTGAGCGTGACTTCCGCTGCCGACGAACCTGAAGCTCCTGAAGCTCCTAAAGCTGCCGGTGAAGGTGAGCCCGACGGTGACGAAGCTCCTAAAGCTCCCGAGACTGAAGAAGCTCCTGAAGCCAAAGAAGCTGAAGACAAGATGGCCGCTCTCGAAGACAAGCTCGCCAAGTTGACCGACGTGGTGATGGCCATGGCCCAAGCCGCTACCGAACCTGCTCCCGCTCCTGAGCCCGATGGTGACGAACCCGCTCCTGAGCCCGAACCCGAAATCGAAATGGGAAAAGAAAACATTGTTGAGGCTTCTGCCAAGACTGCTTCTTCCCATGGCGATGACGCTTTGGAATCCATTTTCAGTGCTGTGGAACCTGCCGCTGCTTCCTTGACCAGCTCGATGGTCAAAAAGGCTTCTGCCGGATCCTCCGACGACATTCTTGATTCTCTCTGGGGTTCTACTCCCAACGTGTCAGCTGTTTTCAGCTAACACCTGGGGTTAGAAGAGACACAAAATACTCCTACCGTGCCTCGCGGTAGGGAATGTAACCCAACCTCACAAGGAAGGTAAACCATGCGTGGACAAAGCAATAAAATTGCTCCTGCGCTTGAACTCCAGCCTCTGTACCGTGGTACCCTGAACTCTTACTGTGCAATCAGTGATGAAGGGCTTACCGTGGACAATCGCTCTGGAACTCAAGCTCTGGCCAACACCACTCTGAACACCGCCACTCCTGACGGTATTCTGGCTGGCTCCGTAGTTCGCATCGTAGATGCCGCTACTGTCGGTCCTGCTAACGACGCTGCTACAGGCGTTCAAGTAGGTATCGTCGGTATCGCTGTTCGCAATGCTGCTGGCGAAGCTTACGAATCCACCTCATCCGTGGCTTCTGGCTCCATCACCTATCTGCACGGCACTGGCTCCGTTGTCGAAGTTCCCGTTTACGAGACTGCTGACACTGCCGGAACCGCGCTCGATTATTCCACCGCTGCCGGTCTCCCCGTCTATGCTTCCGCTAATGGTCTTCTGACCATCGCTGCTGGCTTGACTGGTGGTGTCGCTGCATCTGGTGCAACGATCGTAGGCGTAATCATTGAACCCCCAACCGCCAGCAGCCCCGTCATGGTTGTTCAGCTGCGCGTTTAAGGAGGACAGAAAAATGAGTATGTCTAAACTTTCCAACGAACAAAAGAGCCAAGTGATCGCCCAATACATTGGAACGATCGAAGGCCGCCAAAAGCTTGCTGCTTCCATGCAGCAGCCCCTCCGCGAACGTCGCGACTATTCCTCCGTTGGTCGTAAGACTTTCGAAGTGGAACAGTTGCCTGACGGCGCATTGCCCATCTACGACAAGGATCCGGACGTACGTGCCTATGCCGTGTCTGAAGAAGGTGAAAACATCCTCGGTACTGCTCGCGGTACTCGTGTGATCTTCCCTCTCTTCGAACTGGCTTCCAATCCTGAGATTCCTTTGTCTCAGATCAAGGAACGTCGTTTCGACCTGATCGAACGTGCTCAGAACCTGGGTAAGGCTCAGATTCAGGCTGCTGAAGACTCTCGCGTCTTCGAAGTCTTGGATCAGCTGAATGTGAATGGTTTCGATACCGATACCAATCCTAACCCTCAGGTGAACGTGAACGCTCCTGTCACTCCTGCCGCTTTCATCGATGCTTTCGCTGAAATCGAACAGTGGGACAACCGCGTTGCTCGCGTGTTCATGAATGCCCGTGACTTTGCTGACCTGCGTAAGTGGGGACGTGATGTTTTGGACATCGAAACTCAAGCTACCCTGCTCAAGACTGGCCTTATGGCTACCTTGCACGGTGCCCAGATCATGATCTCCCGTATCGTGGAACCTGGCTACGTGTATGTCTGTGCAGAGCCTGAGTTCTTGGGACGTATCCCCGTTCGTACGGAACTTACCGTTCTGAGCGCGGATGATCCTAAAGCTCGCCGCATCGGCTTCAGCATCTTTGAAATGCTGGGTATTGGAGCATTCAATCCTAAGGCGATCACTCGCATTAAGATTGCTCGGTAACCCGCAATTCATCTTGCAAAAAAGACCCGGAGTTTACTCCGGGTCTTTTTGTGTTTTATAGGGGTGCGTAGGGGTACCCCCTCCGACCATAAAAGTTCTGTGCTGACGGCGCTAGAAACAAAAGTTAGTCTAATAGGGCTACCCGTTGTTAAAATATCTAAATTATGGAAATGAGTAATATGCTAGCCCTACAAGCAATGATCGACAAAGGTTCCACTCTTGAGGAAGTTCAGAAGAACTTTCCGTACCTTACACACAGCTCCTACAAGAGGTTAGCGGGCGGGTCCACACGGAAAGCAGTAAACAGGAAAACTGGTTCGGTTTCTAATAAGAAACTAGAGGCCCTTACCATGGCTACCCCTGATACCCTGTCCGAAAAACTATTCGTAGCGGCACGCGGTCTAAACATACGGGGCGAGGCGGAGAGGTTGGCCTACAACAGTTTATTTGGGGATGGGTGCATAAGTGGGGGACCCTCCCCGTACTTCCTGGAATCCCACGCTTTCTCTCAAGCTCCTTACATGTGGATGAAGGCGGCAATGCTCGGGGACTCCCTGTCTAGTTTAAGACTAGGAGTAAGCTCAACCGCCACGGCTAGAGAGGACATGCAGGTGCATGCCAAAAGTGCCTGCACCGCGTGGGCTAAACGTCTCAGGGATCTTTTCTATCCTGGGGGGTTTAAGGACATCATGAATCCGTCTGTGTACGACGAGTTCGGGGAGGACACCCTAGCCATATGGGCTATGGACGACGGGTCCAGGTATGACAAGAAAAGCGGTATCAAGATATCCATAGGGTTCCAGGACCACTACACACTTAGTAGACTGGAGGAAGTAGCTCGTCTGATTGAGTCAAAAACGGGAGTCCCCGTAGCTCCCGTACAGGACCACCACTCCTTCTTACTCCGCATAACTTGCAAGGACTCTCTGGCGCGTCTATCCCATTATTTCGTGAACAACCTCAAGTATAAAATTACCGACAGGCTATGGGAGACACCTATCAAGTACTGGGCTAGGGGTCTTTCTGAAAAAAGTGAAGAGTTGTTCAGGGACATTGATCACCCCCTATGGGACCCCTCGGACCCCAAGGCACACATCCTTGTGTCTCGCACGAAAGCGAGGGGCTTCCCTTACCCCGTAATGTCTAAAGAAAATATGGTCAAAAACTTGGGGTTCATAAGGGATGCAGAGGTTTCCACCAGGGGTCATAAGATTCTGGCACACTCACGGTACACGTCCCTACCCTCTAGTTTTTATAAGAATAGGTACGGTGTGTCGTCCGGGGGTAGACCGTCCCCAGTGGAGGTGTTCCGTAGTAAAGGCTTACTTACCGACTGCCTGGGTAAGCAGATAAAGGAAGGGTCTCGGTACGAGAACTCCAACATCAGAGGAGCGCTATCCTACTACGGGTCCAAGGTAGCGTCCAATTTTAACCCTGTGTGGGCTAAGTACCTCCTGGAGAAATACGGTAGGGGGCCTGACGACTTGGTCCTGGACCCTTTTTCTGGATGGGGCGGGCGTATGGTTGGGGCTTCCGTAACAGGGGAACGTAGCTATCACGGCATAGACTCCGAACCCCTTACAGTAAGTGGGGCACTTGAGCTGGCGTCGTTTTTAAAGGAGCACACATCGGTAAAGGACATCACAGTGGTACAGGGGTGCTCCAGTGACCCTAGCAATTACCCTGAGGAGAACACGGCGGATATCTGCATTGCGTGCCCCCCGTATTACAGGCATGAGCTGTACTCAGAGGATCCCCTGCAAAGTGTGAATCAATTCCATAGCTACAGAGCGTGGGTAGATGGCTTTGTGTACCCCGTAGTTTGCAACATACGTAGGTCGGTTAAGCCCGGAGGGAAAGTAGCCTGGGTAATAGGTGACGTGGGTAAGTACTCCCTGGTAACCGACTCCATAAGAGTGTTCCTTTCTGCCGGGTACAAAATGATAGACGTTCTTGAAATATGCAGTTCGGGTAGGTGGGACAGCGGGTACACCGACAAGGTCTTGTTGATGGAGGTTTGTAAGTGAGTACGTGTCCATACTGTAAAGAGGTACATCGCGTACTGACTTCCCACATAATAAATAAGCATGGGAAATCTGTAGCGGACTTACGTCGGGAGTACCCAGGCACCCCTCTACTCGATGAGGATGTTGTGGCCCGGGCTGTGTGCTCCCGGGATTACGTAGCAGCAAAAATCAAGACTGCTAAAACTTTTGAGAGGTACGCGGGAGGGCACCCCATGAGGGACCCCCAGGTCTTGAGTAATCGGAGCAAAGTCCGAGAGTTAACAGGGCCTGTTTACAATAAAGCAAAGGCCCGGGAAACAACCTTAAAGAACCACGGAGTGGAGCACTACTCCCAGACGGAATCCGCTCGTGCTAAATCCCGGGAAAATATGAAAAAGCTCCACGCCGAGGGTAAATCCCATGCGGGTAAAAACCGAAAAGTGTGCCCCGCTGAGGACCTTCTAAGGGATAGAGTGTCTAGAGGCGTCCTACTTAAAAGTGTTGCCAACGAGTTTGGAGTGTCCTCGGTCACCTTGGCAAAGTGGTGCGAGGAAATGGGTATAGATACCCGGCGTGGGGATCACACGGGGGAGGAAGAGACCTGGAGGGAGGAGATGCGGGCACATACCCGGAAAGGTGGTTCCCCTGCAAGGTCAGCGTTATCCAAACTCCATGGTACGGTGGATTACCCTTTGTCCGCCACCACAGCTCAAATAGAACATCATTTTGGGTCGTGGTCCGAGTTCGTGAGTTACTGTGAAGTGACGCCCGCCCGCCAGGGGTTACCCAGCCAGCTGGGAGAGTACCTACAGAGTTGCAAAGAGGTAGGTTCCGTCTTGACGGGCCCCGAATTTGCTCGTTATAAGGGGGCCCCTAAGTACGCGGGCAGGGTCAATAAGGTAATAAGAAAGGTTCCGGGGTTCTTGGACACGGTTAAGGATTTTTTGGACGGTAACGTCAGTGCAGATGACGTAGTGTCTTCCGTATGCGTAGAGTTTTACCGTTAGAAACACCAATCCCGTCTATATACTAAGCCATGGGAAGAAGAAGATATTACGAAATAGCCGTGAGTGAGGAGGTCCTGCATCAGAGCCCCCTCGAGTACGCCCATCCTGGTAACGGCAGTTATGTAGTAAAACTGCTTGTGGGTGCTGCTACCGACGCATACTCAGGAGATCGCCTAGGAAGGGTGGAATGTCCATGAAGGAAGCCCAACTTAGGTATGGACGGCCCCAAAGGGTGTGCCAGGCATGTAGGAACAAGGAAATTTTGCTGAATACCGATTCCCTCATGATACAAGGCCCCGATAGCATCAGGGGCCAGGCTCTAGCCAATAGAGAGAAGGTTCGAAATTATTACTCCAAAGGCCGGTCATGCCAGTACAGAGTTTTTTTCTTGGGGCATTTCGAGCAACTGCTCCGTTCTGACGACCTCACTGGGGGTTTTATTAGGATATCCCCAGACCTAAAGTGGTTGCAGGGCATGCTGCATTTTGAAGAGAGTGGATGCCCAGACTACGACGTGCAAGAGTTTATGAGGGACTTGGACCCCTATGCTCGTAGGTCCGGAACCGTGCCCGTACAGACGTTCGACCGTACTAATGATGCCGACAGGTGGGTTAGGAGGAGAGGTCTACGTCTTTTTTCGGAGGGGTGGTTACTAGAGAATTCTCTGTATTTCGTGCAGTACCTAAGGACTGCTCCCGCTCACGACCTAATGGAGCTCTTGGATCATAAGAGTGTGGTTTTCCCCATGGTCCAAGCCCGTCTGAATGGTACTTGGGGTAAGATCGAAAAGTACCTTGAGGGTCTAGCTAAAGATTGACCCTAGTCTTATTGGCTCCCCTGAAAAGATCAAGCGACCCCCTGTACACTAGGGCCTTACCTGCGTATATCTCTAGGACATAAGTGCTATCACTTTGGAACCCGTGGAAGGTGGCTTGTCCGTATTGGTCGGTAGTCCCCGTATCTGAAAAACCTCCGGGCACCCCTTTCAACAATACTGTCATTCCTGGTACACGTAGGGTATCCCCCGCGAAGGCGGATACTTCCACCACAAGAAGATTCTGTATGTCGTTGTTCTCGGTACCTGGTACCTGAGTGTGGTCTATGGGTATGGACACCATTTTCTGCTGAGAGTCCATGGTGTGGAGTGTCACTACGGGTGCCGACTTCTTATGGACGCTTGTACCGTCCTGCTGGGCAAAACACCACGCCATTAGTATAGCCACTATGAGGGATATTTTCACTGTGATCTCCTTACGGACCCGCGGGTACCGTTCTGATATTTATAATGGGGTCTGGTATCTGGATCTCACCTACATCCATGGATCCGTCTTTCTGCACACTAACGGTTTTATGGAAGGGTATGCGACCTGGGGAAGTGATTTCCACCTTTAGCTTATCCATGCTTGGGTAAAGTTCTTTGTTCAAAGACCCATCACTGTCGGGATCTATACCCCACGGCCCACCCACCACACGCACTGACACGCTGTTGATAGCATCCGGCGGGTCTATGACGATCGTACCGTTTACCACGACCCTGGTGGGTCCCCCAGCAGACGGGATAACCATGGGTATTCCCACGAAAAACCACCCTATAAGGAATAGGGCGAGAGCTGGGTAGTGGCTGGACACCCTAAGCAGCTTTTTGTATTCGATGGATATAGCTTCTTCCTGGGATTTTTGGGAGAGAGTAATCACTCCCTTGTACAGCAGTCCAAGCGATCCCGCTACGAGGAGGCCTCCGCAGGCGCTGGACATGTATGATGCGAATTCTTGAGGCTGCATATGGATTACCTTTTCTTTTAGTATCCCACCAGCATCATTTGAAGATTATGCTTGACCCCCATACTCTTTTAATGGGGTAGGCACTGCTGCAACAATCCCTGGGGTTTCCATGATAGCGTTAAAAATTGCAGATAAATTAAGCAGACTGATTCTGGCGAGTGGCTCCCAGGACATCGATAAGTTTTTGGCAGGTAAGTCTGTCACCAGCATCCTACATGACCCCGAATTTTTGGATACTTTCCGCCGGAAGTCCATGAGACTTTTCGTGGATATGGACGGGGTTCTCACAGATTGGAAGAAGCAGTACCTGGATTTTGGTGGGCAGGATTTTGTGGACCACAATGACATTGACTGGAAGGTAACGCAGAGTCTGCCTTTTTGGTCTACCATGAAATGGTTACCAGGCGGTCATGAGCTGTGGGACAGCCTAAAGCACTTGAACCCCACTGTATTATCATCCCCCGGCATCAGTAGGTACTCAAAAGAGGGCAAGGCCTTCTGGGTATCCGAGAATCTGGGTGAGTCTACTCCATACATCCTGGACACACAGAAGCAGCGCTATGCTGACGGTAGGTCTATCTTAGTAGACGACATGGAGAAATTCCTAGGGCCGTGGGAGGCCAAGGGTGGCATAGGTATTCTTTACAAGGATCCTTCGTCCGCTGCCAGGGAATTGTACAGGAAGGTCATGGGTCTAAGTTAAAAATTACGGGTGCATTATGTACATTGTTACACTATGGCCATACACGCTAGACACACGGACACGGAGCTAGAAGACTTAGACGCCTTCACCCCTAGGTACTCTCTGTACCTAGAGTCGTTTCGGAAGTTTAGGGGAGAGTGTGGTAGCCTAGATGACCTGGTGAGTGAGGTTTCCGCGGATGTGTCCAAGGCCCTTTTCCCAGCAGCTCCTCCTGAGGTTATAGGCATCTACAAAGTAAGCGTTAAGGAAACTGTGCAAGAGTTTATGGACATGCTAATGTTTTCTAAGGCTTCCGATCAGATCGAGAAGCTATCCTCCAAAGATGAAGGCATGCGGAAGCTAAGCGAATGGCTACTAAAGCACCCCGCCCCACTCCTTTAGAGGAGCGACAGTTTTTTCTGGAGGTCCAGAGGATTCTGGGGCGCCTACCCCCTCTCATGTATACAGCTGTGTACAGGATGAGGAAAACCCGGGGTATGGGTTTGACACCCCGTGAGGCCGCCAAGCTTTACTTCCATCCAGAGTTTTTTGACCGGACGGTGAAAGACATACTGGAGCTAAGGGATAAAAAGGGTCAAGGATAATCTTCTAATGGAGTCGGCCTAAGCAAGTTGAAAAAACAACAGTATTTTGCTATGGCTGACATTGGTTTAAATTCTACACCAGGCGGTATCCTCAAAAGGTACGGTATGGCCGTACGCCCTGGATCCCACCAGCACCTGGTGTCCCGTTTGGCCCGGGCCCTTCACCAGCTTCCTGACGGACTTGTCAAGGATTGTGGAATAAAGGATATAGGGTTCGAGGATTTGGGCGAGTCCAAGGAGTACTTCCCCAACCACGGTTACTACGTGGGGGAGACGCTGGTCCTTAATACGCGCTTGGTGGACGATCCCGTAGTTTTCAAGGACACCTCGGGTAAGATTTTGGATCGTTTTGACCACACCCTGTTTCACGAGCTGGGACATGGGTGGGATATGGTTAAGGGCGAGCTCTGCAAGAAACCCGAGTGGTTGCAATTATCGGGGTGGTGTGAGAAACCTGAAGACGGTAAAGTTCGCATCGTTATAAATGACAAGGACTCTGAGGAAAACGTGGTAGGGGAGTGGTTCTACGACCCCTCTTCGAAGTTCGTGCGTTTTTACGCTCGCCGTAACCCTTGGGATGATTTTGCAGACACATTTGCTTTTAAGGTAGCCTCCATGGATGGGTTCATCCCTGACAGTAAGGGCCAGTATTTTAAGGACAGGATGGGATCCTACTATGAATGATGTGGAAAAAAGCTACAAGGAAGTCACCGCAGGTTTGTTTTGGGGTAACAAAAACAAGATGGACACTGTGTCTCCTCAAGAGATTAAGGTGGTCCAGGACTTCATAGCTAATCCTCGGGACCGCATGGAAAGGGTAGAGGAAGCCTGGGATAACGCCCAAAGGTTGGCAAACGGGGAACGTGGTGGCATGACCCCTGAGCAGACCCGCCAGTACAAAGAGATCACCCAGTCCCTGATCCAGAATTTTACTAGAATCACGAACGTGTTCCAAAATCATGGTTTGTGGCCTCATTACGATGGTAAGAGGTACCGATCTACCCACGATCAGTTCATGGGCCTAACCAAGTTCGCCGCCGAATTTAGGGCCAATGCGATCGGCCCCAAGGTTCTTAAATTTCTGGAGGAGTCTCCTGTTTTCCTAAAGGAAGCTGTCCAGGACCTCAAAAATGAAAAAGACCCCTCGTACCTGGACGGTCTGTACCGTTTGGTCTACGATTCTTTGATGGATAAGGACGGGCTGGTAACATCTCTGGAGGAACTGGTCAAGGTGTTTGGCAACGAGAGTGCCAAGGAGCCCGAAGGCAAACCCGTAAGTACGGAAGAGAAGAAAAAGAAGATTCAGTGGATAGGTACCGACGGTATCCAACAAATATCCCAGGCAATTAATAAGGTCATTGAAAAGAAGAAGCCCGTTGAGGGAAGCCCTGACCGTGCGAAGTTTGACCAGGTTGTTGAGGACGCCACCACTAGAGTGGTGGGGAGTGACTGGAGTGGCCGGTTAAAGGGTTCCTTAGAAAAATTTGGATTCAAAGCAGACGGGTCCTTTGACCGCAAGGCTTTTGAGTCCCGCTTTCGCCAGTTCGAAGATTTAGTTAAGACCGCCGCCGAAGGGGATTTTGTAGGTTCCCTACCCGATCTCAAGAAAGAGTTTTTAGGTACGTACGATTCGTACCTCCGGGCGCTTCAGGAATACAAGGATTCTCCAGAGTGGTCCAAAGCTGTCACGGATACCTACTTCGAATTGATACTGGACGGTAAGGACAACCTGTACAAAGCACTGAAAAGTCTGCACGACTCCATTAAGAAGGAGACTGCTGGAGTCCCCGACAGTACCGAACCTGCCAAGGCTAAGGAAGAACCTGAGGACTCCAAACCAGAGGATACCGAAGCACCGGAAGAGGGCAAACCTGAAGAGCAGGCTCCCGCTAACGAAGAGCAGGGTGACGGGGGCTACAGTGCCGAAGAAATGGGTGAGAAGGGACCAAACTCCCCAGTAGCGCCCGATCGGGAGAACCTGGTTAACGAGATTCGTCAGAAGGGTTCTTTCACTAGTGGTTTCAGATCCTACCACAACGGTACCATGAAGGCTTGGTATAGGCAGAACGGTAAGGTGGACAAAGCGTGGCTTTCCCGTACGCTAGACCAGGTCATGTCCAAGCTTGGTAACAGATTAGATTTCAGCGAGGATGTTCTAAATCGTCCGCGTGTGTTGGAGACTATCATCAAATCCAAACACAGCCCCTTCTCGGCATTTTATAATGCCCTTGACGAGGCTTTGTACGATGCTCGCCCCGGTGTGACGACTCCTGCTGATGTGGTCAGCGAGGTAACTCCCGCCGCAGATAAGCTTAAGGCTTGGGGTGAAGCTTTCTATAAGGATTTTTTGAAGAGGTCCAAGGAGCAAGCAGCCAGGGCTAAGGCTGATGAAAAAGAACAAGGTGGGACTGTCACCGATAAGCCGGCGGGTACTGGGGAAAAACCAGCTACCCCGGAAGTTTCTGACCCAGTGACTCCAGAAAATGCCAGTAAAATGCTACAGGAATTGGCCGATAGGATTGAGGAGAAAGGCGAGGTCCTGCCCGAGGACGAAACCCAAGCAGAAGCCATAGCTGAGGTTTTGGTGGAAGAACCCGGAAGCGCCTCCCCTGAAGTCCCCAGCACGAGGGATGTGGAGAAAGCGGAAGCTATAGTGGATTACCTAGAAAGGGTTGAAGCCTTTGTAGCCAAAAAAGAGGACCCTGAGGAGGCCTTAGACTTCGCTCGCGGTGCCCTTAGTAAGGCCCTGGTAAAAGCTCGGGAAGTTCTGGACAATAAGGAATTAGTTGGTGACATAGGTGATCAGGTTAAGGGACTCATGAAGTACCTTTTCGATAACCGCGGATCTATAAAGTCTGTGGAAGAAGTAGAGTCCCTGCTGGGCAAGTTGGGTGACGGGATTAATTCGGAGCTCGACCAGATCAAGGGCATACTTAACGAGATCCGTAGCAAGGCCAAGGCTATGCAATCCGTTCAGGGCGCCAAACTAATATTGAACACCGATAGCATAGTGCAGGAAAGCGCTAACATATGGACCCGACTCAAGGCCCCTGAGGATCCTAAGATAGAGCCCTCTCAGTCTGAGCCCGCCGAGGAAAAGGTTCCCGATGATTCCAACGATGAGCATAGGGATCTAGGAAACGAGGTACACACAGCATTGCTGGAGGTCCCTGACGACTTGTACGAGGTAGCTGACATAGTGGCCATGTACCTGCAGTACGGGAAGTCCGAGTACATGGGTGACGGGGTTCTTTCGGGTATGGGTGTAGGGTCAGAGGCCAAGGATTTGCTACGCAGCGCCAAGGCCCTTGTAGGCCGTAACGATGGCGTCAATAAAAAGTCTTTTTTAGCAAGTCTCGATAAGTTCGCAAAGGCCCTTGGTGACAAAACAGACTTCGACAGGGACCCCGAGTTAGTTGAAGAATACGATTCCATGATCAAGGATCTTGGAAGTCATATGAAAGAAAGTAACCCAGTGGTAAAGACAGCGTCATCACCGCTGGTTAACCGGGTGGTAGAAGCTTTTCTAAACAAGAAAGCGTCTGTCCCCGCCCGCAGTGAACTGACCGTGTATGGGTATCCGGGAAGCGAGAGCATAGATAGCTCAAGAAGGAAGGATGCCACTGCCATTAGGGGTGCCATAGGGAGGATCCTGGCCAGGGCCCACGTACCCCAGATAGGAGTAGTGACTGCTGATCTGTACAACAAGGGTGCCTACACCATTAAGGATGTACATATCCCTGCTCCCCCTCGTCCATTTGGAAACCCATTCAAAGAAAACTACCGCCCGGGCCCCGCTGTGAAAGCACCTAAGGGTGACCCAAACCAACAGAGCCTATTCTAACGGAGGCCCCATGCAAAAAACCGCCAGTTCTGTGTTCGCTAGTATTTTCGGCGAAAATCAGAAAACAGAAAAGATTAAGTCGGCCTCCATCCCCCAGGCTGCTATCCCCACCCCATTAGTCAGTAAGGGCCAGTTGATCGAATTGCTGAATGAGGATCTCATTCTCGAGTACACGGCAGCCCTCCAATACTTCCAGCACTATGCCCGTACGCAGGGCAGGAAGTACGACAGCTTCAGGGATGAACTCAAGACTCACGGGATGGAAGAAATAGGCCACGCCTCCTCCCTAGCCGACCGCATAAACTACATGGGCGGCGTACCAGCTGTAGGCGTGGGTGATGTGAAGTTGGCACCAGGTGCTAAACAGATGCTGGAACTTGACCTTGTGGACGAGAAGACAGCCGTGGCCCGTTACAAAGAACGTATCGCTCAGGCACTTACCCTGGGCGAGTACGGTTTGGCAGACATCCTCCAAGACATCTTGGTGGATGAGGAAAGCCATCAGGATGATTTGGAAACCATACTGGCCGAAGAAAAAGAAGCTGTGGCCCCGCCATACGCTAAATTGTAATCCGTCCTTTTTGAATATCTGATAATCTCCTAATCCGGGGTACCCCATATGCACACGTACGTAGACTTTTTAGCCTATGTGTAGGATATAACAGATCCCAAAAAGGAGACACCCAGATGTCCATGCAGAAATACCTGGTGACCGAGGCGTTCACTCTGTCCCTCATCAATAACCCCGCTTTGTCAATGGGCCTTTCCACAAAAGTGGGAGAGGTTCTTTTCTACGACGGGTTCAATGTAGAGTACAATGGCATTCGTGATGCCTCTGTATCCCTTAAGGCAGCTATCCGAGAAGGGTGGTTACGAGTTGTGGGGGAAACGGAAGAAGTACCTATGTACGAGACCAGCTCTCCTACGCAGGCTCCTGCCGCACAGGAAATGTTTGAAAACGTGGCCCCAACTTCGGTTGCCTCCAGTAATAACAACGGCCATCTCGTCATGGTCGAGGGGTCCTCCGCCAAACGGGGAATGCCCGTGGAGACGGTTGAGGGCAACACCGTACGCAAGACCGCCTTCGACGATGCCGGATCCCGCCAGAACCACTCCACCTCTGTATCCACGGAACGCCAGAAGCTTGGTGTCATCATGGGTGAAGATATGGAAATCGTGGCACCTTTGAAGGGTAACCGCGAAGCAGTGGCCATGAGCTCCAATAATGAGGGTGCCATTAAGATGGGTGCCCGGGCTGTATCCGCCAAGCAACAGGCCCTCATCGAGAACAGAGGGGAGAATCCTCCCCCCGTGGACGGCGAAGCTATCCCTATGCGTAGGATGGTTCCCGCCAAGATGACCATTGAGTTGGACGCTTCTTCTCCCAAGAGTGAGGAAGGTTTCGATAAATTGATTTCCAAAAATGCCGGCCTAGGTACCCAGGGTTCCACCCTTGAAGCAAAAGCCGTGACCACGGTGGTGGACGAAGGTGAGGGTATGGGTAAGCCTGCCGTAGGGCCCTCGTCAAAGACCATGGAGTCATCCGCTATCGCTCCCCCTTCGAAAGACCAGAGTCTCACTAACCTGGACAGTACCACCAGGCAGGCGCAAGACGCTCCAATCTTGCAGAAGACCCATTCTTCCGGCATAAACGAGAAGGAGCAAACTCCTCGCAAGAGGATTGACGACTTCCAATTGAAGAAGAATGAAGCAACCGCCCGTCTCAAGGCCAAACAACAGGCACCCAAGGATCCCACTCCTGCTGCAGTGGCTGTCTCCGACGTCAATGACTTGGTAGTGGGAGGTAAGAAGTGGTCTGATATCGACTACAAGTCCAAAGTGGCCTACGTCAAGACATTCAAGGACCCCACTCTCCTGGAAGCCATCCGGGTACATGTTAAGTCCCATTGGTCCGTGCGTAAAGCTGCCAAAGAACAAATTAGTGCCTTGGCATAGGACTCCTCCCTTTGTCTTATGCCCTTCACTAGAAAGCAGCCCCCGTCCAGGGGCTGCTTTTTATGATCTATAAATAAGGTCTAACCCCTTAGTATGAAGAAAGACTTTACCAGAGAAATCATAGCCCAATACCTAGGGAATAACCAAGAGAGCTTGGACATCCCCTGGATGGACTACATGATGCGTAAGAATCTCCCCGGAAAGGATACCGACCAGAACGCGCCGGGTAATATCCACGTGGAAGAAAAGAACAAGGGCAAGGTACCTGTAAAGGATATCCCTAGTGGGGACGGCGATGTAGGACCTAATCTGCTGGACGGCGTGAACGACGCTCTCAGTATGAACAAGACCCAGGATGTACCTCCTGCTAACGAGAACGACTCCTACAGGTCTGACGGGGACGCGATGAGCTTCCCTATCGAGTTCAATAAGTTTGATAGGCAGACTACCCCGGAGACTTCCCTTAAGTGGTGGTGGGCTGCACGTGAGAGGCAGGACGAGGCCACAGGTAATCCATGGGGTAGCGGTTTGTACGGCGAGGACGTCAACGTGTCAAATTTGGAGGCGTCCTTAAAAACAGCCGGCATCAAAACTGCTTCTAAGAATATCCATCAGATTTTGGGTTCAAGTAAGCACGAAAAAACTGATGAGTTCAAGACTCGCGGAAGATCCCTGGAACCCAGAAAACGAAACGACCCTGAGCAGGAGAAGCACGGACTGTACGAATTTGAGGTGTCCGGTGACGACGAGAGCCATGTAGTTAAGATACAGTTCCTCAAGGCCTCAGGCCCTACCACCAATTTACTGGACCATCCTTGCCAGTTGGCTTGCGACTGTAACTCCTTTTTGTTTTGGGGTCCCCAGTACTACGCTGTGAAAAACAACTACATGTACATGCCCATGTTTAGGCCACAAATTATCGAACCCCGTGAAGTGACTAACGGTGGTCGCGGAAAGAATCTGACGTTTTGTAAGCACGTGTATGCCGTGGCTACCCACTTAACTGAGATGGGTGTAGACCAAGCGTACTCTGACGAGGTCAAAGAGAATTTGCTGGACATCAAGGATATTCAAGTACCCGAAGAAGCTATGGATGTTTTGGAAAGGTTCCATGTGGATCGCAAAACCAAGCTTAAACAGTTTCTTGAAGATGCCGAGATGCACCGCCAAGTGTACAATGACGGTCTTAAACTCCTTAAGGCCAACGGTATGGAAGAGCACCAAGTGGCAGATTATGTTACCGGTGATTTTGCAACGCAAGACCCCAGGACCCAGGAACTGATATTAGAAGAATTTTCGAATTCTCCTGATATCCTGATCCTGTTACTGATGGAGTACAAAAAAGAATTCGGAAGTGTACCTGTGAACTTGATAAACACGGCGTACGAAGTAATCAAAGATAAAATAAGCTAGGAGGCCAAAGATGCCTTTATACCAGTACCGGTGTGAAAACGGGCACACAGCTGCCAAGACGCACGGAATGACTGAGGACCCCGAGTTCAAATGTGGGGAGTGCCAAGAACCTATGAGGCGTGTGCTATCAGGGGGTACGGGCTCTTTCGTTAAAGCTACCACAGTAGGTAAGTACCAAAAGCAAGAGCGCCTTCGTAAGAAGAAAAACGCTCAGCTGGAGATACGCCAACTTGAGAGATACGGTGGTAAAAATAAGTTGGTCCCCAATGTGAACGGCCAAGAGGTTTCCTCATGGAAAGAAGCGGAGCAGTTGGCTAAGGACAACGGACTCAAGGACTCCACTAAGTTCAAGAAATACGTGGAGAAAGAGGAGAACTCCCAGAACTCGGCAGGGATCGACGAACGTCGGCTCAAAGCCTTAAAGGAAAAGGCTAAGAACATCCACTAAGGATAATCTCCTTATGGGGCCCATCCTGTTTCACAGATAACAAAACAGGGATTAGTTATGTTGCCCGCTATACAGCTCCACGAGAATTCCGAAAAGATCACAGTGTACTGGGACTTACTTCCTGGTGCGAAAAAATTTAGGCTGTACTGGTCCCCCACAGGGTCTGCGGGAACTTTTAACTTGCTGCAGGACAACATCCCTAATTTTGGAACTTTTGGTAAGAGGGCCACCTCTGCGAGTTTTAACAGAGCCAAAATAGGCCTTACCGAGGGCGACACCTTCTACCTGTCCATCACTTCGGTAGACGGGTCCTCGGTTGAATCGTCTTTGGGTACACCTAGGTTGATTCCCTACATCGCGGACCAGATGGCCGACGCGGGGGCCCTAAACAGTCCCATCACAGCGTCAGAGAATATATCCACTCACGTAGCAAACTCAAATGCTACCCGCATCAAGTTCACACACGATGTGACCTTCATGGAGATATTCAATAACTCCAATGCGGCCAAGACTGCAGTGGTCTACGTGGATATAACGGGAGTGGACGCTACGGTAACCAAGAGCATGCCTGTATACCCCTTGGTGTACTACACCATCTTCAGAAATCTTTCTAAGGACAACGGAGTCTCCATCATAACCGACGGCGACATAGCCGACGTAAGGATAGTGGTGCACTACTAATGATGCTAGGATTCGTACAGAGCCCGGCATACGGCGGTGGTGGAGGTGGTGGCTATACGGGTTGTGCCGGGGACGGTGTAGGCGCTTTCACTAGGCTGTTCACTCAAGCTGACCTGGTCGACGACATAGTGAACGTGCATCATACTTTTGGCACCGAGAATGTCATTGTGCAGGTGTACGATGAAAACAACCAGTTAGTGTTGCCGTCTGAAATAATTATTAACGACGGGTACGACGTTGATGTTTCTCTGGTGGACGGTACCCCCATAACCGGAACCTGGCGAGTGACCTTGATCTCCCAGACGGGTGGTTGCAATAGCATAGGTTCTTACGCTAGGTCCTTCACACAGGCTGACCTTGTTAATGACATATTACCCGTGTACCACAACCTGGGATCTGAATCAGTAATTGTCCAGGTGTACGATAATTTGAACCAACTCGTTCTTCCCACGGAGATACGTGCTGCGGACCTCTACAATGTGGAAGTGTCTCTAGTTGACGGAACCCCTATAGTGGGGACTTGGCACCTAACAATTGTGTCCACCTCAGGATACCTGCCCACCCCAGGTGGTATCTACGGTATCGATGGCGCCCAAGGTGCCACGGGAGCATCCGCGCCGGCAGCTCCCCCTAGCGACTGGGTACTCCTAGATTCTTTCAGCAGCCTCAGTGCTCCAGAGACGACGCAGAGATCCATAACCTGGGACCCCTCAGTTTATAGCAATATCAAAGTGGAATGCTCCCATTTTTCAAACAATTCGCTAGCCACCGTCCATCTTTACTTTAATGACGACAGCAACGATACCAACTACCCTAGTGCTATGTTGTACACCACCAACAACACGGCGGAAGGTAACGACTCAGTTAATGACGGTAAACCTAACTTGGCGGACTTCGGCATACTGGGTGAAACTCTCATACAGGGGTGCCTCACAAAGCACGGAAGGCCCCGTAATCTCAGGATGGATTCCACCGCTCACGATAGCTCTGTTTCCGAAATGAGAGTAAGGACAAGGTCTTTCGATTGGTCCAATACATCGGACGATGTGGTCAAGATAAATATCGACACGAGCCTGGCTCTATACAAACTCTGGGTGTACGCTAGGTAGCCCACAACCCCACTAAACACGGGGGCTTACCGCTATAATGTACTAATCGCCATGGGGCAAGGCATGAACCCGTACCCTAGCGATAGCACATGAAAACCCTGAATATTAAACACAAAGGCCGAATCGTTCAACTTCCCGTACTTACCACGGCGGAGAGGGATAGCCTAGTGGCTGAAGAGGGTTACGTAATCTACCACGGGGACACTTCGAACCCTGCCGGACTTACAGGTTGCTTAGAGTATTACAATGGAACGGAGTGGATTTGCTCTGGAGGTGGCTCCTCTAGCTACACGGGACCAGGAATAACAGGGCCCCAGGGGCCCACTGGTGTACAGGGCGTTACGGGTATCGGTTACATAGGGAGCGACGGCCCCACTGGGCCCCAGGGGGACACAGGTTTAGGGGTTACCGGACCTCAAGGGGTGACGGGTCCTGCGGGTACTTCAGGAGTTACAGGGATCCAGGGCATCACGGGTGATTCAGGTATAACTGGTGCGGACGGTATCCAGGGCCTAACAGGGTACGAAGGTATTACGGGAAGTCCAGGACCCGACGGTTCCACAGGTTTGATGGGTGCTACGGGTCTCCAAGGCGAGACCGGTGCTGGCACTCAGGGTGCTACGGGTGCCAAGGGTGACACAGGAATACAGGGCGCCACCGGTGTGGGAGCCACGGGCGCTCAGGGTGTGACTGGTGCTGAAGGTGTACAAGGTGACACGGGCGTTCAAGGCCCTACGGGTATCGACGGTGTCCAGGGTGACACTGGTGATCAGGGCATTACAGGTCCTGTAGGTACCCAGGGCGTAACGGGTTCTGTGGGTGCTACTGGATCCGAGGGCCTGCAAGGCGACACTGGTGTGCAGGGCCTGCAAGGCGACACAGGTCTTCAAGGACCTACTGGAATTGAAGGCGTACAAGGCGACACGGGGGCAAGGGGACTTACTGGTCCAGCCGGTCCGGCGGGACTTACAGGTGCTGATGGCTCCCAAGGTCCTACAGGTTTCCAGGGCATAACTGGTTCTGAGGGCATACAAGGCTTAACAGGTTTTGAGGGTATCACGGGTAACCCGGGCCCGGATGGGTCGACAGGTTTAAGAGGTGCTACCGGAGTACAAGGTGAGACTGGTCTCCAAGGAATCCAGGGTAGCACAGGTACCCAAGGTGACACTGGCGCAGGCAGCCAAGGTGAGACAGGTGTAGGTACCCAGGGTGAAACTGGTATTCAGGGCATTCAAGGTTCAACGGGAGTGGGGGCCACAGGTTCCCAAGGCCCCACTGGTGTGTCCGGATCCACGGGTCCCGCTGGAGAAACAGGTCCCTACGGTCCCGCTGGAGAAACAGGTTCCCCCGGTGCTCAGGGTATTACCGGTTCCCAGGGACCCCAGGGTATTACTGGCGAACAGGGCACTCAGGGTTCTACTGGTCTCCAGGGCATAACAGGTGGCAGCGGTGTTCAAGGAACCACCGGTTTCAACGGTGTCCAGGGCGAACAAGGCCTAACGGGTCTCCAAGGTATCACGGGAGTAACCGGAATTACCGGTGCCAACGGTATCCAGGGCTTAACAGGTTTCCGAGGCATAACTGGTACCGACGGTATCCAGGGTTTAACAGGTTTCAACGGTATCACGGGTAACCCTGGTCCAGACGGATCCACAGGTTTAATGGGTGCCACAGGTACCCAAGGTGAAACTGGTGTAGGGACCCAAGGTGAAACTGGTATTCAGGGTATCCCAGGCGCCACGGGTGTGGGAGCCACAGGTGCTCAAGGTGTTACCGGGTCAGAAGGCGTACAGGGTGACACGGGCGTTCAGGGCCCTACAGGTGTAGATGGCGTACAAGGGGACACTGGTGCCCAGGGCATCACGGGGTCCGCAGGAGCCACAGGTTCGGAAGGCGTCCAAGGGGATACGGGGGCACAGGGCCTCACAGGTGTTGATGGTGTTCAAGGCGACACTGGATTACAGGGTCTCACGGGTATTGAAGGCGTCCAAGGGGACACAGGTGCAAGAGGTCTTACAGGCCCTTCAGGACCTGCCGGTCTAACAGGTGCTGAGGGAGCCCAGGGTCCTACAGGTTTCCGCGGTATAACAGGCGTGGACGGTGTTCAGGGTATTACTGGGTTCGAGGGTATCACAGGTAATCCCGGCCCCGATGGGTCAACGGGCTTAATGGGTGCTACCGGTGTTCAGGGCATTCAAGGTGCTACCGGTGTTCGGGGTATTCAAGGAGCAACAGGCGTTCAGGGTATTCAAGGAGCTACTGGTGTTCAAGGCGCTACTGGTGTTCAGGGTATTCAAGGAGCCACCGGGTCCCAGGGATTAACGGGCGTCCAGGGAGAAACAGGCGTTCAAGGTGAAACAGGTATTGGTACCCAAGGAGAGACTGGTACCCAAGGTATCCAAGGATCCACCGGGGTGGGGGCCACAGGTTCCCAAGGACCTACGGGTATACAGGGTACCACGGGTTCCCAAGGAGTAACGGGACCCTATGGTCCTGCGGGTGAAACAGGTTCTCCGGGCGCCCAAGGCATAACTGGGTCTCAAGGTCCTCAGGGTATCACGGGTGAACAAGGCATTCAGGGAGAGACCGGCTTACCTGGTATCACCGGTCTAATGGGTATTACTGGTGCTAGCGGTAACCAAGGGGTTACTGGTACCCAAGGTAATACGGGTACCCAGGGCATCACCGGTATTAGAGGAATTACGGGCGCAAGCGGTGTCCAAGGAATTACAGGGCAACAAGGTGTGGCAGGGGAGCAGGGAACCACTGGTACTGACGGTGTTCAAGGCATCACAGGTGACCAGGGTCCTCAGGGGGATACTGGGTTCGGCGGTATCACAGGTACTCAAGGCCTTCAGGGTGCTACTGGTGCCGCGGGTGTGCAGGGTATCACGGGGATCGCGGGAGTGCAGGGCACCACAGGCGCCAACGGTATCCAGGGTGTTACAGGAACGGACGGTGCCCAGGGAATCACTGGCGAAAAGGGATCCCAGGGGGATACTGGTTTTGACGGTATCACCGGTCTTCAGGGCCTTCAGGGTGTTACCGGTACTCAAGGCATAGCCGGTACCCAGGGTATCACGGGTACCAACGGAGTACAAGGACTGACAGGTTTCCGCGGTGTCACAGGAGCGGACGGTGTCCAGGGTATTACTGGGACTGATGGAGTACAGGGAATCACCGGCGCCGATGGCACACAGGGAATCACCGGCGCCGAGGGTACACGGGGTGTCACGGGACTCGACGGGGTGCAGGGCATCACCGGTTCTCAGGGCATCACAGGGCTTCAGGGTATTACAGGTTTACGTGGCACCACAGGTGCTAACGGAGTCCAGGGTAGCACGGGAACCCAGGGTGTCACGGGTACTCAAGGAATACAGGGTATCACTGGTGCTGTGGGTGTCCAGGGTGTGACAGGTTCTCAGGGCGTACAAGGTTTAACAGGTGCCAACGGTATCCAGGGAGTCCAAGGCATCACAGGAGCCAACGGCACTCAAGGTGTGACGGGTGAGGATGGACTGACTGGGTCCGTGGGTCCCGATGGTGCCACGGGGTACCAGGGTATAACTGGTAATGCGGGACCTGACGGAAGTACGGGACTGATGGGTGTGACTGGTGTGCAAGGAGCCACAGGTGCCCAGGGCGTTACCGGTGTACAGGGTATCCAGGGCGTAACAGGATTGATAGGCGCCACGGGCATACAGGGAGAAACCGGATCCCAGGGTGAGACTGGCCCCGTAGGCCAAGGTCCTCGTCCTAGGGATTACGTGCTATCAGGTATGATGGGACAAGCGTCTAGTACCCTGGGGTACTTCTCCATCCAATCTGGAAATGCCAATCCATTTGGGGCCCCACTTACACATAGCTCCATACAGTTTCAGGACGGAGGTGTTCACCCCTACGTCACTCCTTTCGGGTGGAAGTTGGTAGCGGCCTATGGCCACATAGCCAGGTGTGCTGTTGCTCAGGGCACGGTGGGTACTTCCCCGAAGATAAGGATTGAGTTATTCGTGCTTGACGGTACCTCCCGAACCTCCATAGGTAGTATCGATCTCGATATCAACCCAACCCTGTGCGGTATCTACAATAATTTGGGAACTACCGCTTACCAAGAGGTAAGTGCCGTAGGAATAACAGGAATAACAGGAAATGCTAACGACATGATTGGGTGGCAGTTCACGAATTTAGGCAGTAATAATAATCAAATAAATGCTGCGGCTAGATTCATGCTCAATCTTGTGTTCGAGAGCACTGATCCAGAGACCCCCTAAGGCTGTATTATGGAAATCAAAAGTATAGAGAATACCAGCGGAGCGCCCCTTAGTCTTAACGGGGTGACATTTGCTACAGGGGAAACGAAGGAAGTCTTTTACAATACCCTAATTTTTGGAAATTTTGCGGGTGACCTCCTTAGCGCCATAACTCAGGGTAACGTAAGTTTATGGGATATGGATGGCCAGGAGATAACTGGACAAGACAGGTATACCCTAACGGACAAGACCGCTAACTTTCTCAGTTCCAAAGGAACCGAGGCATACAAGGCCTTGATAGGGTTGGACAGTAAGCCTTCAGAGATAGTGCTAGTTAGTGAAGTTCTCGTACTAGGCGAGACAGGCCCGTCCACGGCTATCCCCACCAGCCAGGCAGTAATGACCTACGTTGGAGAACACCAAGGCGCCAGTGGTATATCTCTGGACACAAGCAATTTCGCGAATATTCTTTCGGTCGCGGACACCCAGGTCCAGAGAGCGTTTGATACCTTTGACGCGGCTGTGGGAGCTTCGGGTGGCATAGCCCCATTGGACACTGTAGGCAGGTTACCCCTAGACCACATGAGTAAGGGATCCTTGTGGTCCAATTCCACAGGATTAATAGAAGGAGGGGCCCTATCAATCAATCCCTTGGACAGCACAAAATACGACATAGCTAGTGGAACCGCTATTGTGGTAGACGATTGGTCTAACCCCGACTTTCCGTCGATTACAGAGCTAAAGTGGAACGGTACCACGGGGGTGTCCCCTCCGAACTTAGCTACGCAGGACAGTACCTACGTATTGCTGGACAAAGAGTACAACGTGCTGAGTTACGCAACCAAGCCCACCAACGCAGAAAGAAGGGATTACGTTTGGCTGGGTAAGGTGGTGCACAGAAACCGCACGAGCATAACTGTAGCTAACACGCAACCAGATGTGTCTGTATCACCTTTCTCCCAGTTAAGAGATTTTATGGCCGCACTAGGGTTCATAAATGTAAGCGGTAACGTGCTATCCCCACACGATGGGGACCTTAGGTTAAACAAGTCTGAGGGTACGCTGTTTGGAAACGGTATAAACTTCGGCACAGAAGTGAAGGACCTCCACACTAAGGGGATCCCAGTCGCTACCCCCCTGACATTTAGCTACACTACCCAGGACCCAAACACTGAGGAATCTCCTACCACTTTTATCTCCCCCAACTTCTACGATTTAAACGGTACCAAAACTGCCGTACCCAACAACAAATTCACAAATCAGAGATTTTATTTGTATGCCTCGGGCAGAACCGTTGTGCAGTACGGTCAGCAGGTGTACGGTAACCTGGCAGATTCCGTAGCGGGTGTGGAGAGAGAAGTGTTTAATAAGTTGAAGGACGTAGAAGAAAACGCCACCCTATACGGAGTTCTGGCTGTGCAGCAGGGTGCCACCTCCCTAAGTGACCCCACAGAGGCCTCCTTCGTAGGTGTCTCCAAATTAGGTGAGGTTGTGGCAGGAGCTGGTGCAGTGGGCGTTACCACTTTACAAAAGGCCTACGACAACTCACCTGACCCAGAGATAGTTACTAGCATCTTAGGTGGACCCTTAACTATAGCGGACGGGACGGGTATTACCGGTGGGGCAGTCCTAGAAATAGAAGATTTCAACAATGTAGTTACGGGAAGGTGGACCAAAGAGGGTGTCATTTATGCCCAGTTGCTAATGGGCCTAACAGGTCTAAACCCCACGTTGGGCCAGGCCCTGACCTACGATGGCACTACTATGTACTGGGCGGACTTCGTAGGGAGTACAGGTGCCCAAGGCGCTACTGGTGTTCAGGGTGCCCAAGGGACAACAGGTGTCCAGGGATCTACAGGCGTTCAAGGTAACACCGGTAGCCAGGGCGTAACTGGTTTACAAGGAACTACTGGTGTTCAAGGAATCCAGGGTGCTACTGGCGTACAGGGCATCCAAGGGGAAACAGGCGCTCAAGGAGCAACTGGAGTCCAAGGTATCCAAGGTGCCACAGGAGTACAAGGAACAACTGGTGTTCAGGGTATCCAAGGGTCGACGGGGGTTCAAGGAATCCAGGGATCTACAGGCGTTCAAGGAATCCAAGGTATTCAGGGTGCTACTGGAGCCCAAGGTATTCAGGGTGCTACTGGTGTTCAGGGTATTCAAGGAGCAACTGGTGTACAAGGAATCCAGGGTGCCACAGGTATTCAGGGTATTCAAGGAGCAACTGGTGTTCAAGGTATTCAAGGAACAACAGGAGTCCAAGGAATTCAAGGAATCCAAGGTATTCAGGGAATCCAAGGGGAAACAGGCATTCAGGGTACCACAGGAGTTCAAGGTACCCAAGGTGCTACTGGAGCCCAAGGTATTCAGGGAGCAACAGGAGTTCAAGGTACCCAAGGAACTACTGGAGCCCAAGGTATTCAAGGAACAACAGGCGTGCAGGGTGCCACAGGAATCCAGGGGTACACCGGATCTCAGGGTAACACCGGTATCCAGGGCGCCACTGGTGTAGCCACTGGTTATGAGGATCTTCTAAAAGACCCCACTGGTTTTGACGATACGTCGGCCCCCGTAGTAACTTACAACTCCGCCTCCCGTACTGTAGCACTTACTGGCACGTTTAAAGCCTATTGGCGGGGTGTACTAATACCAGATCTTACTAGCGGGTGGGTGTCCCCCGCCCACTCGGCATCCCCAACGGCCCCTCTGTTCCTTTATTATAATGGTACGTCCTACGTGTGGGACACCACACCGTGGTCCTTTGACATGCTGCAGATAACCTATGTGGTGTATAACAGCGCAGGTACCTACCTATACTCCATTAGGGAGTGTCACGGGTTGGCCATGCCGTGGGAGGATCATAGAGAGTTCCATGAGGTGGTGGGTACTTACAGGGAGTCAGGTGGTTCCCTCAGTAACTATGTTTTGGCTAGTACCACCGTGGCCGATAGAAGGCCGGATGTAGCGTCTACAGTCATCAAGGACGAGGACCTACTCACCCTGTCCACAGCACTAACAAGTGGTGTTTACTGCCAATACTCCCTCACGGGGACAGGAACAGGTACAGCTACATTTAATACGACTGCGTCTGACATAGTCCCGCTAAGCGGAAACACGCCGTTCTATAACCAGAACTCGGGAGGTACCTGGACACAGACCCCCATGTCAAATAATACCTACATGGCCGTATGGCTAATGGGGGTACCCGCTGCGGCAGATGCAGTTAGCCAAGCCAAGAGGTATCTATGGATACAGGGTCAATCCGCAGGAAGTGCCAGTAGCCAGGAAGCTCTTAGCGCCCAGAGTTTAGCACTAGGGGATTTCCCTAGTTTCTCTCTGGAATACACCTTTATGGCTCGCGTCATTATCTACTACCAGGGCGGGAACTGGTCTCTATACCGTGTAGATAACCTGACTATCTCAAGAGCCGCATCTGCTTCAGCGGCTGGTGCCGAAGGGTCCACAGGTCCCCAGGGTGCCACTGGTGTTCAGGGTGTTACAGGCATTAGGGGCTTAACTGGTTTACGTGGTGTCACAGGTCTGCAGGGTAGCCAGGGTGTAACTGGTGTAGGTTATACTGGTACCCAGGGAGTAACCGGTGTACCCGGATCTACGGGACCGTCTGGAGGAGGAGGTTCTGTAGCCTACGAAAGGACGCTACTGCCAGCTTCGGCTATATCTGCAGCGGCACTTACCGTCAATACCCGCACCATGCACCTGAGCATAATGATACCAAGCGGGGATATGGCTATCACCACGACGTCAACAATGGAAGCCCTCCTGATACAGCCATCAGGGGGAGATCTATACTATGTCCTGTACTCCCTGTCAGGCAGCACCCTGTCGTTGGTAGCCTACACGTCTATAAACACAAACCCTTCCGCTGGTTTAAGGAGCTACACCCTCAGTAATTTCGTATCGGGGTCTACATACACTTTGACGGGAGGCAGCATCTACTACCTGGGCATAGTAACCACTATGAACTCCCCCGTATTCGCGGGGGTATCGGCTGCTTCTAATTTCAATATAGCGCCGTACCTTGCAATGAAATTTGATAACCAGAGCACTCCTCCGGCCAGTACCCTGACAGCGGGAAATGAGTCCACAACTAGATACTTCGTGGGGATCAAAGCATGATCGTAGTTTATGAGAGCATAGAGGCACTAAAAGCAGACTCCCCTGCAGACTTGACAGTAGGTGTTGTGGGGGATACAAAATTTGAGTACCATGAGGCCCTAAGTGCTTGGCACGCTCTAAGTGCTAATGAGCTAGTGGCCCAGATGCAAAGTGACCCAAACGGGGCCACGGGGCCAGGGTTATACCTGTCTGACACCAAGACTGGGTCTGTGACTGTACCCACTTACACATATCCCCAGAATACTAATGATGTGGTACTAACCGATTGCAATAGCCTACCAATACTTTGCAGGGACTCATCAGGTGCTACCATTGGTAACTGGGTGTCTTTCATTGACGCTTTGGGTTCTACCGTGGACCCGGCCGTCGGGGATCTACAACAACAATTGGACACTGGGTCCCTAGCCGTAACAGTAGCCCTATTGGGTAATTCCGGCGCGGGGCAGTACCCCTACGGTGGTGTTAATTTCGACTTTAAGGAATCCTCGGCACTGGCCTTACCTGACAAGCCTACGGTGGACATTAGCACCTACATGGGTGTCACTGTAACCTATAAATCGGACACAGCCCTAAAGCTGCAACTCCGGGACCATTTGTCTGGGGACGGAGCCTCCTGGTTCACAACTTTACCCATAGCAGCTGCGGAATCCACTCTAGAGTTAGTGTGGTCCGATTTTGCCCAACCTTCGGGTTTTGGAACCGTTAGGGACATACCCCTGAGCGAGTTAGTGGGGCTTCAGTTCCAGTACGACACGGAGCAGACCACATCTAACTTCACAGTGTACAAAGTGGTCCTAAACGGAACGGGCTATATGTACTCCCACGGCATAACCTTCCAAAACCACGCCACGTACTCTCAGCAGTTCAAGGACTACGTGGATTCCTGGTTCACCCAGTTCTACGAAGAGAATGTGGACGGCACGCTAGCCCGTATAAAATGGATAGATGAAAACCACCTCACTGGCGAACTCACTGTATCTGAGGGTATTTCCTACGGTATGATGCTTGCTGCTTTCGTGGCTGACTCCCCCTCATCGCCCTATGTTACAAAGTTCAACAAACTTTTTGCATACTGGAATGACAACCTAAGCAGCCGCGGTCTGATGAACTGGCAGGTGCAAGGTTTTACGGGTACTGTTACGGGATCAGGTTCAGCTTCCGATGCGGATATCCATGTGGCCCAAATATTATTCACCATGTATGGGAAATTTGGTGACGCTTCCCACAAGGCTGATGCCCTAAGCATGCTGGCCAACATCTACAACTTTGACACATTCAATGCTACCACAGGGAGCGGTACAAAAAGGTTGATAGGGCCCGGGGATAGCTGGAACAGCTACTGCAATCCTTCCTACATCGACTTGGAAGCGATACGCACGTTCTCTCTACAAGACCCCAGCAGGGGTTGGGACACTGTCTACGACGATGGGCTATGGTTGCTCCAGCAGAACCAGACTAAGAATTCGGCCATGTACGGGTTACCCAGTAACTGGTGTGACTACGACGGTAATGACATAGCGGGGTCGAGTGTTAAGGGGCACGGTTATGATGCCTGTAGGGTGCTGCAGCAGCTAGTGAGTGCCTATGACGCCTATGGGGACCCCGCCGTGTATACCTATCTAAACAACATAGCTACTAACGCCACGTTGTTATCCTGCATATCGGACGCCGACCCCGTAGCGGCTTGCGCCCTGGTAATCGACGTGACTGGGAGCTTCGGTACCCATTTGGACTCCTTGGGGATGCTATCGATACTGGCACCCATGAGATTATGCGCCACAGTTTCGGAGGCCGTAGCCAACGATGCTATGCAAGCTGCCGTGGGTAACACTTTCGATGATACTGACTATTTTTACTTATCCATAAAGTCGTTTGGTATGGGTTCCATAAACGGTGACCTGCAGAAGGAGTCCACCGCTACGGGGGCTATGGAGACGACTTATGTCCTGAACTTCATACCCCCGGATGACGGGAGTAATCCGTACCGCATGCAGGTTTCCTTTAATAGCTCAGGCGCTATCAACTACAGATCCGTGCAGGGTCTGACTTGGGGTGCTAACACCTGGACGTCTGTGACGGGTAACTCATCAGGAGGTGTCACGGGACCTCAGGGGGTCACTGGTCTACTTGGGCCTCAGGGGGCCACTGGTTCGGGGTTACGGGGTGTGACCGGGTTAGCAGGGACTCCGGGAGCTACAGGGATAGGTACCCAAGGAGTAACCGGCTTACAGGGTGTACCCGGAGTAACTGGTCTCAGAGGATTAACAGGTGTAGGTATTCAGGGAGTAACGGGTATCCAGGGTATCCAGGGTATCCAGGGTATCCAGGGTGTTACGGGATTAAGGGGAGTTACGGGTTTGCGAGGACTGACGGGCTTAAGGGGGTTGACGGGTGCCGGACTTCAAGGCGTCACAGGTCTTAGGGGAGTTACAGGGGCTACACCGTCCACAGCTTTATTTGTAGCCGGCGCCACGGGATCCTCCTACCCGGTAAGCTCCATCGAAGTGGTAACAGCTATGCCCGCAGTATCATCCCGTATAGCGGGTAGGATGTATTTCCTCATAGGTTAATATGGCCAGTATTACTAACATCCAAATGGATTCTTTCACAGCCGGGGTGAGCGAGATCGCCCTGGGTTCTAACAACATCGTTCAGGTTGTTAGGGGAGGGGATATACTTTGGGAGGTGGGCGCCGGCCCTACAGAAGAGTGGTTGGATAGCTCGGCTTATGCCCTTTTTGTGGAGTACACCCCCCCGTCGAATCAAGTTCTAGTATCCATGTCCATGACCTACAACACCACCCAGGCGTATAACTACTGCTGGGGTATATGGACAGCGTCTGGCAGTAACGCCGTACCCCTTGCTGGGTTTATCGGTATCAATTCCACATCGGGTGTGTCGTTTGTTAACGGGGGGACCTTGGGAGCGGATACAAAGTACACCCACACCAAAACATGGGCCTCAGGGTCTCGGGCTACTTTGACTTCCGGCACTACCTACTTGTTTTGGTTGGGGGAGCGCTACACGACTAAAAAAATCGTAGGGGTAGGTACAAGTAACACTTGGGACGTATATGAATGGTCTCTATCCACGGGCGGCAATGCTAATGTAGCCTCCACGTCCTCAGCCACTCGTCCAACCCTAACCCTGGTAATGGAATGATATACGCACTAAACGAAACCACAGGCATTCTGGTAGGAAAGTTCGACACCCAAGCTTTAGCTCTGTCCTACATAAACACCCTAGCCGACCATGATAGCTTCACATACACCTTTTTACAGGACATTAAAGACATGAACTACGTAAGCCGTGTAACTTTTGTAGATGGGTCATGCATTTACAACTCTAAAACATTTTGGGTAAACGAAGCGTACCTTGTTTTGCAGTCCTTCGGGGATCACGAGGTATTGGATTGTTTTGGTGTGCTCGTAACAGAAGAAAGGTTTAGGATCGAGTACCAGGTCAACTGCACCCGGCTTCAGGCAGTAGTGGATAACTCCACGGAAGTAAATCAAAATATGATGGTCGGTTTTGAGTTTATAGCCCTGTTCCGAGAGGAGTGTATATCTAGTCCTAGCTTGGAGGGTTTCTCCAGTTTGGAAATAGCTGCTCAGACAATGCAGCTGGTACCTCTCCTGCTAACGGGTTCGTTTAGGGAAAGTGTGATGTGGTTGTACGGTTTCACCCCCAACACTTTTTTCACCGAGGAAAGACTTGGAAGGTACCGTACCATGCTTACCGTTGCCGACGTTATAACATACAACCGATAATCTTCTAATAACGTATGCACTTGTATACGTATGCGGACTAAAAACAACAGCAAGACCACGTGGTCTATCAGAGTGGACCCACAACTTAAAGAGTGGTTCTTGTCTTTTGCTGCGTCCCGTATGACGGATCCCCAAGAAGAAGCCCGAAGAGCACTGGCGGATTTCCGATCAAATCACATATCAGAGAAAGGACCCGAAAATGAGTCAACAGGTTAAACTGTCCCTTTGCGTCATAGTCGGTAAAAACGAATCCAAGGAATTGGAGAGATGCCTAAAGAGCGTCCAAGGTCCTTTGTTCGATGAGATCGTAGTGGCACTCACTCAGGAGGATCCTGAGGTAGAGGCCATAGCCCGCAAGTATGCTGACAAGACCCCTCGGTTCGAGTGGGTGCATGACTTTTCGGCGGCTAGAAATTTTAGCTTTGATCAGGCTACCGGCAACTACCTCATGTGGTTGGACGCTGACGACGAGCTGACCCCCGACAACTACAAGAAAATTCTGGATATGAAGGAATCCCTTCACCAGTACGATTACGTTTACATCACTTACAATTACGGCCACGACGACCAGGGCCGCCCATCGGTAACGCTCCCCCGTGAGAGAATAGTCCGTAACGGTAAGGATCTCAGGTGGTATGACCCCATCCACGAGTACATCCTGACCCATGGCGGGCACCGAAGACTGGAAAGACCGGATATCGCGGTGGACCATCGTAGAACTAGGGAGTACGATCCTACCCGCAACCTAACGATACTCAAGAAGGAGTACGACAGAGGCGATGCTACCCCTCGTATAAAATTCTACTACGCCAAAGATTTAATGGACAACAAAAAAGAGGAAGAGGCCGTCAAGATATTCGAGGAATACCTGAAGGGCCCTACCGATTATGCCCATAACAAAGTAGTGGCTTGTCTCAAGATGTACAACTATTACACGTTTTCAAAAAATGATACGGTGGCGGCGGTGTCCTTCTTGAGGAAAGCTTCCATGTACTCCAACCAGTACGCCGAAGTGTACTATTTCTTGGGGTGCTATTACCAGGATCAGGGGGACGTGCAGGAAGCCGAACAACTATTCCTCACCGCCAAGTCCAAGGACCCCCAGGGGCTCTTTGGGGCTAAGCCCGCCTTTTATAAGAAGTACCCACTTGATAAGCTCATGAAGATTTACCACGACAGGGGGGAATACAAAAAGTCCTTAGAAGTGGTAGAAGAGTTTTTGATGCATTACCCGGAGGATGCCAATTACCAGAGAAATAAAATCTTTCTCACCGGTAAAGTAGATGGCCCCATCCCCGACCCCGAGCCTGTAAGAGCCCCTAGCAAACCCCATGAAGAAGTCAAGGTGGCTTGGTTACTACGGTACTTTAATCCCGTGGATCCGTCCCAGCGTATAAGGCGCCTAAACATCCACCAGGAAATGCAGGAACAGGGAGTGACCTCTGTACTCTTTACAAATTACCAAAAGGCTGAGAGGTCCTGGCTGCTAGACCAACTATCCTCCAGTAACGTGGTGGTATCTTCCGTTTTTGACGAGGAAGAGTATGGCCTAATTCAGGACATCCAGGCTAAGGGCATAAAAGTCGTAGTGGATCTAAACGAAGACTTGGTGGGTAACCCCCTGGTCCAGAAGATCCTGGGTGTCGCTGACGCGGTGATAACTTGTTCCTCGGCTCTTTTAGAAAAAGCCAAACCTTTCTCCAAAAAATTGGCTGTGGTTGAAGACGCTGTGGAAAAAGTGGAAAAGAGCCACGACCATTTCCTCCGTAGATTTGATCAGGACGGGGTACCCCTAAACCCGGTGGCTCTCTACATGGGTATGGGTGGTAATTCCTTTTTGGTGACAGACTACCTTAAAGATGTTATAGCTGAGGCGGGTTATGACCTGGTGGTGTGTACCGAGTGGGATAATGCCGACGAAAAATGGGAATTAGAAACATGGCAGGAAGTCATGTCCCGAGCTGATGTGGTTCTGTGCCCCCAGCGGGTTGATGTGCAGCCGGCAAAGTCCAACATTAAGGCAGCGCAGGCCATGGCCTTTGGCATCCCAGTGGTGGCTTCACCTCTGCCTGCCTACAAGGAGTTCATAGAACCCGGTCGCAGTGGTTATATCTGTGACGGTAAAGGGGAATGGTTACAGGCCCTCAGAGAACTCAAGGACATCAAGAAGCGTATACAGGTCGGCCTCAACGGACAGGATGTCGCTCAGAAATTTTCTGTGGACGCCATTACCAAGAAATGGGTAGCCAAGGCGGACCAGATTGTCAATAGCGTACCTGCGGCGTTACCTGCGGTACCCGCCGTTACAGCCCCTGCACAACCTACCGAGTCCCTGGCCCTAAAGCAGACCGTACCCATTGTTATCCCCGTGTACAATGAAGTGGAATACCTAAAGGCCTGCGTAACATCCATTCATATGAACACCCTATACCCGTACCATATTGTGGTATCGGACGCGGGTAGTAATGAGGACACCTGGGCTTACCTGGACACCCTTAAGGGTATAACCGTTCTGGGTAGCAGAGGCGTTAGGAAAAACTTCTCGGAAGCGGTAAACGATGGAGTGTCCGCCACGGGGGACTCCCGTTTCTTTGTCATTCTAAATTCTGATGTACTAGTATCGAAGGGGTGGCTAACCAACATGGTTAAAAAGATGGAGACCACCGATAGGTTGGCCGTCTGTGGTGTGCTATCCAATTGTGATAGGGGTTGGCTACACAGCAATCCCCGTGACCCGCAGTCACCCGTTTTCAACATGAGACTTCCTTCAAGCGGTTTAGAGCTAGTCCCCGGTATGAAATACGATCAAATCATCCCGCGCCTGGATGAGCTAAACGCCTTCATGGAAAATTCGAACAAAGAGTTGGAAGGCAAGTATATGGACCAAGCGTGGGTAGCCTACTATGCCACTATCTTTGCCAAGTCCGCTTGGAACGACGTGGGTTACCTGGATCCCCAGTACCAAAATGGATGTGAGGATCTTGACCATGCCCGAAGGATTTCTAAGCAGGGGTACCGCATAGGGCAATCCCTGGACTCTTTCGTTTACCATTTTGGTGGCATCTCCCGAGGGGCTTACCAGGGGGAAAACAAGGAATCCTATGATAAGGAAGACGCCTACAACCACCAACTGTTCCACAAAAAGTGGGAAAAGAAAGAAGTGGTTATCTACACAGGACCAGCGTGGGAGAAGTGGGGTCGTGAAGACGTAGACATGGGTATGGCTGGGTCGGAGACTTGGGCCGCTGAGCTTTCCGCTGAGTTCAGCAAGAGGGGCTACAGGACCACTTTGTTCGGGGACCCTAAGGTAGAGGAAATAGATCGGGACGGTGTCAGTTACTTACACCACAGCCGGTTCAAAGATTATGTAGAGTACCGAAACATTGATATGTGTATCCTATCCCGTACCTGTGAGCCCTTAAAAACATTCAAGATGCACACCACCAACCTTTACGTGATGGTCCACGATGTGTGGCTCCACCACGAAAAGAGTTACGACACCATGAAATGGGCTGTCAAAAAGTTTGGAGTTCTTAGCGACTGGCACCAGAGTTTCTTTGGTACCCATCACAGCATACCCAATGACAAAATGCTGATGACCTTCAACGGCGTGCGTCATGACAACTACGGTGACGTCGACCATAGCATCAAGAAAAATAAGATGGTGTACAGCTCCTCCCCTGACAGGGGTCTAGAGTTGTTATTACACCTGCTTCCAGAAATCCGCAAGGAGATTCCTGATTTTGAAATCGACGTAGCTTACGGATTCCATAACTGGGAGTCCATGGCTAAGACTCGTGGTGATCAGGTGGGACTCGACCGTATAGAGGCCATTAAGAAGCAAATGAAGCAACCTGGGGTGAACTACCTGGGCCGCATAAACAAAAAAGAACTGGCGACTCGGCAGAAGGAGTCTAAGATTTGGGCATACCCTACGTGGTTCTCCGAGACCTTCTGCATCACAGCAGTGGAGAACGGGTTAGCCGGTAATGCTGTGGTCACGACCCCCTACGGAGGACTGTTGACCACCCTAGGACCTTCAGGATTATTCATAAAAGGTCCCGAAGGTTTGGAGCCCCACCGGTGGAGTGGGACTCCGGAGTACCAGGGTGCTTTTTTAAGGGAAGTGATAGCCCTTCTTAAGGATGAGGACTACCGCAGGGTAGAGGCCGACAAGGTGCGAGATCATGTCTCCCAGTACACTTGGGAGAGGGCCGCTGATCAGTGGGTACAGGATTCCGGCATATAATCTGCTAATGGCAGTTATAGTCACCAATCAGATGAGGTAATCAAAATGGCTAATGCAGTTTTACAAATCCTAGCTGTCTCAGAAGACAAGATTCGGATTTTCTTCGACAAAGTCCCGGGAGACGTTGCCTCCGTTAATTTGTACCTGTCCCTGACCGATGTGACAGGAAACTATGTCCAGGTAAAGAGCAACATCCCCAACATCCCCGCACGGCCTCGCGGGGATGACCAAGTAAACTTCGAACTTACCCTGGTGGAAGTTCAGGCACTGGGTGCTCCCTTCGACGGTGTGTCCTTCGCGAACACCCCACTCTTCTTGCGTGCCACAGAAGTAAGCGCTGCCGGCGTGGAGAGTGCGATTGCTTCCGCTCTGACTAGGGCGGTGGGTGTCGTGGGCGTGACTCCAGGCTACGTCCGTGATAACCCCGTAAGTAATGCCCATAACTATGGTTACTCCCCAGCTGCATCAGGTTGGGCGCGTGTCACTGCAACGGCTCTGGGGGCCCTATCCACTTCCGCAGTGGAATACTATGAGGACAACTGGGTAATAGACCGGACCATCGATACGGGTAATGTGGTGGAGGAGCTCATCTACCGTGCTAGTGACCCCTCGGGCGCCTATGCCAAGAAGATCGTCTACACAGCACCGTTCTCTACTGACGGAAAAGCCACCAAGGTAGAGTACCAAGATGCTGTTAAGCCCTAGGTTATCCTAAAAGAAGAAAACCCTATAATCTAGTATTATGGGGTTTTTGTTTGTCACGAAAGTGGAAACTCCGGTAATGTTAGGTTCGCTCCTACAGTGCCGGCGGAACTGTAAAAGCCTACCAAGGAGTATACCATGGCTCTCAACAAATACAGCCTCATCACGTACCGCGGTGTCGACGTCGGCGCTCTGTACCTCGAAGACATTCAACAACGCTCACAACTTGGCGCCGGCCGTCAACGTGTTGTGGGTCAAGACCTGGTGATCAACTTCAGCGACGAAATCGCTTTGGTGAACACCGGTGAAGTGCTCATGTCCGAAGAAAAAGGAACCTTGAAGCGTTTCGCAACTGCCAACGATCCTGAAGTGGCCAAGATGGTGGAAGACGCAGGCGGAACCGTGTACTACGGTACCGACGGTAACCCTACCGGTCTGGCTGCCCCCATCACGATCACCGGTATCGATGATCTCGCTGGCGCTACGGGCCTCTCTCGTGCCGGCACTGTCGGCACCAAGACTGACCCCAGCAACACTGTGGGTGACTTCTAATCCTTTTTTGGATTGGTTGATTGGTTAAAAGCCGGGGGGAGACTCCCGGCTTTTGTCGTGTCATACTCTTTAAATATCGGTTTTTAGGCGTATATCCATCGAAGACGGGTAATACCTTATTGCCCGAAAATAAAAGCATATAGGGCATAACAGAATGGCAAACGAATTAGACGAGTATAAGACTTGTGATCTGTACCTGGCTGCAAGCATCCAAGCTTCAGGTTACAAAATGACCAAGAACACCCAGGAAAGAGAAAGGGTGTATTTCCACTACGACAATAATGGAGACCTAGTCTCCCGAGTAACCCAGGAGTATCTGGCCCATCGGTTGGAAGTGGATGCTTTGGCATTGGTGGACAATATCCGCTCTTTAAAATCTCTCTGTGCAGAGATCAAAAGGGGTAATGGAAGACAGCGTACGGGGAGGTCATTCTAACATGCTGAACACTCAACAGATTGCAGAAAGCGTCAAGGCGCTGGAAGGGTCCTTTAAGATAGGTGACCCATCCCTGGAAGAAATTCATGACGCCGGTAACCGGGAAGTCCTGGGGCTATCTGACGAGGACTTCACGTTGTACGCCCACATGTCCGCTTCTTACGAGGGAGAGCCCCCTGAGGACATCCGCGTGCTTAATGGCCTGGTGCTGAATATCGTTTCTGATAATTTGGATGAGTTCAATACTCAGCTGGCATTACCTGTCACGGAGTACCTCAAGGCCAACTATGGTGACGGAGACCTCTCGGATATCACAGATGGTCTGGAAGACTTTATATGGGAGAGCCAGGTGGACTATCTACCCATGCTTGATCCCGAAAACAAAAGAGTGTACTTCGACATTGAAATGCTCTTAGTGATGGAAGAGAATAAGGGGTAACCCCTTACCTCAGGATAATCTTCTAATCCAAACAGCTGTACACATTATGCTTGTGTACCTACCCCCTCTAGACCAAGAACAGCTTGGGAGCGGCTTTGGTGCCACCGGGTTCTACACTCCCCCACCGGACGTAGGGTCCACGGGGTACCTAGCTGATTTGATTACCCTCATCCCAGCGGATATGGTAGTACCAGCGTACACCCAGGGTTACGTGACGGGGTCAGCTGATCTGAACGTGGTCTTCTACGACACCAACGGAAACAGTATAAGTCCCTTCAGTCTTAGCTACGCAGTGGGTTTTGTTTCAGGGGACGACTTTTCCGAGTTTCACCCCATAGGCAATGAGGAAAGGATTCCTGCAGAGATCAGGACAGGTAGGTTCCACCCACACTTCCAGATTGGGGACAAGTGGGTTACAGGCAATTACGAGATATTGTGGAAGTACCGTGTGTCAGAGGATTCCGAGGAAGAGACCAAGAAAACTTTGTTTGAGGTTTGTTCTGCGGGGATTTACGATCACGGCGTTTCAGAAAATGTTGGATACTTTGATGTACAGGCCACCGTAATAGTGGTAGGAGATTAATCATGGCAGATAAACCGGTTAGCGTGGAAAGAGCTGAGAATTACCTGGGGATACTGGCATTGGCGAACGACTACGCCAATGGTAAGGAAATAAAGGGTTTAGACATTTTCTTAGGCCGCACAGTTCGAGGTAAGACGAAGATCCTTTCCCAGAGGATGGAGAATCGTCCTTCCAAGATGTTGTCTGATGCCGTCCGCGGTAATATTGAAAGGGCCCAAAAAGTCATCGACGCCTACGACTCCAATGCTAACAAGCCCGTCAGCAACCAAGTACCTATTATGGCTTCCAGTAACGAAGTGACTCCCGAGGACGCCGCCAAGGTAGACGGTGACATCATCAAGGAAGTTCCTGCTTTACAGAAAGTGGCGTCAGACATCGATCCCAAAAAACTGATGGACAGCCGAGAAGGTGATAGGGTAGAGGACGAAATAAGCAAGCGAAAGATCCTCCCAGGAAACATGCACACAGAAATGTCCCGCATGCTGGGGGGTACACAGCAAGTTAAGGAAGCAAGCCTGGATGAGGACGATGCTGCCAAACTTTCAGGGTTGTACCGCTAGGGGGTGACCGATGAGCGTAGCTTTTAAAAAAGGGCAGACCCTAGGTCCAGAGGATCTGAAGATAGCCATACGGAATGCCCAAGGGGTCCTCACGGATCCTTACGCTATCACGTACTCTTTGTTCGATTACACCACTGGCGTAGAAGTTCTAATAGGTACTCCCAATCAGGTTCCCGCTTCAGTGGGGATTGGGGAGTTTTATGTCCAGACGACTCTACCGCTCGATTCCAACATAGGCGATTGGATCGTACGTTGGAATTTTAAAGAATCCGCAACCTCCTCTATCACACAAGCTGTTCAAGAATTCAATGTGGTTGGGGATAACGTAGTTACCAGTATCGGCACGGGGAATCCTGCGTCTAGTGACGCGATGCTGATTAGGCGTCTACGTATCATGCTGAGGGATAATAACCCTGACCGCAACTATAGATTCCGTCCCCCGTCAACTGAAAAATTTATCCAATCCCAGACTGAAGTGTTCGGGTACATTTGGGAAGACGAGGAATTGTACGAGTATCTCCTCATAGCGATCGACATGTACAACGCTGCTCCTCCTGTGACGGACATTACTGTACTCAGTATGCCCAACCGGTGGCGATCCGTTATCCTCATGGGAGCTTGTGCTCAAGCATGTAGGTCAGTGGCAATGAATTGGATCGCGGACGAGTTCAACTACTCGGTGAGCGGCGTATCCCTGGACTTGGAAAAATCATCTAAGTACATGGGCATGAAAGAGAATTATGAAGCAGAGTTTGACAAGGCTCTGGAGCAAGCAAAGCGTAGCATTAAAATCGTTAAGGGACTAAAACAACCTCGCTTCGGCATCGGTGTTTCTTCTGCCCTGGGACCGTTCAATAGAGTCGGTACTCAATCCAGAAGTAACTATGTTGGCGGCGGTGGGTATTGGTCCTAAAGGAGGCCTTCTCATGGCTTTAGAAGTAGAAGAAATCGACTTAACCCCATACAGGGTGGCTGGAAAAGTAGCCCTTTCGTTCACTCCCCTGAACCCGTCAGAGGTGGCGGTGGACCCCCTAGGTGGTCCTGCCCAGGTCTACGGTGTAGACTTCCTGGTGGTTGGGAACGAATTGGTATGGACCGATGGGGCTATACCTTCATCTGATATTAACGAAGTGCTGAACGCCCCTCACGACGTTACAGTACGAGTACTGTACGAGAGATAAAAGTAAATGGCAGATTACAGCTATAGCTTACCGGCAGGCCAACCTGAGAACTTTATGGTTGGGACTCTTGACGCACCCGGGAACGGTACCACCGCTCCTACTTACGCTATAGTGTCTGGCAATACCAATAATTCTTTTAAGATTGGTTCGTACGACGGGGTTCTGGAAGTTAACGTGGACACCTACGATGAGGAGTCCTACCCTATGACCCTGGGTATCAACCGTACTGATGATGCTGGGACCCTGGGGTACACAGTCCAGATTGACATAGTGGGGTTGCTACAGACTAAGACTCCGACTATCTACGTGGATCCAGTAAACGGAAAGAACTCCTATCCCGGTACCATGAGCTTTCCCGTTTCTTCTCTAGACGTGGCCTTCCTAAGAGTTATGGGGGGAGGCGCCGTGCTTTTGTATACGGGTAATTATGGTTCCCGTTCTTTCGGTACCAAACCCTGTACTATAAAAGGTTTGTCAGGTAATACCCCCGTCCTATCCTCGGTAGAACTGCTCGACGGTTTCTCATACGTACTGGACACTCTGACCTTTAGCACTGAGGGTGTGCAGGCGGTCAATGGGTCAGGTAACCGTATAGGGTCAATCATGATCCGGAATTGTGACTTTGGTGGCAGTAACGCCATCATCATAACTTCCTACCTCTACGTTTCCATTTTAAGGAATACTGTACACTCGACCAACATAGGTGTTTCCCTAAGTGATGTAGAAGAAGCTACCATCATGTCCAACACCATCTATGGGGACGGGTACCCAACCAATTTTGGTTTAGTCACTAATGGGGTCACCCGTATGGAATTCGCCCACAACACGGTGGATTCTGTGGGTGAGCTCAACATAGATGACGTGGGTTCTGTTGCTTCCTACGGAGTGCTTTTCGTACCGGTAACGCCTGCCTTGATCATAAGTAAAACCATAGGACCCTTTCCTTACCCCTTCGTAACGGACGGTCTCGGTAACTACGCGGTGGCAATTAACCTGACAACTGGGTCAGCCTGTGATTACGGTGTTGACTTCACCGTAACCGGGGGAGACACCGTATCCATCCTGAGTGGTTCCGTGGACCCCCTCAACCCATACCTGGGGGATGCTATGGAGGTGGGGGACTACCTACGGGTGCAGTACGAGTTGCAAGGAACAGCTGGCGTACCCGGCTACTCCAATCTGGATTCTAATTTCTTCACCAACGTAAATACTGTAAACTTCACATCGGGCCTACTGGCAAACGTAAGGTACAACAATGTGTACAATACCGCTGACATGGCCCTTTTCGTAGGAATCCTGGGCAACCGGGACGACGATCCCTTGTTTGTGGGGTCAGGGGATTACAACCTAACCGATCCCTCGCCAAGTAGAAAAACGGCTAACCCCTCTACCAGTTATACAAGCAACAAGATTGCACCGTACCCTCAGTCTCAGGATAGGGTAGGAGCTAACAGAGCGTATAAGGGGGAAGGTTCTGATATAGGTGCCTTAGAAAATTTGTCGGATGTTAACGGACGCACTGAGGCCGAGTTAAACTTAGGGCAACAGGGTTACGATGTTGTATATGACGGGGATTCCGACAGACCACTCCGACGCCTTAGTAAGGCGATGTCTGATGTATCCAGCGACCCCGTACAATTTGATCTAGGGAGCACTACAGCGAAGGTTTCCGATCGCAAAATGTACTTCGACGATCACGGGTTGGAATTGAACAGTGCCTCTGTTTCTGTGTCTAACCCCCAGGCCGCTACGCCTTACGTGCTAAAAAGAGATTCCGCTTTCGTACAACCCTTTGACCAGGCCGCTTTCGAGGGGGTGTCTGCCTACGTAGCTATGGACGGTAGTGACACCGACGGAAACGGCTCATTTGCGGCTCCTTATCGGACCATAGACAAAGCCCTTAGCACGATAGCGACTGTTATTTTTGTTATGGCCGGCAGCTACCCTCTGTTCACGGGTGTAGCCGGTAAAAAAGTAGTGTTCGTGCCTCGGAATGATTTTTACCTACTGGGTGGGTTCATGAACACAGATTTGGAAGGATCCTCGTGGCAGGTAACTGAATCCCTAGATTCCACCTATGCTTTTGCTGTGGGGCTGTTTACAGTATCCCACCCCTCGGGGGCTTAACATGTTTGCCATGAATTCCGCTTACACCTTGGAGAACCTGTCCGCCAAACCTTCCCTGACCGGGCAAAGGGGTATTAGTGTTTCTTTCACTGTGACTACAGGGTCGGTACCCTCGGACTACACCGTCATCCTAGCTAACCCCTTCAACAAGGTTTATTTTAGACGGAATCCTGAAAAAGCCTTGGTGGCCATCTCTACGTATAACCTGACTAGCGGTAATTTTGATCCGAGCTTAGTGGGTGTAGGAAGTTGGGCAGGGCAACAGGAAACAGTAGCTTTAACCGCACCCTACGGGGAAGCAAGGGTAACCTTTGAAGTCAAAGGGAACCACGCCTACGCATCGTTAGCCGTAGCGTCTAAAAGGTACGATGTGTCCTATGATCTCCCAGTACTAAGCACTTCTGTAGACGTAAATAACGATAGGAACGTCAAGGATTGGAAAGTATACGTGGAGAGCAGGCCTGTTAGTGGACAGGTTTCGGACACTAGCATGACCAAATATGTGGTAACAGCGGACTCCAGTACGGCAGGAAGCGTAACTGTGGAATACATAACGCTCACCGCTACGAACATCATCAATAAGTACGTGGAGATAGCAGACAGCTATGCTACGGAGGTGGCTGCTAATTTGGCTCAGGCCTCCACCATGCAACAGGGTGTAGATTTCGAAGTGATTGGGAATCGCCTAACGTGGGCGGGGTATGCTATGGACATACCGTCCTTAGTGGAAGGGATGACCCTACGCATCATTTACTATTCTGGCACCTACGGAGCTCCCTACTACCAAAAAATAGGTAAGAGGGTTGTGGGTATAGGTGGCCATGGCGAGGTGACCAATGGATAACACCACTAGTAACATTCAGGGGCAGGGCAGGCCTTTATTCAACCTACCCTACAGAAGCGGCGACGATAAGCCTAAGTCCTTACCGCTCCCTCCCCGCAGTGTCAACGTAACGAGCCCCTACCTGATAGGGGTCATAGATGTACGTTGGGATAACCCCGCAGCATACTTTCAAAACAACGGGCTTCAGGTACTGGGTGTAAACGTGTACAGGGCGCTAGACGCCCCCCAAGGAACATACGAGCTCGCTACCCAGCAGCCCATATCCAGTTTGAGCTGGAGAGACCAGACCCAAGAAGTTTTGGTAACTCAGGAAGATGCCCTGTCTCGATTGAATCCCGGGGAAAATGCTGAGAAAACTTGGTTTTTCCACACATCTCACAAGAAGGTGATCCATCCTGGTAGTAATGACCTAAAGGCCACAACCGTACAGGATGTTTTGGTGGAAGTGGATGCCGGTGATGGTATGGGTTATGTCCCTGTGATACCTTGGAAAATATATGCGGACGAGGGTTTAATATTCCTGAACACGAATAGGACCTACGACCCAGTCACTAACTCCTATAAGAAACCTGTCCTACCCGATTTGCTTTCTGGGGGCATAAGAGTGACCTACTACTACCTGAACGGTCTAATTGCAAACGATATGAGCCGCAAGATCTACTACAAGGTAACAACGGTAGCTCATGATTTTGATAAGAACGAAGACATTGAGACACCCCTGAGTGAGTGCGAAGCCATAAGCCTATACGACATGGAGAAGATCGATTGGATCTGGGCAGAGGCCATTCGCAGGAATCACTGGCTTTTGGAGCAGACAGGGGACAGGGTCAAACTTTTCCTAAGGAAATGGAACGGCCAAAGATGCAGTTGCTACAACGATGTTTACGGACGCTCGAAGGGCGTGGGTACAGACCGGAGTTGCATGATCTGCTACGGCACGGGGTATGTGGGAGGTTACGAAGGACCTTTTGACATAATAATCGCTCCCCCTGAGACGGAGAAAGCCGTAAATTTGATGGACGCAGGTCTCCATATCACATACGATTGGAATACCTGGACTGGGCCCGAGCCCCTTCTGAACGACAGGGACGTCATAGTTCGATCCAACAACGATCGATTCTATGTAGTGAGGCCCAACCCACAGGGATCTCGCGGCGCCACCTATCAGCAGCACTTTAGCTTGTCCCAGATAGACCAGACGGACCCCGTGTATTCTGTCCCCATCAATGGTGGCCAATTGTATGTGCCCGCAGGGTGGAACGCCTACAGAGAGGATAGGCCTTCGGACGCAAGTCCCCAATTACCTATCAAGCCAGAGAGCATCCCGGGGACCGTACCAATAGGCCGCACAGTGACCTTTGAGAATATTACGGCGTAGGGACGGATAATCTTCTAATCCTTGTGCTCTTATTTCAAAACCCGCCGTACAGGTTTTTGTTTTCCTCGTACGGTTATGTTGCTAGACCTAACGTACTGGAACAGGAGAAAAAGGTATGCCACGAATCATCACTGCCGCCGAACACCTCATCAAGCTCGCTGAAGACTTGGAGAAAGAAGCTGCCGAAAAGACCATTTTTGCATGCGGCGGCTGTGGGCACACTGCCTCGTTGAGCGAAATCAATGCGTCCATCCACAGCCATGCCAGCAAAGTGGCCTCTGAGGGTGGGACATTCAACGTCGAAGCTGCGCTTGTGACTGTCAATGACAAGGTTAAGTGTGCTTCCTGTAAGCAGAGCTCCATGTCCTACGTAGCCACTCCCGACAGCGAAAAGTTCTACGTGGACGTTGCCGAGGCTTCCGAAGAAGGCTCCAAGGAAGACGAAGGTGCCATGGAGGCTCAAGCTGCCATGGAGGCACAGGCGGGTATCCTAGACAAGGTCATGAACGGACTTAAGAATGTTTCCAACATCGCCACCGGTAAAGTGGACGTGGGTGAAGACGCCAAGCAGAAAGCACTCCGGGCTGTGAAGGTACTGGACGAGCATGCTGTTCGCGCACGTGACTTGGAACAAGCCCAAGCCATCCTTAAGGATGTCCATCCTCACGATTTGGAATTCATCTTCGAAACCAATTTGTCTCCTGCGGACATGGAAACCAACCTACGCAATTTCAAGACCAAGTACGGTGATGCTAAGCACAACGACTTGCAGGCTATGGTCTCCATGCTGATGCCTGAGCCCGACGCCTCTCATTTGGCAGGTGCTCCTGTTAAGGCAGCTTTGGCCGCACTTCTTCTCACTATCGGTGCTTCTTTTGCAGGCCAGGGTAAGAATGTTTCCATGCTGGAAAAATATCTCCCAGGCGCTACCCAGGCTATCGAAGTGGTGAACGAAATGGCTTCGGCTCCTGTCCACCAGCTTCCTTCTTATGACCAAACGGTTCAGAACGAAGACGGTACTTCCTCCAAAATACACGTTCCTGGTGCTGATGAACTCAGTAACCAAGGGGCACCCCGCGATGTGGCACAGGCTACGCCGGCACCAGCCAGCAAGTCTGCGCGCATCAACCAAGAAAAGCTCGCTGCCTACTTGGGCTAATCCATCCGAAAGGCTATGCCCGCGGCCTAAGGCGGGCTTACTATAAAAAATGATAAAGGTAAGAGGAATAGATTTCCGAACTGTGGAATTACGGGACATAGCAGACAGGGTCTACTATGGTCAAGAAAAGATTTTTTCGGATAACCAATATAATTCCTCCCCCGAACTCAAAAAGGCCATAGAAGCTGGAAAGCTTTTTGTGATGGACCACAAGGTCGAGAGTTATCCTGGGTTTAAGGCCCCCGTACAGAATCCAGAAGTGGTGCAACCAGCGGTCCCCGTAGATGATGGGAAGATGGACGCAATCCTGGGAGTAATTAGAGAGCTCAGTGATAAGGTTGCTGTTATACAGCAAAAGAGTGGTCAAGAAGTAATGCCCCCTGCAGCCACTCCCGCAACCGGTACAGGTGTAGAAACTGCCCTGCAGTCCCTGGCTGTACAGGTAGCTGGTATCCAGGAGGCTCTCAAAAATAAGAATGACATCTCCTCATCGGTGGTCGAACAACTGGATCGCGTTGAAGAGTCCGTCAGGGGTATAACCGTTTCAGGGGCAGGTGTACGGTCTGTAGAGACCAAGTCTAGCCGGAGTACGGTGGGTGAAGAGGTCTACGTTCCATCATCTTTCCAAGTGGACGACATGACGAATAGGGTGAAGCTTGAGACTAAGAGTCTCGGTCAGGGAGGAACTGTCAATTCTTCTTTGGCAAAACTACGAGAACTTAACAAGAACAACAATCAAAAATAGCAGATAGGAGGCCATTATGGCAAAAGGGCTAGACATCGGAACCTGTTTCCTTGTGGGAGCTACCACAACGGATAGCACGGACATGGCAGACGTGAACATCACATCTGTCCGGGACGCTTTTCTTAACATGGACAACGAACCCGCTACTAAGAATATGCTCAAAATGAGCAAGGTGAGTTTCATCGAGAAGGGCGATACACTCTACATCGTGGGCGACCCCGCTCTGAAGATCGCCAACATGATGAAGCGCGAAGCACGCCGTCCCCTATCTAAGGGAGTCATTTCCGCAGGCGAGAGGGAAGCTGAGAATATCCTGTACATCCTTCTTAAGGAAGTGGTGGGGGATCCCGCGCAGAAGGGGGAAGTATGCTTCTACTCCATCCCAGCGGCTCCCGTGGACGCGGAAGGCGATGTAGCCTACCATGAGGCAATTTTTAAGAAAATCCTCGAACAGATCGGGTACACCGCACAACCCATGAATGAGGCCACCTCTCTGGTATTCTCTAACTGTTCCGATGAGGCCTTTACCGCTTTGGCCACAAGCTTCGGAGCAGGCATGGTGAACTCGGCCTTGGTTTACCAGACCATGGAAGGTATGAAGTTTTCTGTGGCTCGGTCGGGGGACTGGATCGATGAAAATGCAGCCAGGGCTGTGGGCATGACTGCTTCGCAGATCATGGCCATTAAGGAACGCGGCGTGAACCTTTTGGACCCCACCGACGGAGATCCCAAGCATTTACGTGAGCGGGAAGCCATTATCGTCTATTACAAGAATCTCATCAAGTATGTGGTGGATAACATCAAGAGGGAGTTCCGTAAAACGGAAAGTGCCGTACAAGTGGATGAGCCCCTACCATGGGTTCTTTCTGGCGGTACTGCTAAGGCTAAGAACTTTTTGGAATTGTTCCAAGCCGAGTTCGACAAGGTCACTGACTTCCCCATCCCTATTTCGGAGATACGCTTGGCCAACGATCCTTTGAACGACGTTGCCAAGGGACTGCTCATCGCGGCAATCAATTTCTCGGAGTAATCCAACCGGTCTAAACTTTAAGTACCCCACTTCCTAAAAGAGGTGGGGTACTTTATTAAAACACCACAAATTATTTGAGTCACCCTCTGAAAACCCCATAATATTCTAATCGCTCGCACCCCTTTAAAGTAGGGCCCATGGAAAATAAGCTATACAGTGCCATAAAGCACAGGATGTTTGAGGAGATGAATCTATCGATTCAGCGCCATCCTACGTATGCCCACGGGACGAAAGCCTACAACAGACTTCATATGGGTAAGGAGAGACCTCAGACAGGAGTAGTCCTGCAGAGCGTGTCCTCTTCCCGCATAAACCTAAGCCCCGACGATTACATAGGGGACCTGTGGTCCCTGGTAGCTTTGACCAGGGTAGGAAACTATCCGGGTTCCACCATCGAGTGGGTGTGGGAAGACGCCTATAATCTGACACCTTACGTCGAGAAAGAAGATGTGTCCAGCACTCTGGATCCTTTGACTCAGCGAACGGTGACTGTGGCTAACGCTCCCATCGCAGCCGGTAATCAAAACACGATGCCTGCTACCAGCTTTGGACAGGTAAAGTTGTATGTAAACGGTGTTCCCCTGGATGCCGCCGGAGTGGATGCCGCGAGTGGACAGATCCGTTTACCATACTCAGCTTCCTCCACTGATAAGATTGAAGTCTCCTATTACTACGTGGATGTGGATAAACCCGGTTACTACTTCATAGAATTTGATGCGAACGACAACTTTATGATAACCCCGATGTACTCGGAGTTCAATGAAGTTTTGATAGCAAAGACAACTGGTGTGGAAGTTAACGCACAGCTAACTAATAGCCCCGTACTCTTGGATTACGTCCTCAACCTAACCACCAAGAAAAACTTCAACTCCACTTTGATCTACCTGGACAGAGGCGTCGACTACGACGTGGATGAAACCGGTTTGGTCACTTTCCTACGCCCCCTGCAGACGGGCACCACTGTTTACGCATCCTATAGATGGAGAGGTGAGGACAGAGGTCCTTTCCCGGTAAAGGATGAGTACCAGTACATAGACAGCGCCATCAAAGGTGTAGTGCTTTCTGTGGGTAGCCGTAAGCAGGCAGGGGACAAGCAGGTAGTGGTTCTTAATCCCCAGAGGGAGCAGGTGGCCAAAGTGTATGGCGGCCACTACATAATGAATTTAGAATGGAAGGTTTTTACTCGGGACCCAATGTCTACCGAAGAATTGACTGACCATTTGATTTCTGACATTTGGGGAAACCGCAAGGAACCCCTGCGCTGGGAAGGCATAACCATCGAGGCTTGTGATGCCACAGGCGAGATGGAAGAATCCTACGACGATGCCACCCAGGCCGTGTACTTCCAAAACACCATATCCATGGAAATAATGACCGAGTGGAAGAAATTCGTTCCTTACATACTGAAGCTGGCTAAGTACCGTGCTAAGGTGTCAGAGGGACGAGTGGTTCCAACGGACGTCAAGGATAGCGTGACTGCTGTCAATCCATCGGTGTGGTTCGAAGAAGAGATGTGGGTAGACAATAAGCCCTTCCAGGTTATCTACCCAAAAACAGCATATCCAAGATTCTACTAGATAGGAGAAAACCAGATGCCATTATACCAATACAAGTGCTCCGGCACTAAGTGCAACCACAATTTCGAAAGAATGGTTGCGATGAACGAAAGGGATGACCAGGGGTGCCCCCTTTGTTCTGGAAAGGCCGTACGTAACGGATTTTCGGGATTTTCCGTAAATACCCCACTGGATTTGAAAACAAAGAGTCCCCACACGAAGAAAGAGATCGACAGGGTAGTAGGTGAAGACGCTGATAAGAAGTGGCAAGCTTTCGAGAAGAAAACGGCTGAGAAGATCGCGAAGGCCGAAGAAACAGAAGGCGCCAAGATTGTTACCGTCGCTGTGAAACCCGGAGAGAAGTTCAATCCAGAGGCTATGCTGGGTGATGCCAACCGCAGAAAAAGATCTGAGATATACTCAGAAGCTGTGACTGGTCATCAGGATAGCCAAAGAGCCCTAGGACGAGATCCTAAAGCTTGGGATAAGACTGGTTTCCGAGAAGTAAAGATTTAGTCAGAACCCTATAATCTTTTAATCGTGAGTTGACTCAGAAGAAATTAGTCATTCTGTGGTACCTGGCTATAGGGTACGAACCGGAGTACAAAAGGCAGCAGTTTTTATAACTGAAGGAGACATAGCATGGCCATAGGACCACTAGAACAATTTGTGTTCCCCGGGACCTACACTAGGACCCTCGTGGAATCACCCACTCCTACAGCTGCAGGCAGTCTGCGTTACCCAGCTATTATTGGTGTAGGTCAGGAAGAGGAAAGAGTTGAATCATTCGAAATGATTCGAGGATCTTCCTCCACCGCTGACAATCTGATCATGGGTGAACTCGCTGCCTCCAACGGTAGAGGTAATGTGTTTGATGGCGTTAATGTGCAAGTCGGCGCCAAGCACTACCCTCTCGTCAAAGGCGATGGACAGGGTACTTTTGCTACCGAGCCTAGCCAGGTAATCGTTCAGGTTAACGGTGAGAACTCACCGGTCCAAAGGATTGACGCTGTTAACGGCTTGATCACTCTGGTTAACCCCCCTCAGGAAGGCGACCTGGTAGTATTGAACTACTACTTCAAGCGCCGCGACTCCTACAACGAAGCCGAAGACCTTACTGTACAGGCGGACGGAACTACTCGCCAGTTCAAGGTGAAGGCCGCTCGCATCGTCAAGGGTGATAACGGTGGCGCAAGCGCTACTAACTCTGACATTGGCGCAAGCGCCTCTACCGAGTCCAACGGAAGCATCATCACCGTACCCGTCCTTCTCGTAATGGTTGACGGTGTGGAAGCATCTGTTGAGTCCATCAGTGGAAGCACTGGTGTGTTCACTCTCGTGTCAGCCCCTACCGCTGGAGCTGAAATTCTCGTAAGCTATTTCTCCAACGATTACCAAAACACGTACGATATCTTGCCAGCCGCTTTGGTGAGTAGCATCGTTCGTGCAGGTTACGACGCCGGCCGCACAGACTTCCTGAACGGAAGAGACTACGTATTGGCTAACGGTAACGAAATCCATTGGGGTAACTCGGCTTCCGTCGAAGCCGGTGACACCACTGTGGGTTCCACTGAATTCGGAGCTAACCAGATTTCCGCTGTCATGGTGGACTGGCGCTACTACAAGGCTTCCGTGGGGACCGGTAACGGCACCACAAAGTCCTTCACGCTGCCATGGGTACCTGTTAAAGGTGACGGAATGGGTAACCCCATTTCTGATATCGGAAATGGCACCCCCGAAACTTACGACGACCTTACGGCCTATGTGGGCACCACCTTGGCTACCGCTGTAGAAGCGGTCATCACCAAGTTGGACGGTAAGACCATCACTCTGCAAACGGCTCCTGCTGTCGGAGAATATGTTTTCGTGGACTCCTACGTGAACATGTACAAAGATGACACCTGGACAGTAACCAACTCCGTGGCTGGTGCCGCCGGAGTAGGTAAGTACACTGTTCGCGGAGCTACCAACGGAAACGTGTACCAGGTCAGCTTGGATGGTGCCAGCACATCCACTGCTACCTTCCTGGACTCAGGAACTACCAGTTGGGATGACGCTGCCGGTTCTGCCAGCAACGCATATATTGCTCCTTCGCGCTCTCGCGGTAATGAAATCGTTACCGTGACCGTGGATGCCGGTGGTGATTTTGTGGTTACCTCCAACGTCGCCACCGGCACTGGATCTGGTTCCATCAACACTGGTACCGTGGGTCAGACTTATGTGGACACCATCACTGGATTCACCTTCGCTCTGGAATCCGCTACTGCCGGAACCTTGATCTTCAACGTGACCAAGGATTTCACCGTAGGCGTGAACTACGAGCTGGGTATCCCTAACCTTCGCTTCAATGTGGAAACGACTTTGGGCGTGGCTGTTTCTGACACCGCTTTGCTCAAAACCTACAATATGAACTACGACGAAGAACCTGGCGTGGGTGACGTGTACTACGTGACTTTCGACAAGGTGAAGGTGGACTTTACTACCAAGTATGTCACAACCTTCCCTGAAGTGACTCGTCTGTTCGGTCCTTTGGCCCAGAACAACCCTATCGTTATCGCTGCCGACTTGGCTTTCAAGAATGGTGCTCAAGCCCTGGCTCTTAAGCAGGTGCAGAAGGCTCCTGACAGCAACGATGCTTCTGTAAACAGTTACATCGCCGCCATCGACGAATTCGACGAACCCCTTTCCAACAGCACTCGCCCCTGCATCCTTCAGGTGGTTACCTCCAATCAACAGGTGATCAACCACCTGAAGAGCTCCAACGCTCAGCAGACCAGCATCCGCTTCAAGAACGAAAGGACTTCCTACTTTGGCTTTGCCTTGGGTACCACACCTGAAGCAGCCATTGGTTACGCCAAGGCTCTTCGTACTGAACTCCTCACAGCCATCTACCCTGACGGAGCGGTTATTACCGTTCCTGATGAAAACGGTAATGACCAGGACATCCAGGTCGGTGGGGAGTACATCGCTTGTGCCATGGCTGGTGCGGATGTATCCCCGTCTCGTGACGTGGCTACCCCTCTGACCAACATCGATTTGGTGGGTATCCTCCGTCTGGCAAGAGCCATGACCTTGGCCAACGCTTCCCAGGTTGCCCAGGCTGGTATCACCGTGCTGGAAAACAAATTCGGCGTCATCAAAGTTATGATGGCACTGACCACTGATCTGTCCTCTCCTTTGACTCGTGACCCTCGTATCATCTCTGTTAAGCACTTCGTGCAGCAGGGTGTCCGTAGGACTTGTGACGTGTTCATCGGTAAGAAGATGATCAATGGTCTCACCAACGACATCGAAAAGAGCCTGAACAGCTACTTCAGCTCCTTGAAACTCCTCAATCTGATTGGGGCTTTCCAAGGTATCAAGGCTGTGGTTGACGATGCCGACCCCACTATCATCAATGTAGTCGTGTACTACCGTCCGATTTTCGGATTGAACTGGATCACTGTAACTCACTACCTGAGAAGCACACTGTAAGGAGAAACAAAATGCAAGAACAGAAGGTAGCCCTCATAGGTCTTCTCAGGCAAGCATCTGAGATTATCACCCACGAAGCCATGGCCACGGATATCAATACCGCGGCTGAGGCTCTCCATCAAGCTTCGGACGAGAAGTTTGCCAGTATGGTGAACTTGGACTCCCTGGCCAAGCTTGCCTCTACTTTGCCTAAGGATCAAACTCCTGACGGCGAAGGCGTCAAGCAAGGCACGGAGCAGACCGCTCCTGAAGCTTCCGGTGCCAAGGTCGAAACCAATCAACTTCCCGATGTCGCTGAATCCCTGGATTCTGACATGGTGAAGAAGAGCGACGGACCTGTGATCACCATGAAATCTGCTGCGGAAGCTGCAGGCGCCTGGAACAGTAAGGCCGCGGCCGCTGTGCTAGCCAAGCTTGCTGCCGATGCTGGTCGTCCTGATGCTGTCCCTGCGGCTGCTCTCCCTAAGGAACAGATTCCTGATGGAAAGTCCGAAGGTGAAGGCACTGTGACCGACACCCCCGACAATACCGGTGCAAAGCTCCCCAAAGAGCAAACTCCGGAAGACGCTACCGTGATCAAATCGGACATGGTGGCTAAGAGCGATGGACCTGTGGACACCATGGAATCCAAGGCTGCTGCCGAAGCTCCCGCACCCGCTCCTGAGAAGGAAGAGGGGAAGGAAGAGCCCAAGGAAGCTGCTGAAGAAGGTTACGTGTTCGCAGGTATCCAAATGGGTGGAAGTTCCTCTGTGGAACCTGTCCAACTGGAAGCATCGGACAGCGAACTACACGGTCTTTTCAATAACTAAGACCGTTCATCGGAACGTGTAATTGGAGGAGTAACATATGGCTCTGAGAAGTGATCAGGATACCTACGTAGTTAGGAAAGGTGTTTCCCCAAATACCGTTTCCGAGATTTCGTCCAAGACGAAGATCTTCGCGGTACCTGCAGGACAAGAACAAGGGGAAGGGCAGAAGGTGCAGGTCGGTGTGATCGCTGCATTCAACCCCAATGAATCCCGTTCGATCGAACCCATCCGTGGTATCGGTTACGGCGACCAGATCGCTGAATTGATTCCCGGTGTAACTGAACCTATGACCCTGAGCGTGGACCGTACTGCACAGTACTTGTCCAACATGTATCAGGTGTTTGGGTACAAGGGTGGTATCGACGGACTGGTACGCTCACTGAAACATCACCGCTGGCCTTTCGACGTGATCAAGGAAACCGTGTTCTCTGAACTGGTTTCGGATCTGTCTGACGGTAACGGTAAGAGTGGAATGCAGGACGCCACTGGTGAAGATTTTTCGGCTACCCTAACGGTGTTTGAAGCATGCTGGTTCCAAGATTGGAGCACCAGTTATTCTTCCGATGCTGCCTTGGTGCAAGAAAATTGTTCCATGATGGTTTCCGACGTGTACGATGGTACTCATCAGATCCTTACCGATCCTCGCGAGGATACCGGTAACAAGATGATGTCTGTGCGTATGCAAGGCCTAACGGCCTAAGACGTTGACGTAAGACGGGACTGAAGGCCCCGGTGTAAAAACCGGGGCCTTTTTCCGATCCAAGATCCAAAATGAAATAAGATATCGTAGGGCCAAAAGTAGCCTTACCAGCAAAAAGATACCACATGAAAAATCTTAGAACATTCGGTCTTAGTGCTGCCCCGTCTTGCATGGTTAATTGTGCAAATCAAAAACGGACGTTATGTCCATTAGATAGGAGACGGGTAGATGCTGAACATCACCAAGAAAATCAAGGAAGCCTTTCGGGACGATAACCTGAAAGCCACCGCCACCATCAAAGGTGTCGTATTCGGATTTGGCCCCACGTCCAATAGGGATGAGTTTGCCCTAGCTGGTGAATTGTCCCAACAGGCAATCGACCCCAGCGACGCCGTGGCCGCCATAGGTAATATCCGGCTCCGGACCATCGCGTCCATGCTGAAGGCCGTCGATGGCGTAGAAATACCTGAAATCGTGAATATCCCCGCAGAAGGCGATGTGCCCGCCCATACCAAGGAACGGGTTTTGTACCTGTTGGGGGAGATCACAGAATGGCCTGCTTCCCTGGTCACATCCCTACACCTTGTATGCATCGACTTGAAAAAGAAGATCCGTAAGGATATCCGAGAATCCGTAAAATACGAGTGGTTCGGGGAAAATCTTATTGAAAAGGATGAAAGGGACGAGCAGGAGGAAGAAGAAGCCCTTCTTGCTGAAGAGGAAAAAATGCGTCAGGAAGAGGAACGGCGTGTGGAGTATACGGACGATGGTAGTACCTCTCAAGATACTCCCTCCTTCCAGACCCCCGAACCACCCACTCCTACAGAACCAGTGGCATAGCGGAGCTGCCCCATAATGGATGTAGGCCGTGCATACAGGGTTCTCCTCAAAGTCGCTGAGAGAGGGTTTGACACCGTAGGGTTTAACTACGGCGGTCTTTCCCTTATCCTGAAAACTTTGACACCCCATGAGTTGGACATGGCCCGCTACCATTCGTTCGGCAGGGGGATCCTGTGCTTTCGTTTATACCGCATGGCTTACGCTACGTTTATGGCTAACGGGGTAATGACCCTGGAGAACCGCCAGGAGCACGTAGACAGCCTCGTCGACATGTACGGTAGCCTCCCAGTCCATCTGTTCGAAAATGTGGAGGAGACTGCTATTAGGTTGCAGGGTCGCTATAGGCGCTATTGTAATCTAGTGGAGGGGTTCTCATACAGTACACCATCAAGGCTGCTGTGGAAGTCCCGTAGGGGTAGCCCCCTCCTATCCCCAGAGGTCACTCATATCCCCGGCACTTCCACCTTGGGTATACCTGAAAGTGTGGAGGTATGGTCCCTGGTGAATATGAGTTTGGACCAAGAAGTGGAAAGTGATAAGAGAATGTCAAATGCTCTTTTTCTTACCTCTGCCACAAACCCCAAGGGTTCCCAAAAAGTGGGAGCCGGTATCAAGGGTGAAAAAGAGCTTATAGAGAAAAATCGTAGGATGCTTGTGGAGTATGGCTCCGAGGCGCATAAGAGGATCACCAAGGACAAGTCCCTTGACAAGAAAGAGCGGTGGACTGCAAAATTGGATACTGCCAAAGATATCATGGACGAGCTGGAAAGACAGATGCACGGCGTCCAAGATAAGCATGATCTCTTTATCGAGGGTTACCGTGTAAAGCTACGTCGAGAACTTCAGGAAAGAGAAGAGGTCGAAAAGAAGCGTCTGGAAGAAGTTCGCCGCCAAAGGGGCGGTGATCCCCACACCGGTAGTTTCGAAGTGACCCCGGAGGAAATGGAAAGGGTTATGAGGGGTGAGGCGACCCCTATGGGATTGGCGAAGCAAAAGGCTGAGGAGGACAGGGTTAGGATAGCAGCCAGCGAGGTGCCTATCAGACCGGGTGCCACCGCGGTAGTAGGTAAAAGGGTAATAGGAGAGCCGAGGGGCTCTGTGAGGTAGGTTCATAATGGCTTCGGATATGGAAGAAAACACCAAGAGGACCAACGCGGAGTTGGAAAAAACCCTAGAGCTTGAGAAGAAGCTCTTGGATACTGTCCGTGGTCTGAAGAAAGCTCAGCGTGAATACAATGAGGCCACCCAGGACGCCCTGAAGAAAGCTAACGCGAACGCTAGTGATTATGAAGAGACCCTGGAGAGCATTGACGATGCCCTTAAGAAAATACCGAGGACCATCAATAAGGACTTCAATAAGTCCGTAAATGCCTCGGGTGATGCGTTTGAGGACGCCTACGGAAAGAGGGCTCTCAAGACCATCAAAAATCTGCAGAAGGCTCTGGAGAGTGGTGGAGGTCTGTCAGCCGATCAGCTTTTATCCAAAAAAACCCAGACTGAGGTTCTAAATAGAATCAAGGGTATTAACAAAGCCATACACAAGGTCGACAGCGAAGCCATTGGCGCCAAGTGGATGAAGCGGGGCGCCGCGGCCAAGGACATAGGTGGCTCCCTTAAGAGGGGTTGGGTGAATAAGGACCCCAGCGAATGGCGCTCTACTGGCAACATGATGAAGTCCTGGGGACGTCGCCAAAGCCTACTGGGTAGGTTCGCGGGCAGCAAGCCCGGAGCCGGTATAGGGGGCAAGGCTCTGGGCGGAGCCATGAGGATGGGCGGGGGTGCAGCGAAGATGCTGGGCGGAGGATTGGCCGGAGCCAGCAAGGCAGTACCCCTAGTGGGCACCGCCGTACAGGTAGGGTCCATGATCAACGACGCCGTCAACTACGGGAACAATAAGTATACCGGAGCCATGAAGGACTATTCCTCCATGTCGGGTGCCCAGACTAGCGGTACCCAGTTTGTGAAAGAAGGAAAGGAGTTCAACTCCGCTATCCGGGACATACGTACCAATATGGAGCTTGGCATGGATTCCTCGGACTGGAAGTCCATGTTCGAATCCATGACGCAGGGGGGATTGTCCCTTCACGGTGTAACCGAGAAAATGGGGGACTTTGGTGCCACCATGGAAGCTACCCGTAGAACTAGCTTGGCCCTCGGTGTATCCACCGAAGTCATGGGCGAGGCCATGGTGCAGCAGAATCTAGAGATGGGTTCCAGTATAAGCACCATGCAAGAAGGTTTCGAGGAAGTAGCCAAGAGCGCACGCTCCGCTGGAATAGAGTCCAATAAATTTTTGAATGTCATCCAGGCGTCGACGCTGTCCATGGGTACCTATGGTAACTTCACAAAGGCAGCAGCTTCCACTTTGGAGAAATTTTCGAACAATGCAGGTGTGACCCAGAAGGATGCTGAGGAGATGACCGGCGATCTTACCACCTTCTTTAGGGGCAAGGATATAACCGAGCGCATGAAGTTCACTGGTATAATGGGTAAAGGGGCCGAGGAGACGGTCATAGCCCCCGCCCTTCAAGAAAAACTGGACCAGATCAATAAGAAGCTAGCCGGTGGTAACGTAACGGACGAGGAGCGAAGGAAGCTGAAGGGTCAGCGCTCCAAAATCTCGGACGCTCTTAACACACAGGGCGGGGAAAGGTATGGGGCACTATCTAGCGCCACACGCTACGTGGACTCAGTACCTCTTATCATGAAGGCTCTTAAGAATGTCAAGGGCCAGAACGGTCAGTCCATGGAAGAGTACCTGGGCAGTTACGGAGGTTTGGTGTCCGCACAGGGTCTGGGTATGAGCGAGGACATGGTTGAGAAACTGAAGAACGCTATTCAGGGTGATAAGGCCCAATTGGCCCCCGTAGTGGGTAAGCTGAACGATTACATGAAAAATGCTGTGGGCGGTGGAGATGCCACTAAGGACCAGAAAGAAGGTTTTAGGCAGCTTATGGACACCCTGAGTAAGGGACGGGACATGAGCCAGTTCGAATCAGACGCCGCTAAGAAACAGATGACAGGTATCCTTAAGGAACAGGGTGTAAACCCGGACGACATTAAGGATTTCATATACATGTTGGAAAAGGACTCCAAGTCCCTAGGTGAAACATTCTCGGGTCTTCTCACTAAAAATGAGGGACTCTTTGCTAAGGGTAAGAATTTGGTGGGCGCCAGCTCCTCCGCTATTGCAGAGAAGCAGCTGGAACGCACCGCAGATAGCTCTTCGGGTATGTACAAGGATTCTGTAAAGAACCAGAAAGCCCAGATAAAGGCATTGACCCCGTTGGAGAAAATGTCTGGTATAACCAAGGAGGCTTTGGAGTGGCAGATATTCTCTTCGGATAAAGCTGAAGCATCCTACGCAGCGTCCCTGGCTATCAAGAAGGGTGTGTTTGGTATTCTAGACTTTATGACTCGAAGCGAGAGGGACGACTTTGAAGCTGCAGCATCGGAGCTAAAGGAAAGTACGGCTAGCTTTGAGGAAGCCAAAAAAGACCAAATGGCCGTAGCTAACATGACGAACGCCAAAGAGGCCATGGCTAACGCAACCAATGGGGCAGACAAAGAAGAAATCCTGGCTAAGTCTAAGTACAGTGTAGCACGGTTACGGGCTATGAAAGAAGGGACTACGGTAGACCAGGAAATGGATAAGATGAAATTGGGTAGCGGTGACGCGGACACTCAGTTCAAGACCCTAATGGAAAAATATGGAGGCGACCTCGACCTTACTCGCCTAGGCACCAAAGCCGATAAAGGGGTTTACGATTCTAAGAGGGCTATAGGGAAAGCCCACTCACGTGTGGCTAAGGAACTGGACGATCTGGACCCTGACCAAAGGGCCGCTGCGTTCCGCGACCGTGGTAAGGATTTGATAGACTCCGAGAAATACTTCAAAAACAAAACATTCACTGCGTACGAAGCTAGCGGTGCAGCTGCCGAGGGTGGAGACGTGGGTCAGCACAAGACGACAGCTGGAGGTGGGAAAGTATACACTGTGAAGAATTTGTCTGTTACTTTTAACAACTCCAACGACGTAAAGGGTGACCTAGATAAGGTCAACTACGTTGAGAAGCAGGAAGAATAGTGGCCACAAACGAGACAACATTCCCCCAGTCTACACTAGACTTCTCCACGGGGCCTAAGAAACCAAATCCCGATACCGTCTACGGTAACGTGAGCGGGGACTTCTATTACCTAGCCTGCGTCCGTGCTGAGATAGAGGACGCTATCACAGTGGCCACGGAGTCGCCCGAGGTAGCCAACATAGCCTTCGCTACGAGTGCAGCCACCAACATCGTTTACGATGCTTCTGACCCTGGTGCCAAGTTTTACCTATCGGGTAAAGGCGTGGAGATACCCGAGGGCAAATACGGTCCAGACAACCTGCTAAGGCTGTCCCAGCTCGACCAGTATGACGAACTTCGCGGTATAGCGAACCCTTCGGACTCCTCTGACCCAGTGGGCCAGGGCAGGAACAATCTGCTGGCTATGCTAAGCGAAACCGACTACTCCGTCCTGGCCGGGTACCAGGACATGATCGCTATGGTGAATAAGTCCATCGATGTCTACATAACCCGCGTACAGAACTTTAAATCCTACACCGCCGCTGAGAAGAAAAGAAGTATCCAAGCTTTGGAAGGCTTGAGGACGAGCTTGCCCCTGACGATACATGCCAACTGTTTCGCCAAGAACACATCCATCGACCATCTGTTTTTGGACAATGTGTCTGTAAAGGCTACCGCGGGCGCTAAGCTGCTGGATAGTTCCCCCACCTACTACCAGGCTGACAGCATGTCACGTCGTAGGCCTAGATCCGACTTCTTCACGGTGGAGATGATAACTCCGTCCTTGGACGGTACGGAACCTCGCCGAGTGGATTTGGAAGCAGCTGAGGGAAGGATCGTCACGTCCCTGCAGCTAAATATGTCACCCGCTTCCTTAGTAATAAATGCTGCCAAAAAAACCAATAGGTACCAAACCCTGGTACGTTGGGTAGAGGAGCATTGGGGCGATGAGATGGATCAGATATCCTTCTCAGGAACCAGCTACGCCTTTATTGATTTTAAGACTGACGGAGGACAGGGTCTGTGCGTAAACAGCAGAAACATATCTGAACCGTACAAAGAGCTTCAGCACTTGGTGGACTTGTACACGACCAACGGCATAGTGTACCAGGACAAAGAAATCCCCTTAAAGAGAGATCCCGACACAGGGTTGCTGACTCCCCTCATACAAAGAAGAACTTTCTTCAACATGGGGGACCCGGCCAATCCCTACACGGTGGGTAACCACCCTAGGGCTGGTATGGCTAATTACCGTTTATACATTCGGATGAGATGCTACTTTGCAGAGTTCATAGGGTACTTTGAATCATTCGATGTTACTGAGTCCTCAGATAAACCATTCAGCTTGAGCTATAACGTGTCGTTCCGCGCCGAACACACAAAGTGGTTGTGAGGGTACCATGGAACGTCCAGTAGATCCTAATTTCGTAGCTAGCTGGCTCAAGGACGATGGCCGCGAGGGCGTCCAGGGGACTGTCAGTAACAATGCCATAAGGTCCGTGGGGTCACGTAAGAACACTCCTGAAACGGGGTACTCCATAACCTCGTCCATCCAGTCTAGGTCTGCCTCGGACATGCTGCCCTTCGAGATACTGGTGTATGTGGCGGGTACGACATCCCCAAGCGACATGGAAGTAAAGCACAAGCTCACAATGATGATAAACCCGTCGGATTTAAACGTGGGGTCCGCACAGGTGCAAAACAGCCAGTACGGACGGGACGGTCACATAAATTCGTTATGGGGGAAGGCCCAGCCAACGCTAACCGGTAACGGTTCGAGTGCCGCCTTTATTAACTTGGACGGGGGCTTAGCTAACACAGCTTTCTCCGGTCAGGGTGTTTCTAAAAAAGACAGCTTAGCCTACGCCAATATGATGTCCTTTGTTTCACTGGTGAGAGGTAATGGGTACAGGCATTTAACCGAAGGCGTGCAGCCTGGTAATTTGGGTATAAAGGCAAACAGCGACAACCCCCTTTTCAGCACCTCCATGCCCACGAAGGAAACACCAGAGGTGGACATACCCGTAAGCACTTTTGCACCGTCGGCGATGCCCACTGCCTTCATAGGCGACAAGCGTACTAGGGTTATTCACGTAATGGACACGTTGGCTATCTCCTACGGAGGAACCACGTACTTAGGAACTTTCAATTCCTTCACCTTAGAGGACGACGCCAGTAGCCCCTTTAGATTTTCGTATTCTTTTGAGTTTGTGGTTTCGGGTATACTTGGTGATAACGTAGAGGGCCATCTGAGCACTGGCACCAACCACTACTCGGGTATAAAGCTTTTTGTACAGGGAGTAGATACGGGAGGGTCCGCCCAAACCCGTATGACTCTGAATTTTAAGGCGGTCAATGAATACCTGAAGAACACGGGTGTAACTCGCTACGCTACCGGAAGCTATCTGGTACCCTTGGTAGAGAACGGCACCATAAGGGCTCTTAGCGGTAAAACCAACCTTGTGGAGCTCAAGACGGAGATAGCTTCCAAGATACCTATACTAGCGGCAATAGTGGCAAAGTACGCCCAGCAAGTAAAAGACCAAGGGTTACAGACTGACGCGGAGATAGGGCACTGGTATCCCCTGATGGTGACCTCGGCCAAGGATGGTACCCATACTGCGACAAACTCTTTGCATTACCAAGGATTAGCCGCGGACTTCCGTTCCAACGGTATGCCCGCTACTACCAAAAAACAGATATTGGGTGAGTTCCGACGGGTTCTGGGTAAGGACTACGACGTACTTTTGCATGGACCCGTCGAGCACTTCCACATCGAATATGATCCCAAATAGGTTTAGTTATGGCAAATAGAAATGACGGCATCTACACTCTAAATGAGTTTAAGAACAAGGGCGTGCTCAAGTTAGCCCCCGACTTCTTTGTGCAGATACAGGGACGCGACGACGCACGGGTGTTGGTCTCCAATGAAACCAAGTCCGCCGAATACACTGTGGTGGACGGGAACAAACAATACACTGGTGGCGCCCAGGGTAATAATGATGCAGGATTCCAGAAGATAAGTTTCAAGTCTGGGATAACCAACATGTCCGTTGGTTTTGCAACTAACCCCGGATCGGGTACATGTTCCTTAACCTATGTTTGCCCTCAGTACCATAGCCTCAACCAGAGCTTCTACATAGATCAACCCAATGGCACCAAGGTTCCTTTCTTTTCCAGTATGATGGAAGTACAAGTCTTTGCAAAGGGACGCTTCATGAGGAAGGACGGAGAGGATCTTGTTCCCGCGTACTACCCCGTGTTCTGGGGTTTCATTACAACAGTTAATGAGTCGTACAACAGCAGCGAAACCACTTTCAACATAACCTGCAGGGATATGTTGGGGTGGTGGGAATACCAAAATGTAAACGTAGTGGCATCCCCCGTAAACGCTCGGTACGGTGGCGGGTCCGTCCCCTCCACAGGTTCCTTATTCAGATTCATGAACCCGTGGGAAATCATGCTGAATTTATTCCAGGAGACCACGTTTGACAACTTTGTTTTCCCTGCACTGCTTAAAAACGGCGTAATCCCCCCTGAAGCTGCTATGCCCAGAGCTGCAAAGTCGGAACCGGGTTCAGACGGTATTTGGGAAATTCTGGGTAAGCAGGTTTTGGCTTCTTGGAAGGGTCGTTACGGTATGGGTACACCTTACTCCTCTAAAAATAAGAAGGATTCTGCTTTTTCTAATTTAGAGATGTTCGGTATCTCCAAGGTATTCCGTTTAGAAGATCTGGCTTCAACTCCGTTTAAAGTAGATTCAGACGAGAGCTTGAAAAAAAGGAAGAGCCCTCTCCTACCAGATACCGAGCCCGGTGGTAACCAAACACCTAATGCTGACGGTAGCACTGATGGCAGTAGCACTCCCAAGAATAGTGGGGGTAACGGGGGAAACCGTGTTTACCAGGTGAAGAAGTTTCAGACACCGTCCCATCGCATAGATGTGGACTTTGCCGCCTTTGGTAGGGTCCTCCCCTTTGGTGCCTTCAGCTCTTACAGCATGGGAACGGAGCCCACCAAAATGACAAAGCTGGAGGTGGCTTCCTATGTGGCGGATAGCATTCATTTCGAATTCTATCAGGATGTGAACGGTATGTTTGTTTTCAAACCGCCGTTCTTTAACATGGACACATCGAACAACCCCATCTATGTGATTAAGGCGGGAGACATAATTAACGCTGATTTTGCTGAGGACTCCTCGCAGATAGTAACCTTTGTGGAGGCCAGCGGTCCTATCATCATGCAGGCCACCAGTACGGACTTCCAGGCCGCTCATGCGGATTTTGGCCTTATGGCTAAGTACGGCATAAGGGAGAGGACCGTAAAGGTAGCCTACGGTAACAACGCCGAAGAGTTGCAAGCTATGGCTGCGGGGGAGATGGCCAAGGCCAATTCTAAAGCCTACACCGCTAATGTAACCATACCGTTTCGTCCCGAAATCAGGATAGGCTACCCCGTGTATATTGATCACTTGGATACCTTCTACTACCTAAGATCCGTGTCCCACTCCATTTCTATGGGTAACACGGCCACTACCACCCTAGTGCTGGAAGCTAAGAGGGTCAGGTTGTACAACGCCCAGGGAGAGCCCCTTAGAGGTTACATACAGAAGTCCTTCGCGACGGCTGAAAGCAAGAAGTTGGGGGATAAAGGGGAGAGAGCTGTTCAGCTGGATACTTTCAAAAAGAACCTCAGTAACGATGATGCCCTACGTTACCAGAATTCTCAGAGCTTACTATCCAGTCAGCAGCTACAGAAGGAAGCTGAGGACAGTACCCAAAACACTACGGATAATAGTTACTTCGAGCAGGCCATGACACCGTCCGAACAGTACTACCAGCAGGGCGGTTTCATATCGTCCCCTACTCCTGGTTTTTACAGGATAGTGGAGTCAGATGCGTTTAAAGCTTTTAGGGTAGTGACCTCAGATACGGCCAAGTCCCAGTCCAACGGGGACCCTACTAAGACAAGAGACTTTTCTGTGGATGTTGCCAATGGGGAATTAACGGAACTCGTACACTACACAGGGGAAACTCTGCCCTACACTGATGTGAATGGGTTCTACCACATTGGGGGATTTCCCTACGGCGCCAACATGGTTCTCAGGTCTGACGGCAACCTACAGAGTACCCAGGACTTTTACGGTAACTCGATGGCGTTTAAGGCTGAGCAACTGGACCAAGAAGGTAAGTCTGGGGATGTCAAAAATATTTCTGCAGACCCTCAAGAAGGGTTATCCACCACGGATGATGCCCATAGTATTCATAACCCGCGGGTTGTTTCCTCCGACGTGGGATCGTCGGTCCAGTCTAAAGGTAAGAGTGAGAGGGACATGGTGGCCAACGTGGCTTCCACCAATAACCCCAAGGCTGCATTCAACCAGAACCTTAATAATCAGGGCATGGACCCCGATGCCATAGCCAACCTAAACCAGAGCGTTAACCAATGAACAGGGCTTCACTAAATTCCACAAATGCAAACTACATGGATAAAAGCCATAGGGGTTTGTACGTAGCCAAGGGTGATAAACCCGCAGAGGTCACTAAGAAAAATCACAAGGAAATTACTTTCCTTGCTAAAGTGACCCAGGTTAACGGTGAAAGGTACACCATGGATGTCATCACCCTGGACAGCGCCCAGGTATTGACAGACATATACTGGATGCCTGCCTATCAGGGCCCCATGGGTTACATGGGTGTGATGCCAGAGGTAGGCTGCCTCGTAGTGCTCTTGAACGGTTCTAAGGGGATTCTGATTCCCATATCCTATTTCATCCCGGACGCAGAGACTGCTTTATCTTACAACCTAGTGGAAAGGTTCCCCGAAAGTGTTTCTGACGAAGCTAACGAGCATACCAGGGTAATGCCGTCACGTATCCGCAAGATGAGATCCGGTGAAGGTAGGTTAGCTTCTGCCCAAGGAGCTGAAATATTCCTCGATGATAGCGTAGAGATCGAAAACCGGGCAGGTAACTCCGTCCGGTTAAGAGCCGGGGACGGAAGTTTTATAACCACTACCCAGCAGAACTACATGTTCACCAATGGTGTGTGGAGATCAGCTGGGCCCATCCAGAGGAACTCGCTAGCAGCTACAGTAGCTGGGGATGCCCCTGGGGGCATAGAAGCTAAGGAAGTTATTAATTCCGATGGAACCAAATCCGTATACATTGGTGGGGATTTTGGTCACGGCGGTCAGGTGTACAACGAGTACCGCCTAGAAGTGGAGGACTCCAATCGCCTCAATAAGCCGGTCAACGATGTAAACGACGGAGAGAACGTAACTCCCCGTAGCCCTCGCGTCATCATGTCGATCGCTAATTACGTGGGTAATGATCCAAACGACATTGAAAACTATGGTAAATTCTTAGCACCTGCCTTCATATCCGAGGGTAAAGGTGACGGGCGCCTAGGGTTTGAAGCATTGTCCCCATCGGGCGACAATGATGATATAGGTAAAAGGGGAGTCGCCTGGTCTTTCCATATACCCGGTAAGGGTTTTTATGGTTTCGACAAACAGGGTGTCAAGTACGAGTACATGAGTGAAGCTCGCGGTACCAACACTGGTGTATCCCAGGTGACTGTAGCCCGTGGAGGAAAACGCGAGGAATGGGGAGCCATACGAGAGGACAACGTGTCCTGGGACCTTTTCACCAAAGGCGGCATACGTTGGGTCATTGGCCAGACGGCCGAGAATCCTGAGAAGAACAAGATACCCCGAAGCATGGAAGTTCGCTACATAGGGAGCACCTATACGGAGCACGGGTTTGATGCCAGCTTCAATCCCAAGATTATCAGGTACCTGAGGGGAAACGATAAGGGTAAAGTCCTGAATAAGCTGGACCTGGCAACCTACCGAAGAGTAGAGCGTGTGGCGGGGCATTCCCGTGATGAAGTGATGGGGAACTCTGAGCATTCCATAGGTGGAGATGAGTTCAAGAAAATATCCGGCTTGAAGTCCACGTCGATAGGTGGGTCCATGAGTGAGTCGTCAACGGGCGATAGGACCATTAGCACTATGGGGGCTTTCTCGGTAAACGCTACCACGGAAATCAAGATCACCTCTGCCCAGCGTACTGAGAAACTTGTAAAGGGTAGCGACGAAAAACAGATTCTATTGGGGGACCGGACCACCGATATCGTGGTTGGTAACTACAAGACCACTGTGGGGACCGGTAACATTGAAAGGCAAGTAGGAGTAGGTGACGTAAAGGATGTCATAGCGACAGGTAACCACTCCACAACGGTAGGAGCTGGTAACTACAGCGTATCCGTAGGTGCCGGGTCTATGTCTCTGTCAACGAGTGGGTCCTTCTCCATATCGGGGACTAGCGTCAACATTACGAGTACGAGCACCTCTGTGGATTCAGCCTTTGTATCGCTGGGTAACCCCGCCACCAGATCTGGTGTCATCACTATGCTTAGCCATAAGGATTACACCACGGGGGCTCCCTTGATACCGTCCCTCACGGTTACGGCAGGTCTGTAATGCCCTGGGTAATCCCGGCAGTAACCAGCAGCATCATGTCCGCCGGATCAGGCTTAGGACTGGTGGGGCCTGATTTTGCCAAAATAGCACAAGCTGTGGCAGTCACCTGCCAGGCGGTTTTCCTCCTACCTGGAACTGTCGTGGTGACCGCAACAGGAGCCGCCGGAGCAGGGGCCATCGCCCCCGGACCTCCGGTTACGGGTATAACCCCGAAAACCATGGCTGATCTCATGTACGTTCGAATGTCCGCTACGGGCATGCTGGGTACTCAAGCCTATAACCAAGCCATGGCCATAAGCACCGGTGTGGTTTCCGGGGTATCCACGCTAGTGCTGACAGGTCCGTGCCCCGGAGTGGGCGCCGGGGTGGGTATGGGTAAGATCGTGGGTTTTAATAATGTTCTATTTAGCACAACCCTCTATACGAACATGGCGTCGTTGGGAATGTTCGGAATCAATGCCATACCCCTGGCTGCAGCAATTGGTGATGGGGTATGCTTGAGCCTGAATGCGGCCGGAACGGTACCTGGGGTACCGATCGTAGGGCCAGCGGGACCTGCACCTGCAGCTACCGTCTTCCCAGCCCAGTTCATATAATAGATGAGGATCACAGTGGCAGAAGACCTACAGAATATCAGTTACTTGGGCAACCTTGACAAGAGGGTGGTTAGAAACGCTAAGCCCGGTAATAAGAACAATCCTGACGCGGGGTTATTTTACATCCACACGGATGATCCTTATGACGACGCTACCCCCAAGGAGTACAGGTTACAGGCGGGTAAGACGGCTAACTTCATAACTGTTTCCTCTTGTACCTTCGTAGAGGGTAGTAAGACGGTAAACACTACCTCTTCATTCTCCACAGTATCCGTGGGGGACTTTGTGCGTCCACAAAGTACGGGCGGAATCCTGTACGCTGTGACTGAGGTTAACGCCTCCTCCATCAAGATTGACAAACCCTTCGAGTTACCCAACACCACGGGTATATGTGAAGTCCAGAAAATAAATTTTGGCAGGGTTCAGTACAGTACCTTGGAGAATGAGGTGGGGACCACGGGTGCAGAGTTCTACTACGACAAGAGCAAGGATACTTGGGAATCCTTACCAGGGTCAAATCCCGACGGACCCTTTGACACTAATTCGGATGGCTCCATCACCCCCATGAAAGATGGTATCAGCGTACACACGCTGGCTAACGATGTCGTGGATGTGCCGGACATGTCCGTAGCAGGTGTGCTCGATAAGTACTTGCCTCTAATTTCCACCGACTCCAACACTGTCCCCTTCTCTCCTGTGCCTAATCCCTCAAACCTGACGGCGCCCCAGGACATGAGCAAGTTTCAAGTGTTTATGAAGTTACCCACGGACGTAACTCAGAAGCTTTTGGTGTACACTCAGGACTATCTTTTGTCGTACACCTCCAGTCCTATGTATGACGGTTACCGACCACTATCGGGCGAGGCGACTAATGCTAACATACACCTTCTAAATGAATTTGAATGCTCCCAGGACATTGCCTCCGATTATGACGGAGTTGTTATTCTTAAGGAAGGGGATTCCTTTGTAACTAACATCTACGAGGATTCCTTGGAAGGTGTGAAGAAAGTGGACGGTGTGGAGACCGCCATCGATCATAAAACGGACTTCCTTACGAACGTCTCCACAGGTGCTACGGTAACCATAGGTCACGCCTCCAACGAATACCCCGTGGATCAGGTCTTTGGATTCTTGGACGCTTTCCCCAACGGGGTGTCCGTAAAGGTAGCCGAAGTGCCCTTGTCCGAAGCCACCGAGTCCTCTTTTGACGGGGCCCCTTCCTTGCAAGAGGGAGTAGGGTACGCTGTCAACGATAACAATGGCGGATTCCTGTTTCTTAGGCAGATACCTCCGGATAGTTGCGCCCGTATAGAGTACATGGTTGGCGGAGCTACCCAGAAGGAAGAGTACCTGTTGGAAAAAGCTAGCGATCTGAGGCTGAACTACTTCCCCATCGTCCCCAACACTGTTAAAGTTTCTTCCTACAAGGGTACACGCATAAGAACTTTGGTGGAAGGAGAAGATTTTACTCTTTACTATTCGAACGGGATCATAACCCTCAGTGAGGAAGTCGCGGCGAATACCGATAGTATCACCGTGCAGTACTCTCCCGCCACAACCATGGTGTGCTACGTGGCCCCCACGGACGATAACAACACCCTTTTTAGATATGTGCGTGCAGCGGTCCAGGTGGATTCAAATAAAACCGTTAAGGTGCTCATGAGTGGCACTTCCCTGGTTTTTGAGAAGTTAGTAGCCCACGATGGTACAGACATAGGTGTAGCCAACATTAAGTCCTTGGGTAATGGAGTCTACAGCGTTGGGGGAGTCAGTAGTAAAATGGCAGAGGCATCCTACGCCTATGCTGATCTAGCGCTTACATCCGATGTGCTGGCCTACGCCCCACTGATAAGGATACGGAAGCGACTCCCTAGGGGTTCCACGTTTGTGGACTTAGAAGGGATACCATCCACAGATTTGGAGATTGCCACCGATAGCGTTCTTAACTTCCGTTCTGCGGCAGATCCGTCTTTCAAGGAGTACTCCTGGGTGGATAGTGTAGAGGACTTGGATGGTGTCAATTCTAGGGTACACCTAAAGAACCCACTGAGTGCCGAAGTTGTTTTCCCCCTGATGTATTACACGGACGCTGTGGTTAGTTTCACATCGCTGCCGTCAGCCACCACCCTGGGTACTTTCGGGGCAGGATCTGACACACTGGTGTTCAAAAATGCTAGTGACCTCAACATTAAGCTAGGCTGTCTCATAGCCCTGGGATCCTCCCAAGTCCTATCAGTGACTGGAGTGGGTGTAGACGGGACTACCAAGACCGTTAGCGTTACACCGAACACGAGGGTAAAGTCCTCAGATGTGGTGGGTGCAGTGTTAGCTACAGCCAAGCCCTCGTATGTGGAAGGGGATACGGGATTACTGACCGAGTACCCCGTGGTAGGTTTCGAGGCACCCGTAGCTACACTGCAGGATAGCTCCGACCAAAATACGGAGATTCGTTTCAATATCGAAATCGTCACGGGCATGGTTAAAATAACACGTAGGCAGGAATCACTCGAGGACGAGTTGATTGAGGTGGACACTACCGGTTTAGAAACCCTGAACGACGTACTGGAGGCCATTAAAACCGCCACGAGTTCTGAGGTAACCTATACCGAGATCAGGGATACCTCTCTGATAGGAGCAAGCAGCCTGGCTAATACGGTGATGTCTGTCAACCCCCACCAGGTCCCGATGGACATCAAGGCGTATACCACGCTCAGCAAGAAGTCGGGTTCTGGAAGTTACTCTGTATTGACTAGGGGAGTTGCCCCTGGTCAAGGGGACTACTCGGTGGTTGGGGGTGTTATTGCCTTAAGTTACCCCATAGCCAAGGGGGACAGGTTCAAGGTGACTTACACCCATTCGGATAGCTTGGGGATGACCGATGGGGACAAGGTGACTATCACGGGTAGTAAGTTCGTGGGCATACCCAAGGACACTTCCGTTAGATTGGTAATGGATTACCTATCTCCGGACCAGCACATGATTCAGAGCATGACCGAGTTGAGTTTCCTAGGGGACTACGTCTATCCTTACATAGAGGAACAAGTAAAAGCCCAAAAGGGAGCCCGGTCCCAAGGGTCCCAGGGTATATCCGCAGCGCCTTCTTCGGGTGGCGGGGTGTACAACAACTTCATGAGGCTCAGGGATTATTGGCTATCCTACAATCTTCTTTGGAAAATTTCTGAGTATTATAAATACCGCATGGGTAACTTCTCGGGGGAATCCGAAGCCCTGCAGGGATTAAGGTTTGGCAACAACGACTTCTCTACTACTGACTCGGAATTGAACCGTATGTCAAACCTATCCGACGTAGAGCAGCAGGCTTCCTTGGGAGAGTCCGTGTTCTATCCTAAAAATTATAGGAAGAACACTCCTCTGGAAGACGGTAGGTACTCTTCCTCTTATGCTGCGTACGATCAGGTCTACGTCTACAACACCGGTGGTAATGGCAAGCTCTACGGTCCCCATTCAGAATTCAATTCTGGTTTTAGGGATATTAAGGTGGGTGACACCATTAAGCTACAGGGTTGGTCCGAGGACTTTACCGTGGAGTCCATAGACTCGGCGGTGTTGGTGACTTTAGAAGAAGAGGTACCTGATGCTCCTTCAGCCCTACCATCCAGTATACAGGAGCCCGGTGCCTTCAAGGGTACCAGCTATAGCGTTGTTAGAGATGGACGTACCTGGTCTTATGTGGATGACAGGGGTTGCGCCGGCTGTGTGGTTGTAGCACCCCTACAAAGAGATACATTTATTCTGACTGATGGCGATAAAACCTTTAAGATGAAAATGTCCGAAGACAGTGGGAAAACGTGGGTCGACAAAACCTATACTGTAGACACCGGATTTCCTGGAATAGGTTTCTACTCATTGTCCGAGATGGCCTCGTTGCTTTACGATCAGATGTATGGAGATTTTATCGTGCGTGTGGAGGATGTGTACAACTGGCCAGGAATGTCAGCGGAGGTGAGCAAGTCCCTAGACATATCTTGGCCTCTCCCCATACCCGACATGGATGGTTTGGATTCCCGCAGGTCGGCCATCATTATTAGGAGTCGAAAGAATAATGTGTGGGTAAAGTTCCCCACCACGGGTGGAATAGACTTGGGCATATCCAAAACGAAGACTTACAAGAGCCAGTACGATCAGGTCAACTGCAGCACTATGGTAACGATGGAAGAAGATAGTCGTAACGTGGAACTAGCCTTCCTAGGGGAAGAAGTGCTATCCATACCCAACAAGTTGGAAAGAGGGTACACAGGCCCCATGGACGCCCTTGCACCGCTGGTAACTGACACTATTAGCAGCACCACTGACCACCTTACAGGCATAACCATGGCCTACGAAGCCGCCCTTGTGATTATGGGGGAGACAGGCATGAGTCCTGCTTACGAACAAGCCGAGGCTGCCTCTACAGAGTACCAGACTTTTTTCGGGGAAACCCAGTCGATACTTGCTGACGACAACCTGTTCAAAAATGTGGTGGTGAGTTCCAGTGTCAATAAGTTGGTAAACGACGTTACCGCAGTCATGAGCACTCGGTCCAGCGTCAACACCATACTTTCCAGTAACCTCGCGGCGTCGGGCCAGTCCTTCATAGAGTTCACATCCCCTTTGGGTTCTTCCTATGACGGTAGGGTTTTGTTTGGAAATAAATCTAACTCCCCATCTGTCCCTATTGGCGTAAACTACGCTTTGACTAACGTGTTCCCCTTTTACACCAACAATAGCTCGTATAAGGGCCTTTTCGTAAGCAACCCCATAGGGTCGTGGGATAGTGCCCCGTCCACCTATGGGTACTCAGACGGTCAGAGCTACATATTCAGAATGAGCCAGTCCGTTACCGTATCGTCTACATTGCCCGCAGCTTCTATCCGCTCAGATGAGTACAATCTATACCTGGACGAAGGCAACGGGACTACCCACACAATACCCTACGGTAACTACCCGTCACTGTCGTCCCTGGCTATGGCGGTAAATGCTTTGGCTTACTTCAGCATGACCCTGGTCCACGTGGATGCCTCGGCTACTTACGGGTTGATGACACCTGTAAGCACTCCGGTATCCCTAGTAACTCCTTACACTATGTACTTCGGATCCCGAGGAGATCTCTCTTTCTACAGTATCTCCGATTATGTGCTGGACATGAGGGTAGCCTCACTCAACAACAGGTCTACTGACATAGTGGACTACGCTTCATTCTACCATGCTAGGGGCGTACAGCTGGAGAACTCTTTCAGTGGTGACGGAGAGGCTTTGGCGGGTAATAGGCAGCTCTGGTTGAAGAACAATCTGCAGAGAATATGGGGACCCGCTAATCAAATACTTCCCCTTAAAAAAATGATAGAGGGGGTGTGATATGGGAGCACAATGGAAAAGGGTTGCTCAGCAACCAACGGACTTGCAAGGAAAATTGGAGGATCTAATCTCTTTATTAGGTCGTGCCGTAGATGGGAAGAAAAAAGAGATCGACGATCTAAAGAGGGCCCACAATGGCGATTCCTAATAAGAGACCCCAAGACCCAAATCTTAAATCCGAGGTGGCTATACCTCTTGGAGTATTTAAGGCTACGGCCCAAGCCCAGCAGGCTAAAGCTAAACAGGCCAGCTCAGCCACTAGCTCCACAAGCACTCGCACGGGAGACTCCCCCACCGAAGTGGTATCGGGTAAACCTAAGGTGACAGATACCTGGCGGGACCTGGGTAAGGTCAACATAAACCCCCTCGGTAATACGTTGGATAAACCCATAGTGCGTAAGTCTGTGAACGCACTATCCGATGTGATAGGCACTATCGAGGCTGCCATTGAGATACTCAAGATAACCGGTAAAATAATCAATGCCTTCCAGTCGGACGCAAACAGTTTGTTCGTGGTTATAAACTTTGCCATTCAAGCTATCATTGATGTGCTCAAAGAATTGGCAGTGAGTATTTCCTCCACTGGTGTGTATGTGCTACCCCTCCTGCCCGAGACGTCCCCCTTTGACCCCAGCACCCCGGCGGGCGGAGGCTTCAAGGAAGTGATGGCAAAGGTCAACCACAGCCTAACCAATAGCCAGGACCCCAACCGCCCCGTGTTCTTTGATGGGGACTACTTGGGCTCCGTGATATTCTTGTTAACTGCGGGCACCAATGCAGGGGATGTTATAAAGGATCTATCCATTCTTGTAAAATTCCTGCAGGGGGACGATTCAGGTTCTAAGCTGTCCACAGTCACAGCCCTAAACGCCACCCCTGGTCTATACTACGAGACTGAGGGCCAAAGTGCAAGCACCTACGACACTATCACCGATTACCTATCCGCAGCAGCTGGTGTCAAGCTACCCGGCATAAAAGTTTCATGGGGTGCTCCACAGGGCATACCTGGCATTTACGGGTACCGCATATACAGAAGCAAAACCCAGGAGGGAACTCCTGAGCTGGACGACAAGGGTAATCTGCTAAGGGTTCCCGCCGACAGTCCGTTCAATGCTGGAAGGACCATCACCCAGTACGTTGACTACGCCTTCAACAATGGCAAGCCCGTACTCATTAAAGAAAGCAAGAAAAACAAGTTGGAGTACGTGGACTTTGAAGTGTACGACGGGGAAATCTACTTCTATAAGGTGGTCCCAGTATTTAAGGATTCCGCGGGGTCCATAGTGGAGGGAGAGGTAATAAGTCAGTACACTTCTGCCAAAGCTTCTGCGTGTTTACCTAGCGACCTTCTGCTCAACACCTACGAGACTCCAGACGGTTTACTTCGCGGTAAGGCTAGCGGAGACCCGCCCTATTGGAACAACGTCACTCTTAGGGGTCTTCTGGGGGAATCAATGGATTCCTTACTGAGGTCAGTTCAGAGTTTGGCTGACCGGCTGAAGGGTGTATCTACATCCTCCAGTAAGCATTTCGAAGAACTTATAGAGACCCTGCAGGATTGGGTGGATGATCTCACGGTACTCCTTGAAAAGATTAAAAAATTCTTGGAATCTCTAAAAGCTCTGCAGTTCAGTGCTAATGCCATGGTACTCACCATCCCCTCGGAAAGCGGTGGGGTGGCAGGACTTAAGAGTCGCATAAACCAAGCAGGTTTTTCTTCTAACCTAAGGCAGTACCTGGATGCCACAGATAACAACTGTACCATCTACGGAGGTCTCATGTTTGTAGTGGGAGCTCCTACGGGATCTAGCTTCGATAAGTTGGGTAACGTAGCATCCGATGAGTTGGACAAGATAAAGAAAGCCGGAAATTTTGAATCAGCCAAGGCACAGTTTTCTGCGGGTAGAAAGGGACTGGCCGATAAGGTTGGGAATGAGGACGATACTGACTTCGGTTACGCCGAAGATATTATGGGCTTCCTAACCGGTTTGTTTGGAGGGTCCTGATATGATTCGCAAGTTAAACAGTTATACGGGGGCTCCCCGCGCTGAGGACCTCAGGGTCCTCATGGGTATGATCGATCTCACCCATCACGATAGGATGAGGAAGATAGAAACCCTACGTAATGAGATACAGATGGGACTGGACCACATTGCAGATCTAAAGAAGGCCGAAGAAAGTTACCTCCGCACCTTGGGCTTGGTTCCTATGAGCCCCATAGGTGACGACGGTAAGCCCACTAGGAATCCGTACGCTACGCTTCCTGACCTAGGGATTAACTCTCGCACAGACGCTCCTTCTAGAGTCCAGAACAAAAACTTTAGGGATTACTCAGACCCTACCCAAAGACCCCAGACGCGACCATCCCAACAGGATGTTAACGTAGCCGTGAACAAGGCCTTGCTGGCTCTTAAAAGTGAGGACTCCATCGCCCGGAGATACGAGCACAAGATACTGAATGCTTTCCTTATTGTGAACCTTAAGAGAGAGGAACTCAAGAAATTGGTGGCCGAGCAAGAGGCTGTGGCTAAAGGGGAGGAACGGGAAAATGGCTAGTTACGAGTTATCACGCAAGCGGTTAGAAGATCTTGAGAGGGATGCCCAGGCAGCTCTCACGGGTTTGCACAGCGTCCTGGCCATTTTCACGGAGTACCAGGTTAAGAAGCTATCCGGTATAGAGCTGGCATTCAAAAAGACGGCGACCCCCGTTGGTACCGTTAAACCTGTGGATTCGGCCATTGTTGAAATAAAGACCAAGATCAAGGTATTGTCCACACGGTACTTCAAAATTTTTCCGGATGAGTTCAAGTTTTTGGACGAAAAAAAACTTCAGGATTTTCAGTGTCTGCCAACGGCTTCCATATTTGGATCCGTGGAACTAAAGACAGCGGTGAATAAGGTGGCTCAGGCCATGAACACCAAACTGAAAAGTATACAGAGCGCTAAGAAGGAAATCAACAAGAAGGCCTCGGAAGGACCTGCCAAGAGTAAGGCTCTGGCAGCCTTTTTCTCCCTAGCTAACAACTCCCTGCTGGACTCTATAACCACTGAGGAGTCCATCGTAAGGGATTTTGAAAGGGATATGGCTGAGAAGGACTACACCATTGAAAATGATACCAACGACGGCGTGCAGGCCTCGGTAAACGGAACGAGTTCCACCTTAAAGGGGTTATGGGATATTTTGGGACTGGAGTCGGTTCCGGCTGTTAGCGTGGCTAAGAAAGTGGAAGACTTTCAGGAGTACTTGAGAACCTTGCAATACCCGAAGAGTTTGAGGTACTGTGACGCCAATCGGAACCCCCTTAGTAGGAATTCCCTACAGGACTCCAGGAATAACAACGCTGAACAGAACAGCGCCCAGGAAAAAGAAGCCAACCTACAGGAAGACCGGCAGAGTCAGGGTTTCGGTAGAGCATATCTAAAGAAGCCCGAGTTCATAAGGACGGACAGGCTCGCCAAATTCCGTTTGTCAATCACCATACCCCTGTCCCGCCAGCAGGAGTACCAGGCCCGCTACAACAACTTGGTGTCGTCCGTTGCCGCCAGTAACACTAAAACAGCCGTCAGGGGCTATGTGGCGGAGATAAATAAGCTCCTAAACGAGCTGCGTTAGTACCCATCCTAGGATAATCTCCTAATCCAACACAGCCCTTGGGAAGGCGTGTTTTCTCGCTGTGGTCTTCTTCAGCGGTATGGTTTTGTACGATGGGAACAAACGACATAAAGATCCAAAATAGGTGTGACCACAAGGTCATCTTTGAAAGAGTCCGCATGGACTCTGACAGGGTGTCCCTGTACCCAGCCTACCCAGTGGGTTCCCTTAGAAATTTGGAATTGACACGCTTTGGGGTATTGGTGTCCCCTGCCAGCTATGGATTCGTTCTTAGCCAAGCGACCGTCTACGAAGACAAGTACCACAAGATCGAGCTCAAAAATCCAGATATGTACACAGAACCGTTGTACGAGATAACCTATAACGTCCCGTCGCAATATTGCCCCAAGTGTTTGGGGACCCAATTTGTAGATGACATGGTGTTTGACGACAGGAACGAGATCCAGCAAGTAACCGGGGCGCCCCTTCTGATTCAGGAAGTGGAAAAAGCCATAGTGACCACGAAGAACACTAACAAGTACTATCCGTGGGTGGGGACCAAGCTGAAGAAATTAGTAGGATCCAAGATATCAGATTTCGCCATCCTAGCTCAGGAGATCCAGACGGACATTAGAAATTCCCTGGAGAACTTGAAAAGTCAGCAGCTCGCCCACCAGGCACTTAATCCCCTGGTAACCAGTGATGAAGTCCTGAACAGCGTTGAAAAAGTAGACGTGACTCAGGACACTAGTGACCCCTCCATCGTTCGTGTCTACGTTCAGTACACGAGCCAGAGTGGGGAACCGTACGACATGACTCAGGTAATGAGTTTGACACAGTTTAGGTTGAGGTAAAGATGGCCCTTTCTAGCCCAGAAGTTTTAGTACCCACAATTGAAGGTTCTTTTCGGACCTCATCGCTGTCCCAGATCATATCGGGAACAGCTGACAGCACCACGACCAAGGTGGGCTACCGCTTTGTTGTAGTGGATAGTGCTACAGGAGCAGATCCTGTGTACTCAGGACCCATCCTAGATACGGCCGTGTCCTTTGCGCTGGCTACGGTGAATAACGTGGGTGAGCCCCTACCATGGTCGTTCAACTGTTCACTGGTAAGTAATGAAGTTAGCGTGGGGAGCACCCTGTATGTGGAGTTCTACGCCATAAACGAAGATGCCGGTGAAACGAGTTACCCTACGGAAGTGGAAGTAATATTCACTAGCGTAGTTAACCTCCCCATCTCTGCCCCCGTACCCACGGGTATCAGTGTAGACCGTAACAACACGTTTCTGCGTCCCACCTGCTCGGAAGTGGACCTAGACGGGTACATTGGTGAGTTCTTAGGTTACAACTTTTATGTGTCCCTGGAAGCCGGTGGCGGTACCCAAGGTTACGGTCTGATGAACACGGACTATGTGGTTAACCCGTCGAGCGTCAAAGCTTTCGATAGTGACCTTGGTACAACTGAGCAGCAAAGTGGTGATGTGATCGTAAAGACCAACACTTTGTACCACAAAGAGATTAACCAGTACTCATTCGATTTGAATTCAGAAGCTCTGGCCCGTCTGACAGGGTCGGGGGTCCTACCCAACCAGAACTACGACCAGACAACCACTTTCTATTTTGTGATGACCACGGTGATGTACGATCCCGATGTAGGGGCCGTGGTAGAAAGTCCTTTCTCCCCCGAGATTAGTGCTCGCTTCATCACGTTTGCAGCCGTGTACAATGAGATACCCGTAAGGAATCGTGACCAGATCACAGTTACCCTTATGCAGCGTATCTATGGGAAGAATAAAAAAGCCCACCAGATGCCCGCTTCCGTTTACAAGGATTTGCTGGACCCCATCAGTGAGGAGTACTCGGACTATTACGTTATTCAGGACTTCTTGGCACAGACAGAATCTATCAAGGGCCTACTGCAGTTTGACGACGAAAACGGTGACGGTGTGTCCGACCCGGTGGAGACTTCCGTAAAGAAGACAAGGCTTAGGTTAGCGCTGAAACTAAACAACGCGGACGCTGTTCAGAACATCATTGACTCCTTCTTTGAGAAGAAGGCTTCCAACTTCAACATATCTCGACTGTCCCCCACCTACTCTAAGGGAAAGGCCCTCTTCTACGCCTACTCCATACCTGAGGAGGGATTACTGATTTCCGACGGGGCCCTTGTAGCCACTGGTCCAGGAATGGGTAATGCAAACGCTCCCGTGACTTTTAGAGTGACGGGTTCCAAAAGAATACCCTACGGTGAGAGGTCCGTTTTTTACAACACGGTGGATAAGCGGTACGAAATTGAGGCCGACATAATATCCACCACTTTTGGTTCTTTGGCCAATGTACCCGCAGGTACGATATCCCATGCTGTGTCGGGCGCCGATCCTAGATTTCAAGTGGAGAATACGTCTCCCACCACTGGCGGCACCAACAACGAGAGTAACCTATCCCTTGCCAACAGAACACAGCTAGCGATCGCTGGCGTGGATACCGGCACTGAGGGTGGCTATCTATTGAAGACCCTAGGCGTACCGGGGGTACGCTCAGCTCGCGTGGAGAAGGGCGGTGACCCCATGATGATGAGGGACATAGATCCTGACAGCAAGAGGCATTTGGGTGGTAAGGTCGATATCTACGTGCAAAGCGAAACCCTAGGGGAGAAGCAGGACATCATAGCTTTCTCCTATGCCGGCCCCACGGGCGAGGGTTCCGAGGAACAGTTTTTTGTAGAAGATGCCATCAATTTTAGGATCCGCACCAATAACTCTAACGTGACACCAGCCACTCCTATCTTTGAAGTTATCCGGGTGTACAACGTGACTCGCGGTAAAAACTACGACACCGCCGGCGCCGTAGTGGGTCTTGGCGATGGGGATACAGTCCAACTGTCCCAGAACACCTCCAATCTTAAGATTGGCATGGCTACGCTAGACGTCATAGAGGTGGACTATCGCTACAGGGGGTCAAACACTTACGTTATGGCGAACCAGCCAGTCCGATCCATCGTGTCCGTAACGGGCGATGTAGACGGTGTACTACCTCCGGAAAGCTACGAGCTGGTCAAGCTGGAGGATCCTCTTCAAAATGGTGAATCCACCATCGCTAGAGACGGTGTGGCCATCAATTTCTTTAACGGTTACCCCACTGAGTCATCCAGGACAGTTACTGCTGAAGCTCATGTGTTTCTGAGCACGAAGCCTCTCCGGTTGGCAAAGAAGGGTGTGGACATTGATGCGATCGTAGTCTCCTCGGATGAAGACGGTATAGACACTTACGAGAAGGACTTGGACTTCACCATAGGCAAGGGCGGACAAGCGGGTTACACGTATTTGTACATGCAGCCCTACAGCAAGATTCGGTCGGGTAGCGAAGTGTTTGTTTCCTACGAGCATTCTCAGAATCTTAAGGTGGTGTACACGGTTAACGAAGCCCTTCAGACTGTACAGGACACCGTGGATAAGTCCCAGCATGCAACTGCCGACGTGGTGGTTAAGGGAGCTGTTCAGAACTACGTGGACATATACCTCCAGATCATAAGGCGCCGGGGATACACAGAAACCAGTGTGACCAATAAAGTACAGACCACCCTGGGGAATTACATATCCAACCTTCACGTTGGCCAGGGGCTAATGGTGGACGATGTGATCAGTTTGGTGAAAAATACTGAGGGGGTCAAAACCCTGGTTCTCCCCATAACCCGCATGATGAAGCAGAACGAATCATTCATTCCACAGGATTACATAGGGTTCGCTAACTTCAAGGTGTATACCCGCAACGCAAGCAGAGGTGTCACCTCCTACGTATCCAACCAACCCGTTCTGAACTACGGCACGCTGGATAACGGAGGACCCTCAAATATGTTCAGGGCCATCTACGAAGGCAGCACTGCTTTGGTTATGGCATCAAGCCCCCTTGACGTTTCTTCTTCTTTAGGGAGAGGTTACATATTGGCGGACGGTAGAATTCTGGTGAGCACCACTGATGGAGCCCCTCCCCAGAATAAGGAGTACAGCGCATCGTATTACACGTACGTGGCTCCCGAAAACGAGTTTGCCCGAGACATTCAGGTGAGCAATATTGAAACATTGGTAGTGGACAGCGCCAGCATCAGGGTGGATGCTTCGGCTGAAGAAGCTTAACGAGACAGGGTATAAAAAATGGCAAAGGATCTAGGAAAAAACGTATCCCATACTTTCGACAACGAGAACTACTCTTATGACAGCGTGGTGTTCCAAGAGGGAAAACCACCCTTGGACTCGGAAGTCAATCTGGCGCAGCAGCTCCTTTCGGACCTTGCTCGTAAAACTACCGTGGACAACAGCTCGGGATGGGTTTCTTACAAGTCCCACTTTGCTGAACCAGGTAATCCTAACTTTTTCTATACCCAGAACCCCAGCTCCCCACTCCCCGAGCTAGCCTTGGTCAACGGGTGGCCCATACATGTAACCAACACGGATACCACCCTAGGAAACGTGAACGTGGTGAACATGGACGAGTACCCCTTGGTTACGGGATCCAGAGTAGACGGAGTATTTTTGGAAGTGTGGAGAGGTTTGGTCAGTGACGAAATGACCGGTATCACCACACCAACGGATCTTACCCAGATAGGCGTGCTGAAATCCGTCTGCGCCGTCAGTGAGAATCTGGCATGGGCTGTGGGTGATAATGGTATCGTTTTGAAGACCGACAACGGTGGTGTCACTTGGCTCTCCCAACCTACCCCTACATCGGTAGCAATCAATGCCGTTAAGTTTCTAACTGCATCCGTGGGTTACTTAGCCGGCGCCAACGGTACCCTGTTCAAGACTGACAACGGTGGGGGGACTTGGACCCAATTGGCCATCCCCGCATTGGACTCCCTGAATGCTATCTCAGTAATTAGTGGTAGTAACATCGTTATCGTAGGTGACAACGGAACGATCTTGGTATCTGAAAACGGATTCGACTTTGTTTTGGTCTTAAACAGCGACGGAGCCCCCAACAACCTGAATTCTGTTTTCTTCTACGACCAATCCATAGGATGGGCCGCGGGAGATAATGGTCAATACCTCAGAACATTGGACGGTGGTCAGACCTGGACAGTACAGCCCATAACCACAGCGGACCCGTCTAAGCCTCTGCAAGAAGTGACCGTCACCAACAATCTGAAGGGCATACGTTTTGTGAACCTTAGTGATGGTTGGGTAGTGGGCGACAACGGTATGATCCTGCGTACGACTGACGGTGGTCTGCGGTGGTCGGACATCTCGGTATCTATCTACAATCCTGCCTCCGAGACTAACCCTAACATCCCTGCATATTCAAAAACTACCCAGAACTTGAACAACATCGAGATTCTGAACTCTTACCCTGTCCGTATCAATCTGTCCATACGACAGGCGAATATTTTCCGTTCCGCTGCATACGAGATCGGCCCCAAGAATCTAATCTTGACTTACCAAGACGCCGACGACTTCCAGGAACATAAAGTAACTCTACCTCTGGCACAGTACCCCACAGACGTTGACCTGGTTAGCGCCATCAACGCGGTGCAGGATGCTGACACAGGGGAGATTGTTTTCAATGCCACCCTTAGCTACACAGAGTCAGCTTACCTTTCACATGCTAACGCAGCCACCATTTACGGTACCCAGTCCACAGAGATCAGATTCTCCATGGGCGACAGGGCGTGGATAGTGGGAGACAACGGACTGGTCCTGTCTACTCAGAACGGGGGTGCTCGGTGGGTAGTAGAGGATTCTCCGACTACCTTCAACATGTACGGTATTTCCTTCACAGGAGTGGACTACGGTTGGGTTGTTGGGGATCAGGGCGAGATCGCCCGTTACGACGCTAGTAGCGGTCTGTGGGAGAACCAAGATACGGACTTGGTTAAACAGACCCAGCGCAAGGTTTTCTTCGAAGGGAATAACGAATCCCCCGCAGATCTGAATCTCAGAAACGACTCTATCCACCCCGGTATAAAAACCGAGACCTCAGCAAGAACACAGGTGCAGTACCGTATTCGTGTAGTGGAGGGTGTGGACATTTCCAGTTACCGCGATGCGGGACTAGGTTCTTCCTATGTATTCAGCAGAGGACCCAACGCTTCTGTTAGAGAAGCGGGTAGCTATGCTTTCGATAACATGGGGGCAAGCACGGGGGACTACGGTTTATGGCGGTCACTGTGTCGCAACACTGTGGACGGCTACACATACGCCATCCCCATGTTCCTTGTTACCCGCAGGAATCAGCAGGCCTATAACGCTGACACCAACATTAACGGATCGTCCATCGATTCCATTGGTGCCATCCGCCCAGACGGGCTGACCTATGAAGACATCGTGCAAGATGACATTTTGGACATCCGCAGGAAAACCGGTAATGTAGATACCTCCGCACTGCTGGGATCGGCTTTCGACGCTCTTATGGAAGGTAGCCTGGCTACCTCTATGATTCGCGAACCCTCCAAAGGTGGGCAGGCCGGCTCGCTACTGACCTATGTGGACAAAATCTCCCAGGGTAACTTGGAAGCTCTTGCCAACGGCGATATCAATTCAGAGGCGGTCGGCGGCATCACTGGTTTTGCCCAAGGTTCCCAGCAGGACGAAACCGGCGCTTTGTCCTTACCCGGTTTCTCGGGCCCACCTGTTACTGCCGAGTTCGCTCCTTTGGTGAATGGTTTGTACAACCACGATCCTTCCTACTACCATGCTCTTTACAGTGTGACCCAGGACGGTCCCGTTGGTATTGAGGGTTCGGATATCCCCGGTTACTTCACAGGCATGGGTACGCCTCAGGCTGTGTTCGTATTTGGGGAAACAGGTGTATACGAGGGAGAGGGCGTGAACTATGTTGTCCAAGGCGCCTACATCGATTACGGTTCTCCTGGATTGTCGAAGATACCCGACAGCCCATTGCAGATTAAGAACGTGGTTCAAGGTTCTCCTGCATCTTCGTACAATTACTACGGCATCGATCGCGATGTGGAAAGTAAAGTGGTGCGTAGGCTAAACGGAGGCATCCCAGGTTACACTAACTACGTGGAAGCTACGGCTACCGGTTTTGGTGGTAACGTACAGCAGAACGCTTCTATGTTCCGTTTGCACATCTACCAAGAGATCTTGGCCAATACCACGGAAATCAGAATCCCTAAAAACAACGAGGGGTACTTCGTTTACGCCGTGCGGGAGATTCGTAACCTAGTGGACGGTGGTGTGTATAAGGTAAGCAGCGTAGTGGATAGGGCTGGAAGCGATACTAGCGTTCTGGTCGTGAACCTTGCAAACACCTACACCATAGCCGAGGGAAGCTATATTGAAATCATTGCCGAGATAACTACTTTGGAAACAGAAGCTTCGGGTATAACCACCCAGTCCATCGGCCAAAGCACGGATGACCGTGGTGAGTCTATAGATGCCTACAGAAGCCCCTACCTTTCCGTTTTTGATAGCGCCATCAAGGGAGTGTACAAATCCTACAAGTGTGTGCTTTTGGTGAAGAGCGCCTCAGGGAGCACGTCCGTAACTTTCCCCAACGAGAAAGTGGTAGGACTGGCCACCATGAACTATTTGGATGGTAACTCTAAACCTACGGTTTGGCTGGCCACCAACACTCCTTACACTACAGTACCCGTAGATTCAGTGGAGTACGATTCAGAAGGATACATAACCAGTATCACCGGTACGGCTTTTGCCGACGGACTGATCATCGTGGCTGTCATTCAGGAGATCACAGAATTCCAGAATGCCGCAGGTAACGCCTCGGCCATAGTTACGTACAAATCGAGGGCTCCTCAGACTTTGGGACCACTCCCCTCCACCCTAAGTGTGGAAATGATTGACGGTCCGTCCAGCTTTGTGATTTCTTCGCAGGGTACAGGCGGGGGCATTAGGTCCTCTATGTACAAGAACCCCCTGGAGCAAATACCCGTGGCTGATAACCTGTCGAACCCCTCTTACTTCTTCAACCTATACGGTCTAGAGCTCAACACCTTCCTGGAAGAAGAGGGGTACCTAACAATGCCCTTCCGAGTATCCCGACGTCCTAGCGGGGTACTAACCCTGTCCGAACCCTCTGTGGACCGGTTAGGTAGGTCCTACTATGGGTCAGCTTCTAAGACCATGGTGTTCAAGACTGAAGGTATGATGCTGGGTAATCCACGTAAGCTGATGATCCCGTTCCTGGTCAGAGTTCGCTCTCAAATCACGTCCCCCGCCCTATACGGAGAAGTCCTGATGGCTGTGGTGACTTCGTACGAGAACACCTCCCTTGATAATGAGCTGATAGCTGGACCAGACGGTAACGCTATCATCGCTCTGTACAAGGTTCCGGGAATGCCCCTCATCCGGTAATGAAGGGTTTGGAGATAATAGATGAAATCAAACTTGAATAAGCTTGAAGAACTTGGCAGACTTAGATTCCCCTCGGGAGCTGAGTTTGAGAAGTTCATCGGCGACAGGGCCTCCTACTCTGTTCGCAGAATGTTGGGTAATCTAGCCGACAACTATCCTGACGTGGATACCAGTCGCATAGCTAGTTTGTACCGCACTTTCTGTGAGGAGAGGGAAAGAGCTCTTAAGTCCCTAGGTGATATCGCGGACGACCAGTTCTTTGATAACACACGCCCAGATTATCTGTTCCAGATCCTGGGAGACATGCTGTTCATTAATGAGAAGGCCGGCGGGGTTCAGTACACAGATAAGACTTACAGGGATTTTCTGTTAAAAGTACGCACCGCCTATCTTGGCGGTAGCACCGCAGCCAATATCGATAAGTCCCTTTCGGATATCATAGGTATACCCGTATTCCTGAGGCAGCTGTATCTAGAAGCACGTAGGACAAACTCACCCTACACCATCAAGGATACCCATCGTTTGGTGGCTGATATTTTTCTAACGGACGCTACCAACGAGGAGCTTCAGCACCTATCCGTTATCATTCAGGATCTATACTACTTTACCGCCCTCATTAAGCCTGCCCATGCCCTGTTTGACACGAGGCTGATTTGGGGAGACGATATGCTGCTTACGGGGTGCGACACTAACGGGTTCGCGATGGACCCCAATGGTAACACCTACCGCTACCGCTATACGGACCTACCCAATAAGGTTTACAGCCTTTACAGGCTAGCAGAGGTGCCCGAGGGTTCCGATATCGTAGGAGCCGAGTGGATCCCAGGCGTGGTGGAGTCCGTGGATGGGGACAGTGGGGTTATCACCCTTGTGGGTAGCACTGAGCTAGTCTTTAGCTCCGTTTCTGTTTTCTACAAATACTTCTCCGCAGAGGGAAGCATACATCGTATCGAAGTAGGGGATTTAGCCCCTGGGGCCGAGGTATGGTTTTTTGGTAACGAAGCCCCTGGCAGCTTCAACTTTTATAACACCCCCGACGCTGTACTTGAAAATTGGTACGCTCAGTTCAAACCTTTGGTGATAGAGAGCACTGCTTTCCAAAGCAGCGTGATCCGAGAAAGGGATGAGCAAGGAAACGTCATACAGGACAGCAGCTGTCCGTTCGCCTTACAAATCGGGGAGGACGGGTACCTCTTGATTCCTCTATACGAAGATTTCAGGGACAACTGCGATTACCCCACGCCTAAGATTTACCACCAGATCTTCGTCACACCTGACGTAGGAGAAGGAGCAAGTGGTGACGGTTTTCAGGACATGCCATCTTACGTTCAGATTTCAGAGGACCCCAATGTCTTTCAGATAGAAAGGGTACCCCTCGTTAACAAAGACGGTGATTTGGCTACTCCTGAGGACATCACTCTGTACATCAACAACCGTAGGGTTGAAGACGGCATAGAGAGTGTATCCGCATGGGAAGGGCTCATCACCCTTAACTTCCTTCCACCTGCGGGGTCCGAGGTTCGCTTCGACTACTACTACCACACGGTGTACCCTGTATTGACAGAAGAGAGATTCAGCCGTAACCCAGCGGGCACTCCCGGTGTCCCAGCGGGTACAGGTGGAAACGTACCCGCCGGTTTTAGCGTGGTGCCTGCCAGTAACCCTGTCGTGTATTTCCAGTGGCCCTTTGCCCCGTCGCCCTACCAAGCGGCTGTCGAGGAAAGTGGGGTTCCTATGGGATACGGGGACTTGGACTATGATAGGGATTTGTCCCAAGTGGAAGATGCCGTGTATGCCACACCCGCCACGGATTACTCGTATTTCGGGAACTCCATGTCCTACCAGCTCAATGAGTACCCCCTATTGGATTACACGGGGGATCTTGCCACGGTAAGTGACGTAGCTGTGTACATAGACGGTGTGGAGACCCTGGGTGGCATAGAATTCATCAGACCTCTCCTAGGTCATGTGCAGCTTAACTTTTTACCCCCCGCTGGCTCCGTTGTAACTTTCCAGTATTACTACCAGGCCAAGCGTAGGGACTACCCTTTCATGATGGACTCTGATCAGCATTTGGCAGACATGGTTTATGGAGTGAACTCCTCTTATACCTTGGTAACAGATCCGTCACCATTCTCAGGAGAGAATACCAATTTAAGTCAGTACACTAAGCCCGCCCTTTACGGGTACCGCTACAATGCCTTCGATCTGAGCCAAAGTTCCGTTTGGAACTCTCTGGACACGTTTAAGTTGAATGACTACCAGTTGCCTGCGGTAAAAGGATCTTTTGCAGGAACCATGAGTAAGTTCAACCGCTACCGGGTAACGCAGAGCGGGGAATACCTCTACGACACGGACAAGTATCTAGAATTAAACGATGCCTACATCTTCAACGGATTAACCCCGTTGACCCAGTTGAGGGGTGGCGTACCTCCTTTCTACAGGAGTTTCACCAGTTGGGCTAAGTACGCTTTCCAGAAATACATTGTGCCTACGGATAGTACCACTACAGAAGGAATAGACGGTGCCTTCGATGTATCCGCTTCAGCGGTTATTGACGCCGTCCCTAGTGGGCAGGTAGAGTACGTACCCATCCCCGAGTACTTCGACAAGGGTAGGATTAAGACGCTTGCAGGTACGGTGGAAGCCATTACCGTGGAAGGTGATGAGGACATCGTGCTATCCCCATTCTGTGAGGATAGGGGTTTTGATATCTCCCTGCAGTATAAGGAAGAGTACTACCCCAATAGAGAATTGAGATTGAACGACTACCGTGACTATGTTGAAAGGATGTTTTTCGGATACATAGAAGGTAACCTTGTGGCTACACTAGGGTCGGACACTGTGGAGTCTAGGGATGAGAACTGGTCGGACCAGCAAGTGGGTAGCGAGTTCCAAATCCGCGTTGGGGGGTCCATGCAGGAGTTCGTCATCGCGGAAGTGATCAACAGAAAGACCATCCGTTTGGATCATAATTTCACCGGTGCGTCGGGAACCTACCAGTACGTCATCCCCTCCAAGATATCAGGAAAGTTCATGGCTATACAAGCCTCGGATCTCCTGAAGTCTGTGGATCAGAATTGGCTCAGGCTGCGTAGGGGTACCCTGCTTACAGTTTCCCAAAATGGGAACCAGTACGAATTTACTGTGGTGGAGGTCCTAAACTACAACACGGTAAGAATAGACCGGAGATTCCCCCTTCCGTCGGGAAGGTACGATTATCAGGTCACCACGACTTATCTCCAGCGCTCGGACGTGCTGATGAATAACGTGGTTCGAAGGAAGATCCTAGATGCTAAGAGCATGCTTCCGTTCTACACCGGTTTCTCAGGGCCATCATACAGCCCCTGGTTGATGGAGGTCGCCTTCCCTGATCCCGATCCTGATCCGTACCCACGCAATGACAGTGATTGGTTTTCGGGTAACCCCGGTGAGGGGCCAGCCCCGGGATCTCCTCCCCTTTTGGATTCGGAAATTAACGATCAGGGAAGCAGGAAGCTGCACCTACTGACGGAGTCCGAAGCCGACAAGATGGTTAAGTTCCGTAACTGGGATCAGGACTTGATAGTGGTTAGCATGGGTCTTATCCAGGAACCCTTCCAGGAAGCCATGGATGACAATGCCGATTCCCTGAGGGTCCTTTACTGGAATGTGGCCAACCAGGACTTCGAGGAGTATGCCTTCAGGGGCACCTTGATGATCACGTCTGAAAGCATGGGTATCGTTGCGGCGGGGACCTACCCCAATGCTTTAATCAAGCTGGCGGACTACAACGATACATCGGGTTTGAACGATTCCCAGTACGAATTGAGGAACACAGTGATACGTCAATTGCTACCTGACAACACAATCGACATTATTTCTATCGAGGAATTTGTAAGAATTACACCGTAATTCAAACAAGTCCCAGGATAATCTTCTAATCGCGAGGACCTCTTATGTATAGAGGTCCTCTTGTCTTTGTTCGGCGTGGACTTACGGGGCAACGGATCAGATAACAAATAACTGAAAAGGTAAGGGTTACTCATGAGTCTTATGAAAGAAACTTTACACAGAATTCGCAAGGTAGGCGTCAAACTAGGTTTGGTGCAGCGATTCGAAGAGGCCACCAAAGGCATCAAGGGATTTGTAACAATCCGGGCTTTTGAGAATGGCAAAGAGGTGTACTCTTGGGGTCGCCCCAACGTGATCGTGAACACTGCCTCTATCCTGGTGGCCCGTCTTCTTAAAGACAGTACTGAACCCACCGGTGGCATAACTTTTTTGGCCGTAGGAACAGGGGATCCGTCTTGGGATTTACAAGACCCTCCGGCACCTACCACCAACCAGGTCCAGCTGGAATCCGAATTACTTCGCATACCCGTGACCTCGTCCACGTATATCAATCCTGAAGATGGTACTGAGTCCGTGGACCCTACCAACATCGTCGACTACGCATTCAATTTCCAAGAAAGTGATGCAGTAGGGGCTTTGGTTGAAATGGGTCTGTACGGTGGTGATGCCAGTGTAGGCAAGGATACCGGTACTCTGGTCAATTACAGGACATTCCCTGTTTTGAACAAAACCAATTCCATGGCCTTTACGATCATTATCAGGATCACAACGTAAGTTGGGGTACCGCTCCGTGAGAAGGATACTAAAAAAAGCATCGTCTAAGACTGTAGAGCAAATTGGTCGTTTGGATCTCGATGGTGATGTGTTCACCATCGCGGCCGACGGAGATCTAGCTCTGGGTCTTGTGAACGGTTACAGAGTAGTGGATTCAAACCTCAACGAAGATCCGTTCTCCGAGATCATTCCAGTGATGGCTTCCATCATAACTAAGGCCTTCAGGGACAAGTGGTATGAAGGGATGAAGATTGATTTCTATGACGGTGAATGGGACTCGGCGGGTAAGTACCCTTCCGAGGAATTCAAAAATCGCCTTTTAGAAAAACTCGTTGATGACTTGGGTTCAGACAATCTAACTATCCAGCAGAATAGCCCCGGGGCCGTAATACCGGCGCCAAGAGTCTCCCTCAATCCAAAGGATTTGGTGGGAAACCTGGAGGCATACGGGAATCAGCTGGGTAGCTTAGTAGAATACGCTGAGCATATGTTGGAGAAGACCGAGTCCATAACCCGGGTTCGTCTCGTAGAGAGTATGTGGGGTGTCAAAGACGTGGTTAAGAGTCTTGACGAAGTAAAAAGCAAGATCCCTTACCTGGAAGAAGTTTTCGATAACTTGGGTTTCAATTGCAATATGGGTAAGAAGTCCGTGGGCAGATTGGCCTACAGAATTAAGAGCGGAGCACCCGTAACACCGGACGACCGAAAGTACATACACTCCATTCTTATCCCTGACGTGATGGCATCATTTGATGCCATCAAGGTGGCCTCCACGAAACTCGTAACTGCCCTGGCCCCCTTATACTGCTTAGAAGAGACCTTCCGAGCACTGACGGGTAACCCCGTCCACTGGTCCATCCCCGGAACTCTAATTGAAGATTTTAAGGAAGCCTACGGTTATCTCGTGGGCTTTCTTGCCAGCGTCCCGAACACTGAAATGAATGTTATGGAGCCCCTGGAGCTTCTGCAGGGAAGTATCCTTGCCAAATCCCAGGTAAGCGGGAGAGCATAAATGCCTGATAACTATGGATTAGAGCAACCTAAGGTTTTGCAGACCCAAGATCGTAACTGGGATAGCAACGTACACCTGACCCACCGTCCGGTGCTCACTTCCGAATTGGACATCGATGGGCAGATAACCTCCGATAAGAGTCGGAGCAATAATACCGTGCACCTACCTTCTGGTTTCCTTAGGAAAGGTGCCCTAAAGTATTCTGACAATATTGATTCCCTTTTCAGTTCGGCTGTTAGCGGGGAGATCCTTACCTCTAAGGAACTCACTAACTCCTTCTACCTGGCCTCCGACGGAGAGACCAACACAGCCATGGTTAACGGCTGGCCCATTAACGTATCCGCTACGGGCACCCCCACAGGGGATAACCACAACCTTATCCTTATGGGTGACTATAGCAGCACCTTCACGGAATTTGTATTCCTGGAAGTGTGGCGCGAGTTGGTATCCTACCAGGACACCATTAGGAAATACGGAAACCAGACAGCTTACGCCTCGGTCACAAATGACTTGTACAATGAGGGCATAGGTTTTGAAACTTCCCGCCGTGTCCAAATTAAGTACCGCGTCCGTGTCGAGAAGGGTTACTCCATAGATCTCAACGCGAATCCCGATGGCTTCAACACAAGCGTGTTTGCCCGAGGGGGGGCTGCCTCCGCTTCTACCAAGAATTTTGTAAACATGGGCAGCGCTGGAGATCCCGGCCTGTACCGTGCGGGTAACGGGAGTTCCTCTGACCAGACTACCCTAGGAACCGTTGACGGTTACGTCTACGCCATCCCTATGTTCTTGGTGTCTCGCAGAGTGCGTTCGACAAGCCCCATAACCAGTTTTGATCCTACGGACCCTATGGCCATGTACAACGCCGGTAAGAAGTCGGACGGAAATGCTTTCCGTCCAGACAACCTGTACGCTGACGTGATCTATCCCCAGGATATCATAGACCTTCGCAGGCAAGTGGCTATAAGCGCCATCAATCCTAGGATGCTGGCCGAGAGGACTATTAAGAGTGTGGCTAAGGGTTCCTACAGGGAAACCAAGGGTAAGCTCAGTTTAGCTTCAGGCGGATACGGTGAAGCCCCCGGTGGAAGCAACCTTATAACAGCGGATAAGCTGGACAGCGACAGCTTGGTAAGTACCATGGGTCTTATTAAGAGCGGAGTCCCCCGTAGGTCTTTCTGCAACACTGAAGTGCCCCAGGACAACAATGTGCGGAAAATACCTGTATCGGCATGGGTAGCTGGTTCTTTTACTCTGAGCCTATCAGGGTACCCCATTTCAGGTCAGAGCATCGCGGAACCGTTCTTGGACGATGCCTTTGTTTACTCGGTGTCAGGGTGGAAGGAAGAAGGTGTGGATTACACAATCACTTCTACTTATAACGGCACCTACCACTCCATCGTGGTCACATCCCTTGTGGGTACCCCCTCGGAGGATTGGTACCTTAAATACGACTTGGGTATATCGGCCAACGGATCCTACGGGTTCAGGGACATACCATCAAAAGTTTTGGAACAACGCATAGATACGATAATCAACGCCGAGTACGGTAATCCTGTGGAGCTGTACAATAGGAGCAGCTTCTATTCATACGGGGACCAGATCCGTTTACTGGGTACTGGCGATCAGGACATTGTGAATTTTGGACAAGTGGCTTTCATCGAAGCTACTGTGGAAAGCCCCAACTCTGTTTACTTGGATCTCCCTGGTATGGTTCTCCCCCAGACGGGACAAGCTGTGCTAGGTGTTCGTTCGGTGCGACGCAAAGATTCCACAGGTACTCTGGGTGATTACAAGACCATTAACTTCACAAGGTTAGACCAAAATCTTTTGACCATAGGTGTGGCTGCAGCTCTACCCGGTGAGACTTCCACCGTGGAAGTCTCCCTATACCTGGGTACAAAATCTTTTGAGACTAATAAGGAAGGAAAGGGGGTCGTGAACACAGTGGAGGCCACCTTCTTGGATGTCTCCATCGTATCAGGTACCAAGTATACCTTCTCCTCCGATTCTGTGGCGGTAGGTTACGACATGAAGGCCATTAAAGGCATGTGCTCATTCCTGGAAGGGTCTGTGGACAAGCCCACGTATACCCCATACTTCTTGAGAAAAGAATCAGGGTACACCTATTTCGAGTCCATACCTGCCACGGCGCTACGTACCAACAGGGCCAACTTGCCCATGTACACCGTACCGGTTTTCCCTGATGCCGAAAACAACCCCACGACAGTGACCTGGACCCAAGGCGGCGTGGCATTGACTGGTGAAATGAAAATTGGTGCTTTCCTAGACAGCTGGGCTGACTCCACGGACGGGCTTATCCAATTTGTGTACAACACTCGTGGGTATCAAGGTATGCTCCTGGACACCGGCAAGCAGATGGAGGTTCTATGCGAAGGACCTGCATTGATCAGCTCCAATGGCTCGGGAAGCGCTCAGGACACAATTTTAAATGTTCTGGCGGCTACTGTAGGGTCCGACATGACTGTTAAGATCTACGAGAGCGACGTGGGTCGACTTTTGAACAAGGGTCAAATACAGGAAGGGGACTTTTTCAAGCTGTCCGCTAGCGACACTGCTCGCTACAGAGTTTCTGCGGTTACCACGGGTTCCGATGGTTTAGGAAGTTACACCTTGGTATCCCTTTACGATAACCTAATCTCGGCTGGCTCCCAAGGTTTACATGACGATGTGGTTTTTGTCCGCCCGGACACCTCCGCTGACATGTTCACTAACGTGGTGGGCCGCATGCCGTCTGCCGCAAGCGACGACTATCTGTATGCAGGTGATGCTCTGGTGAGTGGTCTGTCCACTACCTACGCAAGCCCTATCAGTTCAGCTGCGGACGCTATGGCTTCGGACACTAACGGGGTAACCGTTGGAGCCGGTTCCGTATCCCTGAGGGGTATACAGGACATGGTGGCGGAAGTTGTGGATGGCCTAGAGTACACCTCTGAGGGTGCTGCTAAGATCCAGACCATGTACGAAGCTGTTCTCGACGGTGTAGCCTACAAGGTATTTCAATCTTATGTGGTGAAGGAAAGACCCACCGGCAAAGTTTACTTGGCCGTGGTGGCATCGGATACCACTTCCATGGAATCCATACCTAGCACTGACCCCTTCCAGGGCAAGGATGTTGTGGATTTGTTTGAGTTAAACGGAAGGACTCTATTCAAGGCATCGACATGACCATATTGTTTGCGGGACTGACATTCGGTCAGAAGGTTATCATAATAATGGAGATGGCTGCCATGCTAGGCGCCATAGTGTTTCTCCTTTTCCGTATGATATCCAACAAGAAGTTGTCATTCAACGTGGCGAAGGGACAACTGTCCTATTCCCCGGACAACAAGGATCCCGAGACTGTAAAGAGTGTGGCCACAGGTGTGTTCTTCCAGACATTAGAAACCGTGGCAATGATGACCCAGATCAAAACCAAGCTCATTCTGCACGATCAGATGACTTACTTGGAAGAGCGCCTGGTAATCGTCAAGGACACTATTTTGGAAGCCTACCGTTTGTCTTGGAAGGAATCCTTCTCCAGTGGATCGGGGGAGTCTGGCAGCCAGGAATACCTTTTCTACCAAAGCTTGGTGGAACTTATGAAGGAAGACATGAAGAGCAGCGTCCGTGTGTTTTTCCTTCGCAATCATTTTAGCTCCTACGATGACCACCAACTGTCTTCCTACATAGAAGAGAAGAATGAGTTGCTGATGGTTAAGGCCTACCAGTTCCTCAGGGATATGTACCCCGTGGACAAGATGGTAGTTTCGTTCGATTCGATCGTAAAGGGGCTGGACAAGGTCAAGCCCGATCTGGAGCACTGCCTAATGATGGTGTTCAAGAAAGCAGTGGAAATCACAAAAGAAAGACATCAACAAATATCTGATTTGGAATCGGGGCTTCGTAACAAAGTGAAAATTTCTTACGGGGTGGACTTGAGCGAGAGCGGCGTGGAGATTTTTCTGGGCTCTCTAAAGAAGAATGACGGGGGGAGTCGTTAACATGGAAAACTCTGTAAGCAGTACTGTGAACCAATTGAGTGTGGCACCTGGTGATTCGGATCCAGGCAGCAACGTGTATGTGGTAACCTACCTCACCCGTAAACATGGTGATGGGGGTAGAGAGGTATTTTTCGAATACGGACCCCAGATGGATGTCCCTGCCCAAGATTTGAAAGACGGTTCATTTAACGGGATCGGCGACAACCTTAAATGGGCAGAGGTACTGTGGAAGTTCGCCCTAGAGGGAAAGCCCTATTTGGTGCGTATCCCTATGAACAGTCCTCGTAGGGGTATGGCCAATGGTGGGTCCTATGTGACCCCTCCTACCCCATCGGTAACCAAACTTCCCGACGGGTCCGTCCTGTCAGCGGAAGACCTAAAAGCCTTTAGGTCCTACCCGTTCCAAGAGATGGGGTCGCTAAGGGATGCCAAGGAGTTGGGTCGCGATGGATCGATCGTCTTTGTGGACGTGTCTGATAGCAATGGTCAGGATAAGTTGACCGAAGAAATTATCACCCACCTAAGAGCCACGGACAATGTGAAGAACATGTTTGGTTCCATAGGGCCCGAGTTTGTGGATCAGAAGTCTCTCATGTACGCAGGTCCCGGCAGCAATGCCCTGGTTTGGCCCAACGGAAACGTGGACCAGGCCACCTCTCGTAGAATTGCCGATATCCTCAGGGCAGGGGAAAAAGAAGTACCTGAAGGTGCTTCTAAGTTCAAACCCGTAGACAAAGCCCGCAAGGAAGAAAAAGAAGGCGAGCAGAGGTTCTCTAAGGACGACTCCATGGATGCCAACAACGGGATTGACAAGGCACAGGAGTCTGCGGATAAGTTGAAGAACACTTTGAATCAAGTCAAAGATACTGCCAAGTCCATAGGGCTTGTGAAGTCCGCCCACCTGGTAAATAGAGTGGTTTTGAGCTTCACCGAGAAGAAAGCTGGGTTTTCGAGAAAGTAGTCCATAAAGTTAGTTCATTTTTGGACACCCATAGCATATATTACAGGGTCTCTTAAAAATAGAGATCCACCGGAGTTTCAATGGCTAGAGCGTCTGTACCGCACACTTACACCGTGCCCTCTAATTACGATCAGATTAAGAAGGTTCGCGAAGCGGGCAAACTATCTGTAAAGAGTTGCCCGTACCTGAAAGAGAGTACTGTACTCCGCGATTATCAGACTGTAGGCTGTCTTAACATGGCCATTGTCAACAACATGATATTGGCGGACGACCCCGGTCTAGGTAAAACTTTGCAATCCCTCACAGCCTACGGGATTGCGAAAAATGCCAACCCCAAGCTGAAGCTTTTAGTCTTCACAACCAAGTCTTCTAAAATCCAATGGGGTAAAGAGATCGAAAGGTTTCTTGTGGGGATAACATACCACGTCCTTGATAACTCGTACCGGCCCAAGGGGTCCAAGCGTAAGGTAACGGGTAAGGACGCCCGATTGGCACAGTATAATGAGGTCGCACCTGAAGTGGATGTGTTCATCACGGGTTACTATCCCTTGCAGATGGAACCACATCTTTTAGCTCAGTCCATGGGTGAAGACTTGATGATCGTTTTCGACGAAGTCCAGGCCCTTAAGAACCATAAGTCCAAGGCCCATATAGGTGCCGAGATCATGGTGGAGTCCGCTGTCCGTGTATACGGTTTGACGGCTACACCTATCAAGAACCGCCTCCTTGAGTTCTACTACATCTTCAAAATCATTGTTCCTAAGCTATTCACGGGTGTCACCAAGTGGAAAGATGAATTTACCATCCAAGAAATGAAATTCGTCCCTATGAAGGGTGGTAAGCCCCGAATGGTGAAGGAGATTAAGGATTACAAGAACATACCCCTGTTCAAGAGTATTATCGACCCCTATTTCCTGAAAAGGTCTGCGGAGGATGTAGCCAAGGATCTCCCCGGGATCGTTTCCAAAAAAATCGAATTCGCCATGTCACCCGCTCAGGTCAAGCTGTATGCGGACGCATTGGCAGGCATCGTCTACGAAGGTAGGGTGAAGCAGACCTACCTTCAAATGACAGAGAAGATGGAAGCTGCTGAGGAGTCCGGAACGGATCTCCCCCAGAAATTCCGGGACCACTATGAGAAAATAAGTGAAAAATATGAGGAGATCCTTTCGGGGGACTTCTTAAAAAACAACAAGTCCTCCGCCCTGGGCTTTTGCCAGCTCATTGCCAATGGCCCCCAGTGGTTAGACCCAGAGGAAACAGGTACTTCGGCCAAAGAAGAAGCTTTCGCAGACCTGATGGAAGGTGAGTTGTTCGGGTCCAAGGTCATTGTCTTCACACGGTTCAAGAGTGGCATTAGGCGTCTGCAGTCCATAACTGAAAAACTAGGACTGAAGAGCGTAAGGGTTACCGGGGATGAGAACGATAAACAGCGTGCTGCCGCCATGGAGGTATTCCAGGATAAGGAAAGTGACGTGGAGATCATTTACATCACTGAAGCTGGAAGTGCCGCCATCAATTTGCAGACATCGGGTGTATTGGTTTTCTACGATACACCGTGGTCATGGGGCGACTTGGTCCAGATCATAGGACGTGCTCGTCGCATAGGAAGCGACCATGTGAACGTGCTGGTGTACCATTTAGTTTCCTCTGGAACCATAGATGCCAGAGTCTTGGATGTTTTGGTGATGAAAAAGAAGCTGAATGAGAAGGTTCTTGGTGCCCAGGCTACTGGAGCCCTGGTGTTCGACGGCGTACTTGCGGATATTCCGGATGACATGCTGGACGATCGCGGTGAAGTTAATATTCTGTTCGACGAGATTTTTAGTTAAAAAATCCCGTGTATGCCCCTATAATGGGTAGGAGTTTTAGTATGCAGAAATCAAAATCGTTAGGCAGTAATAGTGCTACCCCATGTGTGGTGCACGATCTGGTGATTAAAGGGACCGTGAGTTCACAGGTATTGGAAGTTTTGAAGGGAAAGAAGGCTTTACTAAAAGTATGATTCTGTTTTAAGAGTGGCCCGCAGAGAGGGTATTTTACCCCCTTGATGAGGTTTTTAGTTAAAAAATTGAGTCCGGCCCTTTATATTGGGTAGGAGATTTGAATGCAGATATCAAAAATTGATATTGATGGTAACACCACCGTCCGAAATTGTGTCAAATGTGGGGGTACCGGTAATATCATCGTCCACGACGGAAAGCCCCGACCCACTAAGAACCCGGACAGGACCGTCCGTTTCTCTAGGTCAGTCCTATGTGAGTGCCGTCGTAATGAGTTGGTAGAGAATACCTACCCCGCTCTCCGCAACCCCAGGCTTCCAAAGATATCCAGTGAGTTGGCAGAGAAGTTTGCAGCTCAGTACCCTTTAACCAAAGACTTCTGGTTTGAGGGGTCACTTGACCAATTCCTTATAGCAGTGAAAGCGGCCTTTGTGTACCATCGTAAGAGCAGCAAGTTTATGGGGCATGTAAGTAACGGCCTGGATATAGTTCAGAACTATTACGTGGAGCAACCCAAGGACTCGGAGCGACGCTTTCTGGACCTGGTTAACTTTAGGGACTTGGTGGTTATCATAGCCAACACCCGCGTGAGTAACGTGGCGGTCCCTACCTGTGTAGTGGAATTGATTCAGGGGCGCCAGACCATAGGAAAGGCTACCTGGATTTACACCACCAACGACTTTGATGCATGCATGGAGTACTCCGACAATTTGAAAACTTTACTAGGGGATTTCTCCCACGTAGAGTTGAAGTCGCTGGCAGCGTCCAAACCTAAGATGAAAGGAGTCCTATAGGGTATGTTAGAGAGAGCTTTTCGATCACTCATTGATATCCCTAAGGCTAATAGGCCCACAATAGACAGGGAAGACTTACTGGAGAACTTCCGTTCTTTCCAGCGCTCCCACATACGTTGTGAGCAGGAGTCCTTCAAAAAGATTTACTTCCGGATCAAGGACCATTTTTCCCGCTACGTGGAAGTTCCTAGTTACACCAACCTCCTTGACCATTTCAACGATGAGCCGGGGTGTGAAGATGTCGTGGTCACCCTCAGCCAGATCTTGGCAGAGAAACCCCACATAGGGGGTAACTACAAGGAAGTTCTCAGGGGTATAAAGGAAGACCAAGACAGGGAAGCCCTTAAAGAAGTTCTGACGGAAACCAACGAGATCGCCTTTGTGGGCAGGACCGTGGGTAAAGCAAAAATGAAGGGGGTCGAAGCCGCCCTTGATTATCTTGCCAGCAAATCCCGTGAGATCCGATCCTATAGTCAGGACTTTAAAACGGAAGCACAGATTCTGGAGGGGAAAGAGATTCAGGAAGCCAAAGAGACCTACGAGCATAGGTCCAGGAACCAATTGGATACCATGGGTATCTACACGGGTCTGGATGACATTGATGATGCCCTTGACGGTTTAAAGCATACCGAACTAGCTATCGTGGCAGCGTATACCGCCCAGGGTAAAACCACCTTCAGTTTGAATGTGCTGTATAGGGCTTTGTTCACGGGGTGGGATAGCCTTCTGGTTACTCTGGAAATGACCCTTCCTGAAATGCAGACCATGCTTTACGTTCTACATTCCTCCAACATGGAGGTTTGGCAAGGTACCAAGTATGAGCACCTAGTGGGCAAGATGGAGTACAACGACGCTCTCAACGGTCGTCTTTCTCCTGAGATGAAGGAATTCCATTTCGCCTCTATGGATGATATGGAGGCCAACGATGGGTACGGCCGAGTTCATATCTTCCAGCCCGATAAGAGTGTTACTACCGTGGAGGACATCACGGTAAAGTGCTTGGAAGTGAATTCCGAGCTAAAGACTCAAGGAAGGAAGTTAGAGTTTCTTGTGGTCGATTATATAAGGTTGTTGGGTGTGGAAGCTAAAGTAGCCAACCGAGACCCACGAGAGAACCTAAACAATATCATTAAAGGACTAAAACGTCTCTGTATCTCCTTCAACAACGGTCAAGGGCTGAGATGCTTGTCTCCCCATCAGATCAAGCGTGAAGGTTACGTCAGGGCCTTGGGTAATGGAGGCATATACCTCCTATCCGACCTATCAGATACCTCGGAAATCGAAAAATCCGCAGACGTGGTTATCACGTTGTTCATGGACGACGCCCTTCGCAAGAGTCACATGTTCAAGATCTGCAACCTAAAGGCACGGAGAAACGCCCTCTTCGAACCGTTCGAAGCGTGCGCCAACCTGGCCACAAAGTACATCTATTCGAAGTCGGATATCACAGAAGCTGATCTCCGTAACTTTGGAACAACTGGTCTAGTCTTGGAGGATTAGTAAGTGAAAGACCCCCGGCTAGTAAGGGAACTTGTCGCGGAAAAAGTTCCGCTACAAAATCTGCTGGAGAGTACTGGTAACCATTTGGCCCAGACCATAAAACCTCAGCAGATTAGTTGCCCATTCCATGGGGTGGATACGTCGCGGAGTGCACGCTTCTACCCGGACACCAACTCCATGTACTGCTTTGCATGCAAAAAATCATGGGACCCTATCTCTTTTTGGATGAAGCACCAGGGGATAGGATTCATGGAAGCCGCCAGGCAGCTGTCTTCCCAGTTCGGGGTGGACCTCTCCAAGATAGCAGACGTGAAAGCCTTTAAGCTCGATCAGTTTGAAAAAAGTAAAAAAGGGGTAGACAAAAGAAAGATGGCTTTGTACCTTCTAGAAAGTCGGGTGAGACTTGCCAAATTTGCAGAGGACCCCGACACTTACGCAAAAATTTTATACGTGTTTCTGAGTTCTCGGCATATAGAGGACCAGGATAAGTTTGTAGAGGTTACTATGCCTCTGGCTAGGCGCCTTAGTGCGTCTTTGGATTAGGTGGGTTGTTACGATGGAAGTTATGCAGCAATTTGTAGATGATACGGCTTCGGAAGAAGTTGTACAATCGTTAGTAGAAACGAGAGAGTGGATGAAGTCCAAAAGATTGGAACTCATCGACACCATCGATGCCCTAGATGCCTTTATAGATGAGGCCTGCGAGGCGGGCATATGTGTTATTGACTTGGAGACAGATGGTCTTAATACAGGACCCTTCAATAGGGGTAATGGTTCCCGCGTAGCGAAGATAGCTGGGTTCTGTTTATCCTACCATGAGGGTTACGGGGTCTACGTACCTGTCAATCACCGGTACGGTAGGAATATCCCCATGTCCGTGGTTCTACCACGTATCATGAAGTTGGTCTCAGCCTGTGTTACCTTATACCACAACTTCAAGTTTGATGGTGAGCTCCTTAGGAATGAAGGGGTGGTCATTGAGGATCTTAATAAGTACGAGGACACTCTTCTGGCCCTAGCCGTTATCGTGGCTGATCGCCCTAACAAGGGCTTAAAGGGTGCATCAAAGGACCTCCTAAATCAACCGATGATTGAGTTGTCCTCAATTGTGCCCAACAAGTCTAATATTGACTTTTGCGAATTACACCCCAAGGTGGCTGTGCACTACGCAGCTTCGGATGGCGTGTGTACCATAGGGTTGTGGAACTGGTGTAAAAACCGGATGATGGAGATGGACGCCCAGAAGAACAATGGCATCCACTTCATCTACGATGTGGAGAAGGGGTGTCAGCTTGGCGTCATGGAAATGGAAAGGGCTTTGGTGCATGTGGATGTGGAGCACTACCGCAGGTCCGATGTCATTATTTCTAAGAGGCTTATAGAGCTAGAAGACGAGATCTACGAATCTGCGGGGCAACCTTTCGATATGAACAGTAACAAACAGCTGGGAGAATTGCTGTTTGATAAGCTTAAGATCCCTTACCCGCTGAAGGACAAGAGTAAAACCGGTGGCTACCTGGTGAATGAGGGCGTACTAGATATGATAGCTAGTAAGCACACTCTTCCCGCCATGATTGTAGAACTTCGTAAAATCGAAAAGATTCAAAGCACCTATCTACAAAACCTTCTCAAGAACTACGATGAAAATGAATGTGTAAAGTTTCAGCTTAACCAAACAGCTGCGGACTCTGGGCGCTTCTCCTCTAGGGGGGGTAAGGGGCTTCCCCACGACGGGTATTCCGGGGTTAATGCCCAAAATATCCCTGCAGCTAAAGCAGACGACCCCTGGAAACTTCGTAAGGGTATCAAGGCTCGAAAGGGTTATAAGATTGTAGCTATCGACTATTCCGGTGAAGAACTTCGTATCGTTACGAACTTGTCTAAGGAACCTGTATGGACTAAGGAATTTAACGAAGGTTCGGGGGATATTCACTCCATCACTGCCTCTCTAATGTTTGGCGGTACCCCCGAAGAGATGGCTCTTAAGAAGAATAAGGCCAAGCGGGGCATCGCTAAGGTAGCCAACTTCCTTATTATCTATGGCGGAGGAGCTTCCACTCTTGCAGCAAGTGCGAAGATACCCCTGTATGAAGCCCAACAGCATTTGGACAACTACTTCACCGGATTGGCTAAGCTTTCCGAGTGGATGAAGATCGAACGCATACGTGCCCGTAAGCGTGGCTACTCATTAACGGCCTTTGGTCGTAGAAGACCCCTGGAAGAGTTATACAAGTCAGGCGATCGTGCTCTGATGAGTAAGGCCGATCGCCTAGCAGTAAACGCCGCCGTGCAGGGGACTGGTGCAGACATCATCAAGATAGCCATATACAGGTTGTGGAAATACATCAGGAACCACAACTTGCAGGAAGACGCAAGGATGTTGTTCCCTGTGCATGATGAAATCGTTTTCGAGATCAAGGATGAGAAGCTTGATACTTTGATCCCCATCTTCTCGGAAATCATGAAGATTGATGACTACACTAAAGGCCACCTGAAGTGGGAAGTAGGTTTGGAAGTGGATGCAGAATACGGTCCTAACTTCCTCGTGGAGTACGATTACTTCAAGGATCTTGAAAAAGGGATTACCGCTAGCGTCCGTTTGGGGATGGTAGGGGGAGAAGAACCTGAACACAAACCGGAAAACGTGCAGACACCCGAAACGGCTTCGGCACCCGACCCTGACAGTGTCAAGGAAGAATCAGCTGCAGACGCAGCAAAGGGACAGGAGAACATGGAAGCGGAGAAGATCGAAACTGAAAGACCTGTCTTGGGAGATGTTCCTCCCAGTGGCGAACCCGTAGCTGAAACTCCCGGTGAGTTTTTTAACTACGAAGTTCAGAAGACTGATTCCGTCTCACGCGCTCATGCTGATATGGCTTGGGCAGTGTTAGGAGGTATCGAGCCTTATTGCTGCAAGAACGGTATTAAGAAAAGGATCCGTCTTACAAAGGATAAGAAAGTCGTTTATACTACGGATAAAGCTTACTCCGTGGAAGGCTTTCTTGCTCTAGCTTACAACTATTCCATTTAATAACCAGGGGAGCTCTTTCACATGAAAGTTGCGTTTAATGTCAAGGACTTTGTCGAAAAGAACGACAAAGAGGTTAGGAAAATTTTGGCTTTTGTGGTAAGGAGGGTAGACCCCGACTTGCTCGAAGACCTTGCTCAGAATTTTTATCTGGTCATGATCAGGAATAAGATTTTGGATAAGTTCGACAAGGAAATCACAAGCCATGTAGGGCACTTTTTTGCCAGGTTTATCTACAAGGCCATAGAGAACTCAGTGTACGGGTACATGGGTGATCGTAGGCTGGTAGGTGATGCGAGATGGTGCACCGTCATGCTGAGTCATGAAAATAACGAAGTGCTGGATATCTTTGAAGTCCTCAACCCCCAAGCCGCCGAAAACGGACTGAGGGGGAACCATAAGTACCAAGGTACTGTGGTGGATGGAAGGTACAACCACTCCGCAATACGAAACGAATTCCATGAAGAAAACTTCATGGCCATGTTCGAAGCTTTCGAAAAAGAGATCAAGGGAAGCTCAGAGTTGTCCGACAGAACCAGGGAGCTGTACCACAGGTACCTCATGAGTTCTAAGGCTGGCGTGCGTCCCTACAATTTTTCACAAGAAGAAAAAATAACCCCCACCTATGTCACCAATATCCGACACGCCCTCCGTGAGCGCTTTAGGGAATTCCGGGAAAGGTACGAAGAGGGTGGAGGTCTAGAAACTTGCAACTAGACTACCAGCAGACCCTACAGAGGCTACAGGAGCTTAAGGTCATGCTCGATTCCGGGACGGGAAACCGTTCCGCTGTATCCCAGGAATTCATGCGTCTAAAACGTGGTCTTCCCCGCTTTAAAGAGCATAAGGAAGCGAAGGGTATCAAGAAATGAGATCCGAAAACCTTCAAGATGTCATACGGCGGCTGGAGGCCATCGATGAGAACTGTGTCGACGTAGTAATAGATCTGCGTAGGGTGAAGTTCCATTCGGATGACGAGGAAATGTACTTGCATGATGAGGCTACCAACGAACGGTATATGTTCAAGGCCAGCCCAGATAAGCCCATGGACCCCGTAAGGACTCAGGCCCAGAGACAGTTCTGCAAGATTGTGGGAGTGCCATTTCCTTTTTTCGCCAGTAATCGACCCAACGTGCGTAACCAGATGGTTGGCCAGTGGCTAGCATCCTATGCCCCCAAAGAGGGGGACGAGACCCTGGTGATGCTTCGCATCCGTGAGGGTGCCCCCACTAAGGCCATACGGGCGGTGCTTCCCATAAATTATGCTGTGCTACCTCTGCATGAGATAGTCTCATCCCTGGCGGTGTTTCCCGAGGAAGTCACCATAGATGTGGATGAGGATGCCTGTACAGGTATGGAGAGGGATTGCCTGACCACTCATGTCAGGATCATTTACAATAAGGAGTTGGACGGAGAGTACACCGTGGGTGTGGCTATCACTGCCAGCGAAGTCGGAGCATCTGACTTGATAATCGACTCATTCCTCTACCATGCAGAGTCGAAGACCTACGCGGTCGCTCAGTATGGCGGCCAACCCTTTGCCAAGATCCAATACGCAAGGGTACAACCCACTGAGGTTCAGGAGATGCTGAATTCCATCCCTTCAAGAGTCCACGAGGATGCGGTAAGGTACCTAGATAGCCTGACCGACTCCGAAGGATCCTTCCCCGGTTTGGAAAGATCATGCATGCTTCTTTCAAAAATCAAGGGCGCTCCCAGTAAATTAAAACGATCCATCCTGTTGGAAGCTCAGGATGCCGGTGATGATATGGGGACATCCAAGGATTTTGTACGTCATGCTGGGCGGGTAGCTAAGGACTTCGACGCTCCCAACAGGCTCAAAGTGGAAAGGGTCATAGGATCCTTCGCGGGGCTTAAGTATGAAAAGCAATGACAGGGGTCCTTATGTCCGTAAAACTGACTCGCGCCGAGAAGGCCAGTGACCGTTTCCAAGAAGTTTTCAAGAAAGAAGTAGGCAGTGGGAACAATCCCCGGGCAGCCCTTAGGAAAGCCCGGAGGAAACTATCTGCTGAAAAAGGATACCCAAACAGGAGAAAGTAGATGAAAATCAGCCAGCTCATACAGAGCCCCCAAAATATCCGTAAGGAATACCCGCCGGAGCTCATCGAAGATCTAGCGGACTCCATAACCCTGGACGGTCTATTGAGCAAGTTGCTGCTCAGACCCAAGGGTGATAAATACGAAGTGCTGGCAGGTTGGCGTAGGAAACTCGCTATCGAGAGCATAACCGGACCGGACACAGAATTGGAAGACAGTTGGTACATCCTGAAGGATGTCAACAACAAGGATGCTCTGCGTCTGTCCATCACGGAAAACGTGCAGCGCCTTAGCCTCAGTTCTATGGAGCTATCCTCGGCCGCTGTGGCCCTTAAGGAGGAAGACCCTTCGATGAGTGCCAAGGAATTGGCAAAGATTCTATGGACCACGGAATCCCGTGCCAAACGCCTTTTGAAGATGGATGATTTCCTAGAAAATTTACCAGCCAGCGCCCTTCAGAACTTGTGCACCCCCGACGAGCTCGATCCCGCCTTCACTGATCTCCATGTGGAAGCCCTCAACAAAGCCGGAGCTTTCTCCATGGGGGACGAAGTGGTGCGTGACGTATGTGATATGATTATCGCTAACGAGTTGCCCGCTTCCAAGGTGGCGTCGGCTGTGGATCGCCTTGCCCCCAAGGGGGAGATCTCTCCTACGAACGATCCGGTCAAAGGCGAGGATGGTCCCCAGGACAGCTCCGCCATGAAAGACAAGTTCAGCGGACGTCTGAAGTTGGAAGGTGACCAACTAATCATCGAATCTAAACGCGAGATTCAACCGGTGGACTTGGAGTACTACAAGGAGTACTTGAAGAACCCCGACCAGTTTGCCGTCTATGTCAGCGCTACCGTCAACATCAAACCTATTGGTGAAAACCCATAGCATGGCAACAGGGTACAGCAAGATCCAGGATATGTGTGGGGGTTTGAATTCGAGAACCCCCCATGAAGTCCTTAAGGGTCGTTGCGTACTTTTTGTTCATTTGGACCAGAGGGTACCCCATTGGGAGTCCTCCTGGTCTTCTTTTTTGACTGAAGCCAGGATGTCAGGTTTGCAGCTAGCCACTGATGTGGCCTATTTGGGGGTTACAGGTGATTTACCGGTCCCACAGGGTACCTTTATATTCCTAAACCTATTCGCAGCTCCTGGGGGCTCTGGTGGGCCTACATTGGGCCCCAAGGGTGTAATGCTGAGGGCAGATGAATTCTCCCACATTTTTAAGAGGGTTGTGGGTTATGTGGACATCCCCACCTACGGACCAGGGTTTTTTGATTTCAAGGGTCATCTCCAAACTTTAAGGAGTGCTGACCAGGTAAGTGGAGAGGGTTGGTTGTGGTCATCCAGCACTTACTTGAGGTTTAACCCGTGCGTGTCGTAATCATAAGCCATAACCAGGCGGCGCTACTAAGCGAGATGGTGTATTCCCTTAGAGCTCAGCTAAGTTTCCCAAGGCTATTTGTACTGGATAGGTGTACTGACGGATCCTCGGACCTACTGGACAGTTTGGGGGAAGAGTACATCATTAAAGACGATGGTGACGGTTGGGAGGCAGGTAGAGTAAGGAACGTGGGTCTTTCCCATGTGGGGTACACCAGCCCCGTACTTATGCTGGACGGGGACAGAGTACCGTCGGGTCTTAGCGATAGTTTGCTAGAAGAGGCTTCCCGTAAGTACGACATCACCCTGCTGGGGGTTTCCCGCGATCACCGAAAATTTTTCAAGGACTTCGACTTCTCCCCCAACGATAAATGGGGGTCCTGTAAGAATGGAGTATACACTGCTGGGTTTTTAATAAGCTCTAGTGCCTTAAACACCATAACCGCGTACAACGGCGGCTTTCTGTTTAATCCTTGCTTCGATGGTTTGTGGGGTTATGAGGATATGTCGTTAGGAGACGTAGGCGCCCATTTGGGTTTAACTTGCGGCACATTTCCCAGGTACGCCTGGGTCAGGGGTACCTTTGACACCCAAGTCACTAAGGATCACGACGCTACCCAACACGGTAAGAGGGAAATACTGGCCTCTAAGATGAGATCTGAGGGTAAATCAGGAAGTTTGCTTAGATGGGGTTAAAAAAGTCGGGAACTGTAGTATATTTTCAATAAGTGTGTTATGAGGAATGTTGTCCACCTAAAAGATGTTATGAGGACATGTTTCCGGTAAATACGGAGTTATGCTAATGAAAATAGCGACTTGACAATATGTCAGATATGATATATACTTAACTCATGAGTCCAGACCATAAACCATTAGCGTGGATGATCGGCGTTCCAAAGTCACCGCCTTTTTCAATGGCTGCCAGAATTGAGACTGGGTATTTGATTCGTCTAATTCAGTCGGGGATAATGCTTTCAATGCCGCATAGCAGACCAATGCCATCCGTTGGTAAAAGAGTTCACGAGCTTCGTATAAATGACGAGAAAGTAACGTGGAGATTCTTTTATCGAATTGATACTGATTGCATTGTAATGATTCATTGGGAAGAGAAAAAGTCAGAAAAGACGACGAAGGCAACTATTGAGCTTTGTAAGGCTCGTTTGGCATCTTATGATGCATGAGGTGTGATATGTTGAAATCCAAAAAAGAACGAATTGCTGCCAAGGGTTGGAAAATTGGTGACGTCGATGAGTTTCTGGACTTGGACAGAGCTGACATGGCGATAATTGATATGAAATTGGCGCTGGCCAAAGCTATTCAAGATACACGCAAGGACAAGAACGTAACACAAGTTGCATTAGCAAAATTGATCAAGTCTAGTCAATCGCGCGTTGCAAAAATTGAAAAGGCTGATCCTTCCGTATCAATTGAATTGATGATTCGTTCCTTGATCTCATTGGGTGGCACCAAAAAACAACTTGCAAAGATTTTGGTTAGTTAATCAGAGTTAGGCCATATTTAGTGGTTGAATAAAATCCCGGTGCATGAATAGTAACCCATAGCATAACAAACGTTGTAGCTGGCAGCGCAGGTGATTCATCGGTCGACGCTCCAGGCGGCAATTCGCATTCGCATTTCGCTTCGCGAAACGCCACTCCAACTGGCAGTAGGACTGCCAGTAAGTCGTTCGAAGCTCATTGCACGATTTCCTGGTTTAGGAAACTACATTTCAGACATGAACCAGAAAATCGTAACGCCTGGGCTTTCTCCCAGTGGCTCGCATTTGCGCCGCAGCTAAACTGGACGTTAGACGGACAAATACAAAATGGAAAAGGACAAACTTATGGATGAGCGAGAAGAAGCCCCCAAGACACTAATAAATCTAACAGAGTCAGGATCTCTTTTTT